GTAAAGAATATTATACATCTATAGGAGAAAATAAAGTATTAGATTCTTTAAAGAATACTTTTTCTAGTATTAAAAAAGAAAGTGATAAATTAATACAGAAAATGAAACAACATAGAGAATCTAAGAAGATGTATAAATTATTTGCAAAAGAAGTATGCGATAAGCATAATAGATTACAACGTAATATGAAAATTGGTAACTGGTCAGCTGTTGGAGGATTTTTGGCTTATATGGCAACAGAAGGTGTTTGGGATTCTTTTGATATGGCCAGAGATAGTGTTAGACAAGATATAGGTGTAGAATTACCAAGTAATAGACCTGATAAAATGACAGCTATGATTATTACAGCAGCGTCATCTGCTTTATTTGCTTTAGGTGCTTATTTAGCATTACCTAAAAATAAAGAAACAGATGAAGGTTTAGATATGATATACGAATATTATGATACTGAATTAACTAAAGCTATTGAAGATAGACAAGAAGCTAAAAAGAATGGTAATTTAAAAGACGTTAAAGCTCTTACTAATAAAGTACAATTCTTAAGAGATATTAATGATAGAATAGCTAGAGAAATTGAAAGAAGAAAGGAGGCTGGACAACTTGGGTAGACTGAATAATATAGACAATCAATTTAAATCTATAGTACAAAATGATACTATAGGATTTAAAGCTATTAAACCTGCTAAAGGAGAAAGATATAGTTTTAAAGCATTATGTGAAGCAGCTTATGCTGTACATACATCACATATATCAAATGATAACCTTGCACATAAAGAAGCTTTAAAAGAAATAGTATTAACAGCATATAAAGAAAATACAGTAGACGACAAAATAAAATTAACAGAAACTACTATAGAGAAGAAAATAAAAGCTGGTGCTGCTGGTGCAGTATTAAATTTCTTCACGAATTTTACAAAAATACTTAAAGCTGCTTGGAAACATTTGAAACTCTTCGTAATGAGCTTTTTTGATGTAGGTTCTAAAGTACAACTAATACAGAAAAAAATGGAAAATTTTGAAAAGAGATTAAAAACAGATGATCAAGATTTTAAAACTTTTTTAAGAACAAGATATGAAGATGTCGATGGTATAGTTATAATGAAAAAAGGTACATATGTAACTACAATAAAAGATTTAACTAATACTGCTGATGAAATAACTGAAAGCTTTAATACTATACATGAAAAAATACAAAGATCATTTGGTAAAAAAGTATTAGCTAAAATTACAAGAGATAATACTAAATATAATTATGAAAAGAGCAGTATAAATACAGATAACGCTTCTAAGAAGATATCTGATCTAAAGAATACTGTATTATTTAATAAAAAAGAAAAGGCTAAAGGAACAGGAGAAACTTTCTTTAAAATTTTTAAAGAATCTGGTAAAGCTTTATGGTATGTTTATAATACACCACCAGGTGCATCTACAAATATATTAGATATTATGAAGAAAACTAAAGAAAGAGCTAAAGATGATGTTATAGATAAATTAATAGATGAGGCTAAAGATAACTTTTTGAAACATAATGGATTCCAAAATAAAGAAACAATAGACGGATTAACTACTGCTATAAGAAAAGCTAACTCTTTATTAATTGAAATCAATGGTGTATCTAAAATTAAAATGGGTGAAATTATTCAAGTAGGTATTACTTCAATGAAATTGATCAAAAAACATGCTAAATTAGATAAAATAGATTTCACTACAATAAAAACAGAAAATGAGCTTAATATTAATTTACAGACTGATGCTAAATCTTTAGTAGGTAAAGCTGTCGGTGCAATGGTAAATAAAAAGAATAAAAAAGAAGAATTTTAAGGAGGTTTAGAAATGTCTATTTTGAATGATATAGTGAATAAGTATGGAGTCGGAGAGTCTGTAGGGATAAAACTTAAAAAAGAAAAAAAGAATCCTTATGTAGCAGCATGTGAAAATAAGCTATTATATATATACGGAGAAAATAATGCCTTTAAAGATGGTATTAATGATATTATTAATTTTAAATATAAAGGTATTGGAGAAAAATTTTCTTTTGGTGTACCTGATTGGGAAATTTCAAATGCTTATTTCACAAGAAGACAAGTTCGTGGACAATTTGACAATAAATATGGACAACCTAAAACATCAGAAGACAGAGATGTATACGGAGATGGTGCAGTTACAGTTATTTATGATGACGATGACATAGTAAAGACAATGATATCTACAAAAGGATCATTTAGAGGTAAATGGTTTACAGATAGATATAATATTTCAATAGGAGAGTCTAAAGAAGACTTTCTAAGAAAAGCTGGTCAATGGTTCTATGAAAAAGGAGATTATTATTTAGATAAGAGCAGAAATTGTAAAATATACTTTAAAGATAATAAAATATCTAAAATAGTAGTAGAATTTAATAAAGAACAATATTTAAAAGAAAAGCAAGAAAGATTAGAAAGAATGGATAGAGTTGCTGATGCAGTAGATACAATGTACGAAAGAAGAGAAAGAAGAAATTATCAACAACAACAATTAGATGCACTTAATAGAATTGCTAACAAATAAAAATACGTGTAAATATAAGAGCCCCCAATGGGGGGCTCATTATTTTAACGTTTAATTTTAACATCTAGTATTTCATTTATTGCACTTTTAAGGTTAGCATTTTCAGCTGATACCTTCATTCCATATTCATTTACTGTATCTGTATATATGTTAGAATGATTAGGTCTTGATTTCTCTTTTTTAAGTTTTATACCAACTGATTCTCCTACACCGTATTTTTTTACTATATCATTTAAATTCGACATAATTACCTCCTATTAAGGAACTCTACTATCTTTGAGCTCCGAATTTTATCATACTTTGTAGTTCTTTTTCGTATTTAGATATTTCATTTTCTAAATCTTTAAATTGAACGTCTCTAAACATTGGATAAGGACCGTGTGAATAAGACATTATTTCAGTATCTTCATCTGCTATAGCAATACTTATAATAGGTAGTCTTTTCATAAGTTGTCTATAAGTATCTTTATTCTTTATATCCATTCCTCTATGTTTTAAATCATGATAAGCTTGGTTAGATATTACTAAATGGAATAAAGGTGTTTTAATTCTTTCTACTTTATTTATAATATCAGCAAATTTATTAGATGATAATACTTGTCTCTCTTTAGAAGTACCTTCTTTTTTAACAAATGCTACAGAGTTCTTTAATGATTTTTCAGTATTCTTTTCTGCAGGAGTCACTTTAACAGATCCAAAATACTTTTCATTCATTTCTAATATTGTTTTTACTACATCTTCATAAGGAAGTTTTCTACTACTAACATCAACTGTTAAAGAAGATTTCTTACTCATAGTTTTTCTAGAGAAAGATGTTACATCATTAATATCTTTATAAAGTATTTCTACTTGTATTGTTGATTTAGGAGCATGTTTATTATCATTAATAAATTCTCCTGCTTCTCCTGAAGACACTAAGTTCTGTATATTGAATATTAAAGAAGCAGCTTCTGCATTTCTAGAGAATACTTTAGTCATACAATCCATTACAGGATGATATGATTGACTAAATGAAGATAATATTTCTTCAGAATCATCTTTAATATTTTTACCAGATCTATCTGTTTTATTCATATTAGTGAATGTATTTCTTAAAGATGATTTTGCACGAGACATTAAGTTACCACCATCTGTTTGTGCTATAGATGATTCTAATGCTTGTTTAATTTGTATAGCAGCAGATGTTTCTAAATATTTAGCATAAGAATTAATTACATCTTTAGATATATCGTCAGTAGCTACTAAAGGTTGTTGAATATTTAATGCAGAACCGAATTGTTTTTCTACTTTATTATTTTTACTAGTTATCCATATATTGAATGGTACTGCCATTAATGTATGTAATAATGCTAATCCCGCACCTACTCCTCCAATACCAGCTAATATCGCTCCACCTTTTTGCCAATTTACTGGCATTTTATAAAGTTTATTTTGATCACTAGTGAATTTTCTTGCTTCAGGAGAATCGGTACCACCAGCTTCACCATAAGCAAAGAAACCTTCTCCAGATGGCATTTCAGCTACTGGTACTAATCCGTCTTTCTTCTCAGTAGGATTATAAACAAGATCATTTTCTTCATTCTTTAAAGCATCTTTAACTTCTTCATATTTATCTTCTACTGTTTTACCTATAGCAGGATTTAATTCTTTTAATTCAGCTATATCTTTTTCATTATCTTTAGCTATCTTTTCAGCAGGACATTCTACTAAATCTTTAGCTTTAACAGAATCGTTAACAGTCATTAATGATAAAATGCTATTAGCTACAGAATCTTGATAATGATCATTTAATTCTTTATCAGATTTATCTAAAACATTTGAAACAGTTTTAAGATCTTTCATAATTAGATCTTTTCTATCTTGTAAATGTGCTACTCCTGCAAAATCAGTAGGTTCCACACTTTCTGCAAATGTCGCAAAATCTAATATATTATCTTTTATCTTTACTATTCTTTCGGATAAAGCTTGGACAGGACCTCTAAGATCATCCATAGACTCACTTAAAGCAGATAACTTCATAGCTTTAACATAGTCATTTCGTATTTCTTTTATAGATTTATATTCCTTAAATTCTCTTGTACTAACTTCTTCTTTTGGTGTAACGACACTTTCTCCAAAAGCTGTTCGATTCATTATTTCGTTTAAATTCATATTTTCTCCTCTTCCCATAGCTTTATGAAATGTTGTTTTTAAAGTGTCCACATATTCATAAGCTTGGTATTCTTCAGGAGTTGGTCTTGATGGATTATTTCCTTTATTAACATATCCATAATACTCAGCTGATATATTTCCGTCACCGTCTACTACTAAACGATTAAATGCTGACAATACTGCATACATATTATCTTTTTTTATTTCTTTAGATGATTGTTTAAGACAAGCTGTATCTACTTTTGTTAATAGTCTTTTTGCGTCATACTGTAATTCTGCATGGAACTCTAATTGAGGTCTCGTTAAATAATCTCTATCATTTCCTAATGCATATTGTATAATAACATCTTCTTCAGGGTCGTCAGTATAATGAAATATTTCAGCAACTTCTAATACTCTTCCATAAACACTATCTTTTTTATCAACAACAGCAGTTTCTTTTAATTTTGTTGAGTTATTATTTTCATTTTTGATAGGTTTACTTTTCATAAACTCACTATATGCTTTTTGTGGCATAAAATTTTCTCCTTTCATTGAAATATTTTTATATTTAGATATTCTTATATTTCTAGTTGAATCTATCTGTACTTCATCTGGATTATTTTTATCTTGTCTTAAAATAGTTGGAAAGACAACGACTATTCCGTTCTCTTCTATTCTTAGAGATTCAATCCCACTATATTTATGAGTAAATCGTTCGTCAAAGAAATCTTCTTTTATTTCTTTTTCGATAATAGATTTACAATAATTATCCAAAGAGTCCAATTCTTTTTCGTTAGATAATTTATTGAATATAGATTCTTGTAATTCATTTATTTCTTGATTACCACTTTTATCTCTTATCAATATTTGTATATCTTCGCCTTTATATTTTATATTACGCTCTACAAACTGATTAACATCGAATTTTAAAAATTCTCCGTGAGCTTTTCTTTCTGACATTTATTTCCCTCCTTTAAATTTAGATATAGGAATCATATGATCGATTTCTTCAAAATAATAGTCTAAAGGAGTCTCTTTATTAGTATAATATCCAGAAGTATCTACAAATATCATACCATCTTGTCTTATTTGAAAAAAATGTATAAATTTGAATTTTGTATTATATTCCCCGTCGTCTGATTCTGTTGAAGATTTAGATCTAGCATAGTCATTCAATTCTTTTCTGACTTTAGGATCTTTAAGTTGTTCGAAAATCTTTTTTTGTAGTTCATTGGGTTCTTTTTGATTTCTACTTAAAGTAAATTCGACTTCTAAACTTTCTCCATTTTCAATATCTAAATCCCACGTTACAGTATTTTTGTTTCCTATCTTCATAAATTCACCTTGAGGTTTCTTCTCTTCATAACTTGTGATTTCTACATCATATCCGATTTCATCATATGTAGGTTTTTGATCTGGATTAGATTTACTAGTAAACCATCCATAAGCAGTACCACTTATTACTCCATCAGGTGTAACTTCAAAAGATGTTATTCTGTCATACTTTATAGTATAATCGTCCTCGTCAAGTCCACCTTTTTTCATAAGTTGTTTTTTCGCTTCTTTGTTTACTTTAGCTCTCTCTTTTGGATCTTTTAAATCTTCTAGAATACTTTTTTGTAGATCATTTATTTCTGTTTCCCCTTTAGGGAAATATAAGAATATGCTAATATTACTCCCATCCACATCATCAATATCTTCTTGTTGAAATTTAGGTTTACCAGGTTTCATAAATTCACCAAATCCTGATCTATATATTATCTTATCTAATTTAGCTTTTTCTCCAATAGGTTTAATAGACACATTATATTTACTAAGATTTACCATTTCTCCTAGACCAGATCTATTTAATATATTTGATAGAATAAAGGATTCTGATAATCTTGTTTGATTTATTCCTATATCTTTAAGACTAACAGATTTAGTGAAACCTTGGAAAATCTCATCAGCATAAAAACCGAATTCAAGATCAGCTTTTTTTGTTTTTTCGTCATAGAAGAATCTTATTGTACTTGGATCTTCACAATTCTTAAGAATATGTGCCCTAAAATCATCTAAGTCACCATCTTCGTTAATATCCCAATAATTGTTAGCTAAGAAATGAAAGTAATCTTCTCCTTCATCTTTAATTACGTCAAGATAACTATCCCAATCATTCTTAAAAAATTTTTTGAATTCTTGAGAATTAAATATTCTTTTCGCTAATGCTATTATTTCAGATTCTTTCGATACTATTAGTTTAGCCATCTCTGAAGGACGAGGTTCATTTTCACTTTTAGGTTTGATGATAACACTAATGAATTTTGTATCTTTAGTTTCGTTATCTAATCTATATTCACCATACTGATTTAACTTATATTTTTCTTTTTCTGGTTTAGGACCTTCCTTTTTAAGTCTCTGTTGTTCTAATGTTTGTTTTCTTTTTAATGTAAGAGGTGTTCTTCCTTGATGTGTTCTTTGGTATTCTTGTAATTCTTTAACAGTCATACCCCAAGTTTTCATTGTATGTTTTTCATTCACATCGTCAAACTTCTGCTTCAGTTTCATGAACTCGCCAAATCCATGTTTATTTATTATATCATTTAACATAAATACTTCACCACTCGCTTCTTGATCATCTTCCCATTCATCTTCTAAATCATCCATAAAAGCATCGAATTCATCGTCACCAAATGCATTAGCTTTATGATAAAAGTTACCTGATTTTATTTGACCTAAAACAGTTTGAATTCCTTCTTTTATTTTATCTTTAGCTTCTTGAGAAGAGTTTGTTCCTAAATAAAGTTCCCCAAATTTTTTAATAGCATCATCACTTAATCCTGCTACTTTTTGTTTAAATGTTTTCTTTTCTTGAGGACTCATTTTTCTTTTTTTGTGTTCTTGTTTTATCATTTTAATTTCATCATTAACAACGGTGAATAGTTGTTGTTCTGATAACCACTCTAAGAATACTCCCTTCACTGAGTGCCCACTATTTTTAATCCATTGAACTACATTGTTCTTTGGTTTTGCTTTTTCAGTGGTACCCTCGGGGATATCACGTAAACTTTTTTTAGCGGTTTTTTTATTATCAAATAAAGGCATTTTAAACCTCCAATCTTTTCAATATGAATAATAAGAACCTCCCATTACGGGAGGACTTATATTATTTAAATAAATTATTAAAGATGATCTATTGATTCAACAGGTGTTCCTGAATGTCTAGCCATAGCCGCTTCAGCACTTTCTTCAGCTCTTCCAGATGCTGATTCTGCAGTTACTGTAGTACCAGTAGTTACAGGAGCAGGCGATTCTTCTTCTGGTGGTAACCCAGATCCTCTTAGAGATCTTCTAGTTCTCACTGCACCTCCAGATGCTTCTGTTCCAGAGGTAGATCCAGGTTGTGATGACGCACCGCTCTCAGTCGATGCTTGCGGACCAGCTATCCTGGTGATCTTCTTAGGCATTTCTCCAGTAGGATCTAACCCATAAGGTGCTAAATCTGATGCGTCTACAACAGTAAATCCTGACCTAATGATTATTGCTACCTTTTTATCCTCTATCTCTCTAGCATATACTGGAGACATACAGTTTAATTCAGGGATATGTTTTCTTGTATCAAGAATAGAAACTTTTATCTTTGCCATTCTTATTCACCTCCATTACGTTTGTTTTCTTTATCTTTTTTGTTAGTTGAAGGTTTATTTTTGTTCTCAACTATATCTTTCTTCGTTTTTCCAGCATTCTCAACAGGTTTTTCTTCAAATTTAACTTCTTCACCTTCTAAATTAATTTTTTCAGGTTCTTCTGCTGGTTTAACTTCATTAACTGTATTCAAAACCACTGGAGAACTTATAATCTCTACTGGATTTTTATGTTCTACAACTTCTTCTGGTTCCACATGTGGAGCCACAGGAGAAAGACTATTTAATTCTGCTTGAAATTGTATTTCATTTATATTCACTGGTGTAGATACTTCATCTTCAGCCTTTGGTCTAATAAATGTATTAAATTTATCCATATCTAATACTGTAGATTGATTCATTCCAAATCTATATTCTACCGTATGACCTTGAACTATTAATCTTTCTACTTCGGGTATAGTTCTTAATTTTGCTTCTACATCTGGATACATTATATTTAATAAAGTATCGTATGTGGAAGACGATACATATGTTAATACTTCTACTGCCATAATTACTTCCTTTCTAATAAAATCTATTTATACCCACTCTTGTATATAGCTCTTGATATATTCTATCAATAACTGCTAAAAGAAGTGGTGTATATAACATGTATTCCATAGTTACTTCTTCTAAATATAATTCTTCTAATACCTCTAATACTTTTTGACCAGTATCTATTTGATTGTTATACCACATTTCTAAAATTTGTCTTATTTCTTGTGGTGGTTCAAATGATACAGGTTTTTTATCGTCATTAGGTACTATATCGTAGATCTCATATTCATCCATACTATTCATATAAGTATTGATTTTATGATATGGATCATCTTGTTTTTGAGAATAATATTTATACTTATATAATTCTACACTATTTAATGCTTGATCACCTTTTCTATTTATAAATTTTCTGAATGGATGAGTTTTCCATTTAACAATAGTCATTTTATCTTCTATAGCTTCATTAGATAACATAAGATCATTTGTCTCATATATCTTTAAAGGAAAAAATTCCATTTGAAAATAATATAGTAAAGGAGAATATAAATACAATTTATCTTTTGTTTCTACTCTTAACATATTAGTGTAATCATCGTAAAAGTAACTCATGTAGATTTCATTTATTTCTTCTCTTTTTTCTATAATCTTTTGTAATTCTATATAAGTAGATTCTTCTAAAAACGGACTATATTGTGTACCTAAATTTTCTTGAACAAATTTAAATTCTTGAGAAATTAATTTTCTCCTTTTCATATGTTCGTATGTCCAAGGCTGTTCAGGACAATTATCGTCTTTCATATAATCTACTTTAATAAATGTTTTATTATGTAATGTAACGTAATCTAAATTGGTTACAGCATAGAATATTTGATGATTTTCTAATTTTAAAGTTAATCTATCTCCCATTACAGGAGTGATTGTATTAGGAAGATGGAGAAAACTTAAAATGTCAGTATTTAATTTAACATCTTCTTTCTCATTCTTGTCTAACGTTGTATTCTTTTCATCAACATATCCGTAACCTATATAATCTTTAATTAATTTATATTTAGTAGCACCACTATAAGGACCATGTGTAGATTTATCTCCTACACCTGTAACTGATGCTAAATTATCATATGAATAATAATTCATTATAATTGGTGTAGCACCATCTATAAATCTAGTAAGTGAGCCATCTAATATCTTTTCTGTATTTTTTATCATACTATGTACAGATGTTGGTATAGATGAATAATCTCTACCATTAATATTTTTTATTTCCATAGCTCACCTCTTATATTATTTATATCATCTTGTATATATCCTGTGACTAATACTAAATCAGCAAATCTAGTAATAGCATAATTCACCATTTTATTTATACAATCATTTAGTACTGCATGAATTTTCAATTCATACTTTAAAAAATTCTCAATACCTGTTTCTTCTTTAAAGTAATTTTTACCTACACTAGTAGAATCAATTTTATGCTTATTTAATTTTAATTTCTCTACATGTGATGTCAATAGATCTAACATAATAATAATTTTTTCTAAATTACGTTTACCTATTTCACATACATTATAAGAAAGATCAATAGCATCTAACCAATCTTTTTTGTTGTATATAAAGACTTCTTCATAGTTAACATTTCTTGGAGTTTGGTCTATAAATTTTCTTCTTAAAGTATAAGTAGCTGGTAGATTTTCCACATATATATTTAGATTATCTCTAAATTCTTTTAAAGAACTTTCTCCACCAGCAAATGCAGAAATATTCACTAAAAGGTCGGAAACAACGTTATGAATTTCGATTAACCAGTAAGAAAAGTCATTTGCAGCTTTTTCTAAAATAAAAGGATTATGCATTTCCCGCGATAGGATATCGGTGTGGGTATATAACCCACCACCATGTCCATCCTGATATTTTTTTAAATCTTTTAAAATACTATTGTATTTTTTATCCATTTTTTCAAATGAATTTTGATGTTTTTTAAAAATGCTATTCACTGCATCATTAGTAATATTATATACAACAAGATTCAATGTGTCTAATTGATCCATGTTGTTCCTCCTGATTAGTCTTCGTAATCTTCTTCACTAAATTCTACAGGTTCATCATCTTCGAATTCACCATTTTCATCTGGTTCTTCAACATCTCCGAAATCTCCGGCAGGTGCTCCACCTTCTTCTCTAGCTTCATCTCCTAGACCAGCAGGTGCTCCATTTCCACCTTCGTATAATCTTTCTTCTGTATAGTCAGAATCAGATCCTAATCCTTCCCATTCACCTTTATCAGAATCTTCTTGAATGATTCTTGATGGATCTTGTGGGTCAGGGTAAGATACTGTAGATTTATCTTTAGACATAACTAGTTCATCAAATTCTTCATTTCCTGATGGTCCTAATACATCTAAGATTGCTTGTCCTTCAGCTTCCATAGCTTCACCTTGAGCTATCCAGCTTTCTCCAAGACTTTCAAGATCAACTTCTACTGGAATGTCTGATCCTTCTGGTGTAAATTCAGGAGTTGCCCAATCTTCAGGGTCAGTAACTTCAGGGTCTTCCCCAATGTAGTTATTTTCGTCATCATATTGAGTATCTTCGAATTCTTCTTCTTCTTTTATTGCTTCCAATGAATCATCAAGATCAGTTCTTACTCCTGATTCTTCTTCTACCGCATCTTCTGCTCCGGCTTGAACTTCTTCGTTTTCTAAAAGTTCATCTTTTTCAAAATCTGCCATTATAGTTTCCTCCTCGAAATATATTTTTTTTTTTTATTAATTAATGTAATTAATATAAAGGTGTGTTTTATTATAACGTTATTCCACCCATTTATTAATTCTTCTTACATAGTTATCTAAAATAACATGCAAATTTTCTGCTATTCTTATAATCTCATCATTATCTTTATTATACTTTTCAGTAAATTCAGGAATGAAATTTTCTCTGAAAGCTTTAACATTCTTTTCCATTTGGTCTATTGCTTGTAGACCAGTAGCAGTAACACTTTCAGAAACAGCCTTTCTTTCATAGTAATCTTGAGCCATTCTAAACATAGCTATTTTTTGACTTTTAGATAGTCTGATAGAATAACTTTCAGCAGCAGCTGTAAAAATGTTTTCATTTTTAAATATAGCTTTTAAACCTTCCATCAAAGCTCTAAATTGTTTCCTATCTTCTTTTTTATCTAAGATTTCTTCTTTTAATTCTAAATGTTGATTATATCTTTCCATTAAAGAAGATAATTTATTAGAAGGTACTGTAGATTTAATTGTACTTAAAGTATTAATATCTTTACCATTTAATTTAATATCAGTCATAACAGAATTTAATACAGAATCTCTATCTCTTAAAAGATTTATATATCCTTCACATAAAGCTGCTATGTATTCTGTTTCACTATCATAATTAGGTATATTCTTTTCTGAAAAAGATAATTTTTCTAAAATTATTTTTCTATCTTTAAGCACGTCTATATTGTTATCTAGACTCTCTTTAATAGCTAACATGTCTAATAAAGGTCTTTTAATTTTCTCTATATAATTCAACTAATTTCACCTCCTTTTTATACTTATTTATAATAGAACGTTTGATTTTTACTAAAACAAGAGTCTTATAAACTACGTATAGGAGGTAATTTATGAGTAATGAATCTGATATATATTGGAAAAACTTAGCCTTGTTAAAAAAATATATAAATGTAGGAAGAATACCCGCTTCTGAATTAAAATTATTAGAAGAATGTTCACCTACAAAAATGAATAAAATATATACAATAGGAAAGATATTTCAAAAATATAACATTATATTAGAGGAGGATGAATAATGGCAAATGGTTATGTAAAAGGAGTTGTCCCAGCAGATCTGGATCCTGATGCATTAAATATGTACGTTGCCGGAGAGATCGTTATAGATCAAGCGGCAGTAGACCACGATGGTAAATTAACACCGACTTTATATGTCGCTGCTATAAATCCAGATAGTAGAAAAAAAGAATTATTCTTAGTATCTGGTGCTGGTAAATATGAACTCTTGGAACATTTAACAAGAGCACATGTAATTGGCAGAACAACACCTACTAATTTTGATAGGTCAACACTATGGTTTAATACAGAAATGGTATATGTAGAACCATCAGATGTTACTAAATCTTATATTACAATAAGAACGGAAACTTCACCTGGTGTATGGGAATGGAAAAAAATTCTACCTTATACTACAATGGATACTGTAATATTAGGAAAAAATAATGCAGGTAATCCAATTACCTTAGCATCTTTAATAAAAAATAATAGAGTGGTAAATCCATTACCACAAGATGTTAGAGAAAGTTCTTATGGGGAATTATATATCAATGACTCTAATGAACTTTATTACAAAATGGGTCCTAATCCATCAGACCAACATTTAGTAGGTACAGTAAGTACTTATTTAAGAGAAAGATTAATAGAACAAATAAAAGTGGGAAATGAACAACCACTGAACTTTAATTACAATTCTGTTTGGTTTACTGATGACGGAGATATAAGTTTATCTAGAAGTAAATATATAAACTTAGTAGATCCTAATAAATCTACTGGATTAAAATTTGTCAGAGATGCTCAGAATAAAATGAAATCTGGTGCTGTATTAGAAAATGAAGCTAAATCTGTTATAATTGATAATAACAATACAACAGATTATGGTCACATATGGTTAAATTATCCTGTTAATGAAGATGGAAAATATTATATAGAATTGTCTATAGAAGATCCACATAATGCAGCACAATTAATGTTTTTAGGTAATGGTGTTCAACAACCTGTACTAAATGATCATGGTACACAATCAGATAATTCACAAGCTTTAATAGATACTAAAAAAATGGTATTCGGTGGTAATAATAGACCTAAAGTATTTGTTATGCATAAAAAGACAATCTTTATTGAATTAGATAAAACTGGTGGTAACACAAATATTTGTTTAGGATATGTAACAGATAGCGGTACTAAAGAATATGTATACGGAGATGGAACAACTACTGTTGGTTTAAGTATGAACTTAGCTAGAATAGCAGTAGGGTCATCTGCAAGTACTGAAGCTAATTCACATACTAGATTTAGTGTATTACCTTATTTGATTAAGAAAATACCAGAAGGATTTAAAGGTATAAATAATACATTACCTGGAGAAAATCCTTTCTCTGCTGTTGTGTTAGCTACAAATGCAGAAAGTGTATTCTTAGCAAAAAATGTTAAATTAGCTGATCAAGTAGAAGCTGGTAGAATTATTCCAGTATTTAGAGATTATGCTGATAGATCAAATGCTAGAATAAATGAAATAATATTTGATTCTAATAGTAGTAAACTGTATACAAAACAAAGAAATGGTAGAGTAGTACCTATAGCAGGTGCATTAGATGACTCTATAGAAGATCACATATTGAACTCTTTAAAGGTTACTATGGATGATGTTAAAACATTTACTAAATTAGCAAGTGACCCAAGAAGAATTTACGTAAGTAAGAAAACTTCTTTACCAGCTGATCCAGATGTTATAATAGAAGGTAATATGGCTGTAGTAGATAACTCGTCTGAAAGTGATGACTCTACTTATAAAGTAGTAATACCAAGATCATTATCTAGACTGATAGGACATAACTGGGTAGATAATCAAAATAGAGCTGTGTCAGGAGATTTAAAAACATATTTAGATGAAATAGATAAATTAATCAAAAACTCTATATTGACAGATAACGTTTATTCAGGTTATGGTGAACTTAACTTTAAGACATCTGACTTAGTAAATACTTATAATACTAAACAATCATTCATTCAAGAATTATCAAAAAGAATGATAGATAATTCATTATATATAGAAACTGTAGCTAAGAAACCTGCTGGTGGTGTAAGTAGTAATCAAATAGATAACTTTTTCTCTGTACCAGATGATGGTATTTTATATGCATATTGTGATGCTAAAGATAATTTATATGCTACATTATATACTAGAAATGCTACATATACAAATGCATATATGAAGCCATCTTATAATGGTGGAGAATGGAAAAAAGTTATAACAGAAGTTAACGGTGTTACAAATGTTAATGATGTTATCTCTACAGGAAAATTCGAAGTAGAAAAAACAATAGAATCTCAAAAGAATATTTTCTCTCCAATCTATACATTAAAAGGATCAACAGGTAATATTGGTATAGAAGCAAATACAATAACAAATAATAAAGCTAATTTATTATCATACGATGGTTCTTCTTTATTAGATACATTAACATATAAATTAGGAGATAAGAAATTTAAATCTTCTTATATAGTATCTAAAGATAGACCTGTATGGATAGATGAACACGATAATGAATATGCTTGGCTTACATTAAATGATATTAGAAATGCTTGGAATTATAAAGGTTCTTTATTTAATGCTGGTACGTTTACTTCATTAGATTCTTTAGTTGGTGCAACAAGTGGAGGATATTATACTTTAGGAGAAACTTCAACTACTGGAAATGGATTCCCTAAAGTTGGTCTTACAGGTATATTAGAAAATTTCGTTGTTCCAGGTGAACCAATTTTTCAAACTTTCGTAGGAAAAGATAATGACGACAGTCACAGAATATATGTAAGAAGTAAAAAGAATAATACGTGGCTACCTTGGAATATATTACCAAACGAAAAAGATCTAGATAAGAAATTAGACAAAGTAGGAGGAACTGTAACAGGAGCTCTTACAATCGAAGGTGATATTAAAGGTAGAACAATGACATTAACTGATAGATTAACTACGAATAAAATAGAATCTATCAATAAATATAATCTTATTACATCGTCTGTAACAGGAGGAAATAATACATACACTATCGGTGATACAAATTATAAGACTGTTATTATAGCTAATGATGGTACTAGTAGACCTCAATATTACAATGGAGCTAAATATCAGAATTTTATAGTAGATGACGATATAAATGCTTTAAAATTATCGTTAAATAATGACTATTATACTAAAATACAGACAGATAGTCTTTTAGGTACTAAAGTAGATGGAACTAGATATGAAGAAGAAATGAAAAATAAAGTATCTAGATCAGGAGATAATGTTACAGGTACTATAACTATGGATGCAGGAGATATAGTTATTAAAAAAGGAAGTCTAATATTAGATGGAAATTCAAAAGTGTCATTAGCAGGTAAAAAATATAATGACAACATTACTTTAAACAATGAACCAGTCTCTACATATACTGGTACAATGAGATACGATGTTGTAGGATTAGGATCTAATAATGAACAAGCTATATTCACAGTATCTTCTGGAAACAATATCCAAGTTAATACTAATACACCGACATCCATACAATTCTTCTTAGATAAGAATGGAAACTTAGCTGTTGGAAATATTATTAATAAAGCTGTTAAAAATAATGCTAGAACTGTATTAATGAAAGATGAAATCGTAGATAATTATACTGGTGGAGCTACTAAGGTTTTATCTGCTGAAAGAGGAAAAGAATTATCAGAATCTACTATAGGTAGAGAAAGAGGGAATCTTTTTGATACTATAGGTGTAACATCAACTTACAGTACTACTAATTTAACATCATTACATGCTGGTTATTATTATATAACAACATTAAATGAAATAAAAGCTTTAAATTTAGATACAAATATAGTAACATCTACAACAGGAATATTATTTGTAGAAGGAAATATAAATTCAGCTAGTAGATCTTATAGATTTGTTACTAGAACAAATAATACTGATAAATATGTTATGGCTAATTTAGTGTTAAATAATAACACTGGTGAATGGAAATATATGTATGATATTTCTAGATATTATACTAGAGAAGAAATAGATGCTTTATTAGCTAGATTAAAAGATGAAATTGTTGGATTATTTAAATCTAAAAAATTCTCATTTACTGGTAATACTACAAATAACAGTATACCAGAGAAATTATGTCATACACATAATCATGAAAATCTAGGTAATACAGATAATATATTCTTTAAGACAAATATTACAGCTGAGAGTACAACTAATACAAAGAATTTTGTTATTAGATTATCAGGATTTAGTATGGGATCAGCTATGAATGACACTTCATCACCTATTAGTATAATGTTAACTGGAAAATTAGATTTCCAAAGTAATGCACCTGTGTTGTCAAATGTTAATATAGTTAATATGGTACCAGGATCTTCTTTAGAGATATTTGGTGTTAAATTAACTAATGATGGATTCTTAACATATGGAGTAAAGGATAAAGTAACTAATAGACAATTATCTTTTGATACATACATGAGATTTAGTAGTATAGAAGATACTACATTTAATGGTGCTATAACACTTTATAGAACAACAGAATTTTAATTATAAATTATAGCCTCCCGTATGGGGGGCTTTTAATTACAAGAAAGGAGAAAGAAATGGCTTATGGTTATTTAGGAGAATTAACTAACAGGAATTTAAATAGTTTGACTTCTGGAGAAGGATTTTATGAAGTAAATAATCCAGATATAGTCTCTTCTTTTAATAATTATCCTGACGACTCACATATTCTCTATAAATTATTATTTCAATCTGATGATTTAAATAGAAAATATAAAATATATACTGATACAGAGAATAAAATTACGCCAGAGATCTTAGAAGAATTAAAAACTAGGCATAAAGCTGTTTATGATCATTTGTCTGGAGCTGGTGTTAAAGTGATCAAAGGGATATTAGAAATAAGAAATTTTGATAATGATACTGAAATATATTATAGAAGAATAATAGGTCAACAAACATTCTACAGATTAAATGATAATGTCACATTTCAAAGATTTCTAGATTCAGATGGTTGGTCTGAATGGACTTATGTTTATACTAATACTTCTGAATACTTATTAATAGCTGAAGATGTTATAATATCTAAAGCTAGACTTCATTTAGAAAAAGCATTTAAACATTATGCTCCTCCATATGATGACACCAGAATAAAAGAAGAAATAGCAAAAAGAATTGATGAAGATGAATTCAATACTAAATTAAGATATATTAATAGTGAACCTAGAGGAACATTAATATTTAAAGGTGGACCTGGTAATAATGCAAATGATCCTGGAGGAAATATCATTAGTGCTTCAAATGGACCTCTAATAATGGACACACTAGGTAGAAGAGATGGTACTGGTTCTTTTATACACGGAAGATCACCATCTGGGTTTTATTTACAATTATTTAGAGCTTATGATGGTATGCATTTGGGTATAGGACATAATGGTTATTCTAGAGTTAGATTTGAAAATGCAGGTCAAAGAGGAGCAAGAGGAGTATATCCAACAAATATCTTCTGGAATGATGCTAATAATTATGATATGGAGATTCAACATTTAGGACGTTTACAATTTAACGGAATGGATGGTAGATGGCCAGTTAATCCAGGTGACTGGAACTGGGATGGATGGATACTTGATGATGCTGAAGAAATTTTAGTAATGCATAGTGCAGCAACGAACTATGGATGGGGAGGAGTAGGTTCCTTTATGTGGCCTTTATGTACAAGAGAAAATGTCGATATTTACCCGTCTTGTCCATCTGCAGCTTCAATGTATTGGAATGGTCGGGGAATGCCAGAAGCTGTGATAGATGCACATACTGAAATTAGATTCGATAGACACCGTGTTGGGGTTAGTACTCAACATGGTATGCAATTTCATTCTTATACGAGGTGACAAATATGAATAAATTATTCGGTACTATAAAAAATCTTCCTGGTAATATTAATCTTAGGGATTTAAATAGTTACTTAGATGATACCTTTAATACTAATGTAGGATTTCGTTGCTTAACACCTAGTAAAGTAATGGGGTATCCAACTAGTGACATAGGTTTTTTAATAGTATCAAGAAAAGAAAAATTAGTACAATTAACATATATAACAACAAAGGCAACTTATGTAAGTGGTCTTATATTAAGAGATAATGGAAATAGAACTCCTGTATCATGGATTCAAAAAATAGACGGAAGACAGAAGTCTATTTCTAATTATAAATCGGATGTACTCTATTTAATTACAGATAAAGATATACAAGATATCATAGAAAGATATATAATACCTTTCGATGATTCTGAATTATGGACATTGATAGAGGACAAAATTACTAAAGAAAGAGCTAATTTATATACAACTAGTCAGAATCCCGTTTTATCTCGACAATCAGGTATGGTGTTTGAGACTACAAAAGGTATATGGATAGCTGGAAATAACGTTATAGCAGGAAGTGCTAATGTTAATGAGAAAAATGATGGTTTTTATAAAGGATCAAGAGCAGGATTAATAGTATCTAGATCTTCGTGGGTTTCAGGAGATATAATGATGGCATATGCCAGTGGTAAAAAGACTTTATACGGTAACCCAGTTGAATCTGAAGCTGTTATGAAAGCTGGAAGAGTATTAATATTAAAATCTAGAAATAGACCTATTCTTTCAACATTTGGAGATATTTCTGCTGATAAGAATAGAGAAATCGTTATTAGAGCCGACGTTAGATGGAAATTGTTCTATAATGGTAGAGATGGATTCAAAGATGTGGCGTATCCTGCTCATGCAAGAGAAGTATTAGTACAAATGTATACAGATGTAGGTGGAAGAATACATAAAAATAGAGCAAATGTATATTGGAGAGATCTCAGATATTGTGAATTTGAACCAATGCATTTCATTAAAGGTATAAATAATGTAGTAGTGCAAGATACCGGATTCTGTTATCATCATGCCGATGCTACAGTACATGTCCGACATATTGGAGCAGATCATGTTATAAATCAGAGATCATACAGAACTGAAACTAAATACGAGGGAGATGCCGGTCCAGGACCTTATGGTGCATTTGATCATTTTCCTAGTATAAGAAGGATTTGGTGGAGATAGATGAATAATAAAAAAAATAGTAATCTAACAGATAAAAAGAATTTAAATATTGATCTTTTATTTAAAATAGAAGATAGTGGAATATATGATATAGAGATCAATAGTACATTAATGAATCAGTACGCTTTAGAAGAATCTAGTGGACAATTAGAGGTTACTGCTACTACTAATTTTTGTATACAGCGTTTTAAATGTCTTTCTATAGAATTTATTAGATATAGAAGAAACAATACGTGGACAGATTGGGAAAAGGTAATGTCTTTAGATAATCCTGTTATAACTACAAATAATGGTGTAACAGCTTATGATAATAATAACATATTAAATGAGCTACAACTATATATAAACAAAGTAAGAAAAGATTCATCTCGATCAATATATTCTGGTAAGCAACCACTTTATGATGATAGTGAATTAAGAAGAGCTATTGCAAAAATGGTTCCAATAAGTAGAGAACCAGAAATAGTCCCAGTAGTTAATGATAAAAGGGATACAGTGAGTATAAAAAATAAAGATTGGTTAAGATTAGATAGATTAGACGCAGGAGAATCAAGTGGGGTAGCTGTTAGTAAAACGGCTTCTTATGTGTTTGATAATAATATTAACAATAAATATAACATAATTAGTGAAAGTGATAAATATTCAGTAATAGGAGATGAAAAATTCGATAGAATCTTTATTGAAGGACATTTTAGACCATACGCAACACATTCTAGTTACTCAGAAAAAATACCTGAAAGAAGAAGTGCTAACTTTATGGTACAATGGGATTTAGAATGGAAATGGGTTTACAATGGGGGTCGTGTACCAGAAGTAAATGTTGGTGGTAATCCTGTAAGTGAAATGTATTATAAATGTACTCCTGATTTTGGTTATGGTTGGCCTCAATGTGGAACAACAGGTTCTCAAACATTAGGTATGAATCCTACTACTACTATTTTTACTAACACGCATCCTATCGGTGCAGGACCTAATGGAAGAATATTTACTAACGCAGGTAATCCTAATATCGAATATGCGTTGTGGAGGTAACGATGTATAAAAATAGATTAAATCAATTATTACAACCATTTATGTTCTTAAATGACAATATTAATAGCTATGCTATTGTATTAAAAGAATATGTTAATGATTTAGATAAATGGAATACTGAAGATGTAAAATTGAAACCGGTTAAGAAATTTTTAGAAGATAATAATGTAATAACTTATAATCAAGTTAATGCTTATACTACAGAGACTGTATATGAGTACCCATTTATTTATACTACAAAAATTAGTAAGTCTTGGTTTGATAGTAATAAATGGAATTTTTATTTAAATGGTCAACATGCTAAAACATATAATGAAAATGACATTAAATTTATTCATTTTCAAGGTTACATTTATATATGTTGTAAAGAGGATATAACAATAACATCATTAACTGTTATAAGAACAAATATACCTGCAGCTATATCAGAATTAAATAGTGCAATAACAGATCATATTAAAGGAAATCATTTAGATTTACCTTATGACAATAATTTTGTGTATAAACCAAATGCTACAATTGGTAAAAAATTATCTATATATTCGAAATACATTTCTATTAGAGGTGGAGAAAATTTATTTGGTGTATTAGAAAGATATACTAATAATCCTTTAGAATGGTTATATGAAAATAAAATAAAATCATACTTATTAATGGATGATCATGGTTTAGTTACTTCATCAGAAGATGTTACTTTTGATCCATTGTTTATATCTGTTAAATCAGGTAGTAAAGTTAAAGTATTTTTATTCTATGATGGCGTAGATCCTGATGAATTTACTCCTTTAGATTATGATTTCTTTTTACGTAATGTTGACAATTATTATTTAGAAGGATTATATAGAAAATTCTTTAAAAATAATGATATTAAAAGGTACTTATTAAGTCATCCTAAGATGTTACCTCAAGAAGAAGAAATAAATGTGTTTAAATATATACAGAGATACGATGAACTTTTGTCTCCTAATATAGTAGACGAAGTTATGGGATTCTCTTATGATTTATTTATGGATATGTATAAAACAAGACATAGAACAAAAATAAATTTCTCATGTGCTGATTGTAAATTAGTAGATCAAACAAAGTATTCTGAATTCGAATATGACCCAGATAAAAGAAAAAAAGAAGATATTTTATTAAAATTGTCTTTTATAAATTATTATGACAACCCATTTGAAATTTATATATTTGGTGTATTATATATGTCTACATACATTGTAGATAAACATTCTCCATTTACTGACATCTATATAAATGTATCTAATATATTAGATCAGTATAATATTGATTTTAAAGATTTAAAAAAATTAAAAGGTCACGTTGTATTAAAGAGTCATGATTATAAAAGAATAAATTACAATAATATAGATACTGATTTTAATGGTACATTACCAATAAGTGATGATCTATTTACTATAAAAAATAAAAAAGTCTATGACAATGGATTTTTATTAAAAGAATCAGACTATGAATTAAATACATTACACCCTAGTGGATTATTATGTATGTGGCCTAAAAGAAAACATAAAAGACATTTAATATCAATTATAGGAAATAGATTACCAGATACTAAGATATATTCTAGAACATACTCTGTAAAGGCACAGAACCTCGATACAAGCGATTTAAATAAAAAGACAGACAATTGGTCATGTATTTATAAGAATCTCTTATACGTCGATTATATCGATTACAGATACAATCTATATATTGATTCATATATGTTAATAGAAAATTATGATTATATTATATTAGCACCTAATTTAATAGAATTTATAAGACCTGTTACAGTAAATAAAGAACATGCAGGTGATTATATTGATATTAAAGTAGAATATGAAGGTAAAATAGAAGATTGGATGTTAAAAGTATATAAATATAAATCTTATAGATACAGATTATTTAATGATACAAATTTTATGGATATGTATTACGATACAAGAGGAGAAACAACTTTAAGATTCGAAAGAGATGATACTTTTAATATTAATGATAAAGGATTATATGATAATGAGCATTATAGATTTAATCAAATGACTACAAAATATTTTAGTAGTGAAAATCTAAATACAGCAGCTATGAATAAATATGGCGAAGAATTATATTATAAATTACATACAGAATTTCCTGAATTCGTTACTAAAGTTGATAATAATTTTATTATAACTGACAATATAAAATTCACATCTTTATCAGACATTCCTAGAAGGATATTTGCTCCAGAAAGAGTAGATTTACAGGAATTAATTACGAAACATATAGAATCTGTAAAAATAATGAAATTTGAAAATAAGCATTTAAATAATGAAACTGATTTGTCTGATATAAATTATAGATATAAATCATTAATTCATCAGGGAGATTTATTTATATCTTCCAATATTCCATTAAACTACCTATTAGATAAATAAATAATAGGAGGAATAGAAAAATGGAAGAACTTAACACGCTAGAAACAATAATACCTAAAGGTAGAATATATGCGTTACCTTATAACATTGAGAGTGATTCAAATGTAGTATGGGATACTATAGGTAAACTAACAGATGAAGAATTAGAAGACGCTATTCAAAAAGAGTACGATGTAGACGATGAAAGATATAAATATCTTAAAGAACTTTTAAAAGAAGAGCAAAAGTATAGAATAATTGCATTAGATACTTTTCAACATGAGGTTCTATCACTAATATTCAAAAACCCACCAAAATTAGATTCTTTATTTCAATTAGAAGATTTAATCGAGAAACATTCTATCGATGTAATCACTTTAAAAATGTATATAAAGACTCTGATATCACAAATACCATGTAATTTATTTTGTATGGTAAAGAAAATGGAAAAGGGAGTGAAGATGAATGGATAAAATAACAGAAGTACAAAAATATATAATGGATCAAAGATTATCGAATGATCAAGTTTCTATTATATTAGAAAACATAAATAGATCTTTTAATAGAGCATTAAATGGTATTAAAATTGATATGCCTGAAATAATAAAGAAAATGAATCAGTTATCTTATGAAGATCTTTTGTCCGTTCAAACTTTAATATTCCTGGAAGGTCAAGAAAATAGTCTTCTTAGAAAAAAAAAAGAAGGTACTCTTAAATTAATATCTAAAGAAATAGAGGACATTGACTATGAATGTTCTCAATGTAAAGTAGAAGTAAAAGATCATTTAACGATAGCAAATAAGTCACAAGAAGAGTTACTGAAATTAGATAATAAAATAGGTGGATCTATATCTTGGAGATTATACGATAAAATATCTAATAATGAAGCTTTACAAACCTATCAGGAAGAGAATAATAAGAAGGATGAAATAGAACACGTTACTATTGGCGAATATGATGATGTGAACGATAATAGTGAATTACAAAAAGTAACTAATGCACTGATCGCTATGTGTAAATCAGACGTATATAAAGATATTTTTGGGGGATTATGTAATGGACAGCCACTAGAAATGAAAACAAATAGTATCGGAAAGAATATTGGTCATTTAGCGGATTATGAATTAGAACATATAATAAATAAATATGTAAAATTAGAAATGTACCACATAGTTAAGTTCGAAGAATTAGAGTTAAAATTAAGACGACAATTCTATAAAATTTTTGATTGTAATTCGGTTTCTTATTATATAGATCAGAAGATAAAGGATAAACAACAATTATTAAATTTCGGAAGAGGTAAAAATATTGCATGGCCTTTAGCTGCTATAGTAGCATTAAAAGAAAAACAAGCTGAATTATCTGATGAAAGTGAAGAGATATCAGAATATAAGGAATTATTGTCTATATGTAGATCTGATGAATACAAAGATATATTTGGTAATTTAATTATAAGTGATCCTTTAGCTATTACATTAAATGAAACAGCTTTAAATTTAGCTCAAAAAAGCGATAGTTCTTTACAAAAAATTATCGACAGATGTACAGACGGAGAAAAGGATAGTTTAGTCAAATACGAAAAGTTAGAGTTGAGATTAAGAAAACAATTCTATGAGATTTACCAAGGTGAATCCGTAAAAGGAATTTTATTTCGTTGTATAAAGGATAGACATTCTTTAAATAGATTTGGTAGAGGCCGTGTTATAGTTTGGCCTTTAGAAGTTGTTTATCGGCTACATCAAAAAGAAAAAGAATTTTTTCAAAATAAAACAGAAGAAGTAAAAGAAATTCCAGATAACGATATGGTAAATAAGCCTAAACATTATATGTTTAATGTGGATGGTCATGATGTTCAAGCTATTGACTTAGTAAAAGGATTATTAACACCTGAAGAATTTAGAGGCTGGATTAAAGGATCTTATTTTACTTATTTGATGAGAGCTGATAGAAAAAACGGGATAGAAGATTTAGAAAAAGCAAGAACTTTTCTGAATTGGCAAATACAATTAGACAAAGGTGAAGAATTAACTTTACCAGGCAAAAAATAAAATGACCCCCATACGGGGGTCTATATTTTAACGGAAAAATGTTGAGTAGTTATTTCACCCTCAACAAATTATCCAGAAATTCTAATACGGACTGAAGAGTTTTACCTCCAATCCATACTGTAAGGAGTACTGACACAGTTAATAATGCGACAGTAACCATTATCACTGCAGCCTCCTTTTCTTTTTTTATGTTTCGGATGGTAATTTCACCCATCCAAAAATTAATTAATATTAGAATGGCCGTAACGGCTATCTTTAAAATTAGCAACATATTGCTACCTCCTAAAATTTTATTTTATTTCTATCATATATATAATATATAATTTCGTAACGCTAATATAAACAAAAAAAAAAAACCTCCGAAGAGGTTATGTGATATTTATTCAATAGCATACTCTACGACTACAACATCATTATCTACCAATTGTGAATCATCTAAGTTGTTAATAATACGACATAATCTTCCATGGATGCTATCCCAAGCTGAATTTGACAAGTCGTACCAATCTGCATTTGTATTATCCCAACCAGCAGAAACCATCGAACGCATTAATCTTCTTATTTCATCAGCTGTTAGATCATTCATATTTCTCATATTTATACCTCCAATTATAATAAACTCACAATAATGCTAGTAATAAAAGTAATTACAAATACTAACTGTACAACAAATAATATTTTTTTATCATCGATTCTTTTCATAACAATTACCTCCATATATATTATTAATTTCTATCCAATAATATTATATATAATAATAAATAATTAACTATATTTTAGACGTAAAAATAAAGACCCCCTAATGGGGGTCATTTTATTGTATTGATTTTACTAATTTGTTGTATAGTTGTACTTCATCTTTTATTATTTCAAACCCGTCTAATTCTTCATATTCTAATATATATGGATTAACAGGATCTCCTTTAAAAGTAAAGTAAACTATTTCGTGACCTATTTTTATATAAGTCTCTAATAAAGATCTAAAAAGTGATCTTCTTATATTAGCCATTTCTTCAGGTACTTTATCTAAATTCATTAGAGCATCATCTAAATCATTTATAATTAAAAGAAATTTTTCTTCTTCTCCTGATAAAGCATCTATAAAGTTACAAATTAATTCTAACATATTCTCTTTTAAAACAGCATTGTTTCTAAAGTTAATTTCAAATACATTTAGATCTGCTATTTGTTTATAAGGAACTACATTAGAAGAAAGTTGTTCACTGTTTAAAAATAATATCATAATTGCTCCTCTTACGCCTTTTTAACTGAATTTTTAGAATCTTTAGAAGGTCTAGCTTTTCCATTATATATTTGGTCTAAATTAGTTGTGATGTCAATACATGATAAGAAAGTACTGAATTCCTTAGTTATCTCCTTTATATTTAATATAACGTCGACCTCAACTTTTCGAATTGTGGCATAAAGACTTTGAAGACTTCCTGTATCTTCTTTTGAACTATGTATAACGTTATGAAGTTCATTTATAACATCTTTTTTCGAAGACATAAGTTCATCTATCATAGTTAATTGTCCTGCAAAGAAAGAATATTCATCTTCATATGCTTTCATTAAGTCTTTAGCAGTTTTCTTAACTTTTTCTAAATTTTTTTCTGATATTATATACGTATCTTTTTCTTCCTTAGCGATTTTATTAACAGCTTCTTTCAATTCCTGTCTATATTTATTAAAATCATCTGTAGCAGTATCTATTAATCCATCTGTAACTACGGTCTTCATAGAATTAGGATTTTTTATTATTTTATCTACATCTTTAAAAAAATTTATTAGATGATTGTGTAAATGTTTTGTGATATTTCTAAATTTTATAATCACATCGTCAATAATTTCGTCGTCACGAATTCCACGTCTCAGATCCATAAGATCTAATATAGAATTAGCTGCATATACTGTTATGTCTCCTTTAGAAAGATCTAAGTGACTAAGCTGTAAGTATTTCTTCTTTATATTTTCTACTTTTCTTTTTAAAAAGAAACCTGTAATCTTTTTAATTAAAGCTTGGCATCCGTCAATAAAATTATGCCATAGTTTTTTAAGCTTTTCAATAAAAGTATCCCAACCTGCTTTTACTTTTTCTCCAAATCCTTCACTATGTCCAGATTTAAATGTAATAATTTCATTAATAGAATTCTTAAGATTAGTATTCTCCATAGATATAGTAGCTTTCTTATAATTAATAGCTATATCAAAATAAGATTCTTTAAATGCTTTTCTCTTAGATTCTACAAAATTTTCTTTAATACCTACTCTTCTTAGTAGTTCATTATTCACCATTATAATTCTCCTTTCAAATTTTAATTATCAATATCTTCTGTACTAGGTACTCCTTCAATAGAGTATTTTTCTTTAACCTCTTCAATCAGTTGTAAATCTACCAATCCTTTTAATAATGTTTCTCTTACATAGTATTTAGCTATTTCTTTGTTTTCTTCTTCTATACTAGTATCTTCATCTATAATTTTTTCATAGATTTCAGAAATAGTATTTGTTTGATTTAAGCTTTCATTTAATGCGGTATCCATTAATTCACGAGGAGGATCGAATTCAATTATACATTCTAACTTCTCGTTACCAGTCAAATATCTTATTCTTCTAGTACATTCTTCTGATATAGGAATAGTCATTTCATTTTGTAATGTCATAACTGTCATAGCAGTAGTTAAGTTTATTTGAGCTATCTTTTTAGCAAAATCAATATTACCATTCGGATCTAAAATATCTGCTGGGTAACCAAATGGAGCAGTAGCATTATTACGTAGTTTATCTAAGAACTCTTGATCCAATGGTTCAGGTTTTGTTTGATCTAATTTTTCTATTTCAAATAAATCATTTCCTGAAGGTAATTTTGGAATTATAATAGTTCTTCTATTTGCTAAAGTATTATTAATAGTATCACTATTAGCCAAATGTTCAAATGTAGGCATAGTAGATCTAAATAATCTAATAGCATTACGTGTCATTGTTGCTACAGATGCATCATTACTATGAGGTATTTTAAAAATAAAAGTATCTTTATCCATAAATAATTTATTTAACATATTATTTTTAATTAACTCTATTGCAGCTTTAATATACATTTTAGATTTTTCTATAAAGCTTGTTCCCATAGGACCTTCACCAGTTTTATAAAATGTTATATATTCAGCTGGTATAAATCTAACACGAGTTTTTAATAACGCACCTATTTCTAATTCATCTAAAAGATACTCGATATCTTCTATTAGTGTAGGGTTATTACGTAATAATTTTTTAGATATATTTCTACGTAAAGTATTTCCCATGTCATCTAATATAATACGTCTCATTTGTTCTTTCGTACTACTATTGACATTACTCATTGAGTACATCTCTGTTTGTTCAGGTGTTAACAACATTTTTAAAGATGTTCCCATTCTCATATTATTGAATTCATTTTCTTCTTTAATTACAAGAACTCCCATAAGTTCATTTTTAATAAATAAAGGTAATGTACGCTTAAGATCTAATATATCAGAAGTACATCCACGTATTTTATCTATATTAAATTTTAACTTACGTTTTTCTTTTAATTCTTCTAATTTAGCAAATTCCATGTCAGTAAATAAAGTGTCATTTATTTTATCCGTAATATCTTCTTTACTGGCTATTAGATCATATACATCACCGTTAGCTACACCAGGATTAATATAACTTTCATTTCCAGTTACTAATTCTTTATCTAATTTAATAGAGTCTTGTATAGCAGAAGCTAAACTATCAACGTCTTCTTGTGAATAAAATAGATTATCTATTAAGTCATAACCATATGATGATTTTTCACTTCCTATTATAGGTGATAGATTATAAGTAAAAGATTCTCCCATAGCCTGTTTTACATCAGACAATTGGTTATTTCTTTTATTCTCATATGCTGCTTGTAATCTATCAATAACATCGGTTTGTACATTATCTATATAGAAAGTCTTTTCTTCATTTGGTAAATAACTTTCCCCTAATATTCTATTTCTTTTATAAGCATCATACAATAAATCATTAGCTATATTTGAATATGGTATTGTGACTACTAAAGTTGCACCATATTTCATTGTAGACTTAACTCTATCCATTAATTCTTTTTCTAAATTAAATGAATATAATCTTTTCGAAGTTAAAGTTAATGATATATCATCTAATGGTCTTAAATATTTTAATAAGTCAGATACACGTTCTCCATTTTTATTTTCATCATTGTTCTTAAATGTTATCTTAAGACCTGATTTACCAATAGCATTTGGGAATACTACATCTGATGCCATTAAATCAAGAGCACGTCCTATTTCTGACATTTCCTTTACTAATATATCATATTCTTTATAAGAATGTCTATGTGACATTATTAATTCTTCTAGAGCATCTTCTGTTAAGTCATTAGCACCTGACATTTGAGCATATAAAAGTTGTGATATTTGATAATCTGTTTGGGAATCTTTACCACGCATATTAAAAAGATTAGACGATATAGATTTAGCATTAGATACAGATATATTATCAAAGTTAATATCATTAGTAGTAGGATCTATTATTTTACTAATCGTTCTACCATAACCTTTTATTTCCTTCGAACTTTGTTCTAATTGTTGTCTATTAGCTTCTAATTCTTTTCGTACTTTATTTATATTTTTATCAGTAGCCAAAGTTAGGTTTCTCCTTTCTATAACAGTATAATCCCAGAGTTTCACTACTTAAATAGGTAAAAAAAAAGAAGCCCCTAATTGGGGCTTTATGTTTTGAATATTGAAACATAATCTTATATTTAAAATCTAAACATAAGATTATGATCTAACAATACATCATATATTTCAACGGTAAATATTAAACCGAATGAAACTATAACGATTAATACGAAAATATTAGTAGAGAACATATTCCATAATGTATATGATAGCGCTATATGGAGCATGAACATCATAACTGTATCGTATTTTGTTAGATTGTATTCTCTTTCCAGTATGAAAAGATCTTCCATACCTTGGGCAAATCCAACCATAACTGGGATTACCATTAGTAACCACAGGTTATGCGGAGATGTAAAGAGTACGTCCATGTGAATCACCTCCTTATTTTAATATCATATATATTATATATAAAAATATTATTTTAAGGAGACAAAAAAAAGAAGCCCCCAATGGGGGCTCTTTATTTTAACGTATTTTTACTATTCTACATCTTCTTTTACTTCTTTTTCGCTATCGTCATAATGCCAAGTACCATCTTTAATTTGATACATGTCATGATCAGTTACTAAAATGTTTCTCAACATAGTGACGAAGAAGTATCTTCCTTCAGGTGAACAGATTTCATCAAGTGTATGTTCCTCTATATATTTTTCCATTTCTTTGATTTCACAAATGTACTCGTCTCTTGGAACATCCCATACATCCTCGAATCTGTCACATTCATGAATAAGATCAAGATTATAGTAGAATTTTTTCATGACGTCTTCTTTAGTCTGAGGTGCGTCGTGGAATACTTTTGTTGTATTATTTTCTTCGTCTTTCTCGAAGTAATATTTTCCAAATGGAAATACTGTAAAGTCATGATTTTCTCTGGAATCTACTCTATCTAATTTCCATACCATAGTACGATCGATATCACATAATAAAGCACCCAATTCATCATCTTTGATAGGTGCATATTTGTTTCTTTCCTTTTCTATCACCATCTTTTCGAATTCTTTTCTTTTATCTTTTGCTTCTTCGATAGTTTCTTCAACGACTTCTTCAATTACGTCTTCTTCTATAACATCATCATCATCGTAGTCGTCGTCATTATCTTCGTCACCATTCCAGAATTCTTTTTCACCATCTTTATCCATTGATTCACACATTTCAAATAAATCGTAACCAGCTCTATACTTTATGTATTTATTTATAACGTGATCGCCAGATTCATCGTCATACACTGCATCGAATACTGTAACATAATGATAACTTTCTTCACCAATCAAGCTAAAGATCGTATTTTCTAACTGTCTGTATAGAATTGACGAAGTTTTGAAGATATCTGGATAAACGACCAATGTTCTTACTAAATCTTTTAGTACACTATCTCTTAAACCTACTCTTTGACCTTCGACGTAACTTTTTATAAAGATTTTTAAAGTGTTACATAATAAATCCACTTTGTTGGTTAAGTCGTCTACATCAAGTTCTGCACCTATTCTAAATACTTCATGACAATCTCCCTGTAATAATATCAAATCTACAAAAGATGTATGTCTGTAAGTATTAAGAAGAATATTATGATTGATAACTAGTTTTAACCCACCTCTTAATTCAAAGTGAATACTTCCATTGAAATAGTGATTCGCTTTTAGCATAAAAATCATCTCCCTTATTATTTTTTTTATTTTCTATCCACATTCATAATATATAATTTAATATTTTTAAGGTAATAATATAAGCCCCCATAAGGGGGCATTCTTAATTTTTGTATAGCATTATAGATTGTGTTATTTGTAATCTATTATTTTTGTCTATATCATAACTATTTCTTAATTGTAATAAAACACCTGATTCTGATACAGCACCTTTATCATTTATTACTTCTGACAAAGTTCCATGTAATGGATATAAAGCACTATCTTTATCCCAAAATAATAATCTTCCCATAGCATTAAATTTATGTCCATTTAAATCCATTGTAAATGGTTTAACTTTGGCTTGTATCATCTCTAACATTTCTTCATCTGTAAAATTCCTTTTAAATAATGTTTCTCCTAACTTAGGATAATTACCAGATGGTGCTAAATAAGAAATATAATCTTCGTGTCTGTCTTTTATAATAGCATCTTTCATTAATAATTCACCACATATGAATCCTTTATTTTTAAATCCACATAATTCATTAAAAGTACCTTCACCTTCTAATTTTAATTCTATTAATGTATTGTAATAAGAAAATCTTATATAATTATTATCATTAGATAAGAAATATTTACTGATTGGTTGAACACCAGCTTCTACATCTTTAGGATCATATTTACTATTTTGCATCTTCCATAATAACTTACGATATTTTTCCATAAATTTATTTTTAGGATCAAAATTAATATCTGCTGTATTATATCCTGATATTTCAGGTACTCTTCTTTTGTATATTGGTTTAACTTCATAATAATCTTGTAAGATATTTTCTACATTTGGTAAATTAAAGAAATGTTCTCCTATAGAAGAAAAATTTTCATTCAATAATGCAAGATTAGCTCTTTGTGGTAAATTATCTCCTGTTTTACCATTAATAGATTGTAATATACCATATAAAGTAGTCTTACTACCATTATTAGCTATAATATTATTAGGATACATTGATGCAGCATCTAAATCTGCACAATTAACTAATTTACGAAATACATTTACTGGGAAATCATAAATATTATTTTTAGCTGTTCCTTGTCTAATCTTATTAGGATCAGCTACATGACCTCCTTGTATTCTGTAGGGGTTATCATTCTTATCATCTGTATTAGCAGCTCTTAACTGCATAATAACATTATATAATCCCGGATTAGCTTTTTCTATTTTCTTTAATCTTTCTCTATTTAATTTAACAAATAAAGCATTTATTTCATTACCTGCTATAAATCCTTGTACATCGGCTAATGTGTCGAAAACATTAACTGTTCTTTTCATTGGTTTAGCTATTCTACCCCATTCAGTACATAGATTTAGTCTAGTATATAATTGTGAATAACAATCATTAGTCATTCTATCTAATACTAACATCATAAATACGTCAATAATGTTATATATAATAAACATTTTAAAATCAACATACGGAAAATCTCCGATATAAGAACATATTTTAGAATAATCTAATTTAGATACACCAATTTCTCTTTTAGTAACAGCATCCAACGAATATGAAGCAAATAATTTTCCTCTACGTAATTGTGCGTATTGTAATAATTGGTCTACTATTTTTGTTGGATTATACGCATTATAATAATGCTCTCTTTTCTTTGGATCCGGATCATCATTATGATAATTAAAACTGGTATATTTTGGTGTATCAGGTCTAAATTGAAATAATTCATCATAATCCATATTTAATTTCTCAGCTCTTATTTTCATGTGTCCAATATCGAACATAGCATTGTAAATATAACATATATCAGGATTAGCTTTCTTAAATAAAAATTCAACAGGTTTTCTAATAACTTCTCTTTCATCTGTTTCAAAAGTTAAAGTTAAATCTAATTGATCAGCCATACTATGAATTAAATTTTTTACTGTAGCTTCTACTTTAGCTTTCTTCTTTGGATCATCTTCATCTACATTTATATTCTCTATATGGTCGTATAAGATTTGATGGAATTCTTTTTTAAATTTATCTATATCTTCCATTACTTCTTTTTGACCTTTATATTTATCATTAATCAAACAAGAAGTTAAAATTTTCCAAGATTTATTATCTATAACAGTATTAGCGATTACAGGTTGATCTTCCCTTTCTGCTTCTTCTTTTACGTCTATTTCTATATCTAATCCCCCTATATCAAAATGATCTATTTTAGGGAAATCTATTACTATATTACCAGATTCATCTCTATTAAGACAGAATTTAAAATATTCTTTCATTACTAAATCTTCTATATGTAAATCTGTCCCAAATAATCTTTTATCTAAATGTATATGATTAGCTTCTACTTGTTTTTTTCTTAATTTATCTGTAAAATCATTGAACTTTAATAATCTAGCTAATTCAAATACTCTATATCTATAACTAACCCAATGTTCTTCTAACTCTTCTTTTTTTGCAAATTCTAAATAATCTTTCTTTTTATATTTAGGTGATAATATATATACAGGTACTTGAGGTTTTGGATATTCCCTCATTATCTTTTCTCCTGTTTTTATATTTTTACTTACTACTAATAAAGAATCATCTTCTTCTCTATTTCGTGGTCTTATATAATGTGTATTAATTATTATTTCATCATGAGAAAAATCTTTCATTACTCTGTACATTTTTCGGTCTCCTTTTACTAAAATATAAGAGAATGTTTAATTTTTTGTGGGAAACTCCACACATATGATAAGATATACCTTATTTTTTAAACCTCGTTTTATATTTTTTAAGGAGGATTTAAAAAGATGAAAAACATCAAAGAAGTGTTATCGTTATATAACATAACACAAGATAATAATTACTATTGGAAAAAAAGTGAAAACTATATAGGAGCTAAAATACATATAATAATTCCTTTTGGCTATATTAATGGTGCTAAAATGTTAATACCTATATATATGGAATTTTTAAATAATGCTCTATCATTAGAGAGTAAGAATTTAAGATCTACGTATAGAATAGGTATGAATTATAGTACATTAGAAATAACTATTATAGACAGTCTAATATTATTGCCTAGTCTAATGTTAGTATGGAATACGATGAAAAATATATCTACACAAGCTGATGTAATTATAAATGCAGTATCTAATATGGATATAGTAGAGAACTTTAAGAATTTAAAAGAAGTTGTTGGATATAATTACATAAAAGGATTTGAACAAGCATATAATTCTATGATGGATATAGTAAATGATCCTGATAAAATATCTGAAGCAATTACGTTAAGTTTAAAAGTTATATCAGAGGATCTATGTTTTATAATATACCAATCCGAACATAGAATAGATTATTTCAAAAGACATGATTTAGAATTTAAATTAGATAATATAGAATATGATTTAGAAGAATTACAAAAATATAGAGACATATTTGAATTTGATAATTTATTCGAATTATTAATATGTCAAGAAATCTTACATAGTGCTAATGTATTTAAAACAGATGTCAAAAAGATGAATGGAAAATATTATCTTATATTAATGAACGAAAAAGAATTTAATAAAGTAGCATTATTTAATATGTCAGAACATTTTGATGAAATATTTAATGTAAAATACTTAAATGAATTATATTCTTTTGTAGGATCTAATTTGGTAAATATATTCAATAATCATTTAAATAGCATAGACTATATAGTAAAAGCTTTTTTAACAGATGGAGAAGTATTTGATGATAAAAATGAAATAAATAAAATATATGAAATGAACATGGACGATTTTAAAAATTTATTTATTAATAAAATTTACAATCGTCTAAATTTGGAGAAAAAGGAGTGATTCTAATGTTTATAGAATCTTTTATTGGCTAATGTTAGAACCTGTAATGAGAATAGATGATTTTAATCTATTATCTAGGGATAAGTTCTTCATTCAAGTAAGATTAGAACTGGAAGAAGAAAAACGTATAGAAATAGTAATTTTTTATATTGATGAAAAAGGTATATCGAAAAAAGTTAAAGATAAATCAGAAATAACAATAAAAGTAAAGGACGTATTACTTTTACATAAATGGGTTGAAATAATAGATGCTATAAGAAAATTAGAAGATGAAACAGTAAGTGAAATTATAGAAGGTATAAAGACATGTAGATACAATGTATCTGAAATAGATCATCCTAATGAATATACAATGTCTGAATCTTCTTGGTATAAACATAATTTTATTTTCTTGTCTCCATTTCATTCTTACGATGGAGCATTATTACGTTTAAGCTATTTAGTAGGAGAATTAATAAATGCTAAAGCAATAACAGAAGAGGATATTGTTTTAGATCAAATATTAAAAGATTATCCAGTAAAATTTTAAAAATACGTAAAAATATAGAGCCCCCAATGGGGGCTTTTATTATTTATCGTTTATTTCTGAGCTTCTAATTCAGCTTTAACTTTAGGTTCAAGTTTTTTAAGTTCTTTTTCTAAGACTTTTTTGTATCTTTCACAATTTTTTGTGTATTTCACAAATGTCTTATATTCCTTTTTAGCCAGAGCTTCCCCTGATGACATTTTTTCTTTTGCTTGTCCAGATAAATGTTCAAATTCTGCTCTTAGTATTTCTACAGAGTTTATTGCAACAGCAATGTTAATATATTTAACAACATTCGATTTTTTTGATTCTGTAGATAATTTTAAGATATGAAATGTAGCTTGTTCCACTAAGTTTATTATACCTAACATCATTACACCAGGAACTACAGACATAATTCCGAATACTACGATTTCTCCCAACACTGATGCTGGTGACAACACACCCATTGCTAAAAGAGCAGTCATAGCCAAAGTAGTCGCTGCTGTTCCGGCTATTATACCACCCACAATAGCCATACCTCTATTCACGGGTTTTTCCACAGAGTTAGTATTGAATTCCATCAATCTATTACTATTCATACCTACTGCATTTTCTATATAATGGTTAACTGAGTTTAAGTCACTTTTAACTACTACATCAAATGTACCATCAGAATTATTTTTAAGTTCTCCTATCCTTTTAAATGCCTTTGGATCGTATATATTTGTTAATGTGTAAGATAGTACATCTTTTAAGTATTTGTCTCCGAGTTTATCCATTTCTTCTTTACTTTTTCCTTTAAAAGTATATCCTCTTTTTCTAACTGCATCCAGATCGACACCCATTCTCTGAACCCTTTCTCTAGCAGACATACCAAAGATTTCAGCTGAAGGTTGTTTACCTTGTTTATAATCGATGATTTCATTTATGCTGTTTTTTAGGTCAAAACTTTCCCCATGGATTGTGTATGTTTTATCTAGTACTCTACCAGTAATGATGTCACTTCTGTTAGGGGCTACTTTTTTTTCTTTAACTTTAATACCTAAAGATTCACCTACAGCATATTTTTTTAATATGTTATTTAAATCTGACATATTCTTCTTCCTTTCTATTATATATTTTTTAAAAATAAAAAACAGCCCACAAGGGGCTGTTATTATTTATATGTTTATTTTATCCTATTAAGAAGTCTGATGATTTAGGAACGTTCTTAACTCTATAATCTACAATAGCTGTTCTATTTACATAGTCATCTAACGTTTTCTTACATACTTCCATTACGTTAGGTAATGCAGTAGTATAAGTATGAACTTTAAATGTTAATTCTACAGTAGGGATATCGTGTTGTCCGAATGTAGTGTTTAAATAGTTTTGTTGTAGGTTATCTGTTGGAATCATTCCATAGAATACAGCTCCAATTTCGACTGTTTGATATGAAGGATTTGTTACAACATATACTCCAGTCATACTATGGTTACCTTCATGATATTCTAGTCCTGTTAAGTGACAATAAGCAGCAGCCATTGATCCAGGGTTATAGATTAAGTGCATCCATGTTGTAACATAGTTATAGATTACTAATGAAGTAAATTCACATAGATAAGTTAATGTAATACTGTCTGTCTTACCAGTCAATTTAGTAACATAAGTCGCACTATTTTGATCTGTAGCAGCATTAACTGTATCTACATCCAATACTTCGTTGTTGAAACCGCTGACCCCGATAATACATGTTGATGATAACACTTTGAAGTAAGCTGTTTCTTTTGGATATAAGATTTCCATATGTTTAGGCATTTGACCAGCAACGAATATACCACGACCTGTTATGAATGGTTGCAGTTGATTGAATGTTCTGTTGTCAAATAGTACTAACTCAGTAAAGAATTTATCATCTTGTGCTCTACCTTTTCCAGCAGTAGTTAAATTCTTAATGTGGTTACCTTTGTCACCTAACACATAGGACATTGTATCTAATACACTATTAATTTGTGCCATTATTATTCTCCTTCCCTTTAAGATTAACCAACATTACCTAATGCTCTTACATTGAAATGATGGTTTCTAATAGATCTATAGAATTTGATATCAAAGTCATGTGTTAACATACCAATTGATTTATCAAAAGCATTTTTATAAGATACTGTATAATTTAATTCTTCTACTTTAGGAGCATAAACAGATAATACAGCATTAACTGCTTTTTCTATTACTGTTAAATCTTCTCCAGAAGTTAATCTATGTAGATGATCTTGTAAACATACAGTAACATCTTTAATGATTCTATTTACTATAGAGTTATTATGGAATTCTTGTAAAGCAGAATCTTCTGTTAACTTATAGTTAGATCTTTGGCTATTTAAATAAAGAGCACCATTTCTATAGTTTTTACATACTAAGAATCCATTATCTATAAGTATATCATTATTTTCTACTGACATATCTCCAAGACCTCTATGAGTATTAATCATAACGTCTCTTATAAGACCATTATTAACTGTTCCAGCAATAGGTTTTTCGAATCCATTTTGATAGTGAGCTACTATATTACTCATTAGTGCAAATGACATAGGAACTCTAACTGTTCTATTAGATATTGGATCTAAATATTCGAAGTTAGCAGGACAGTAAGTATAGTTTCTATCTTCATGGTTAAACATTCTCTTGAAATTAATAGCTTCTGTATAAGAAGTTATACTAACTGGAGCATTAAAAATAATTTGTGTTTCTCCTCTTTTTTCTCCATACATAACCATAGCTTCTTTAACTGATCTAGGATATCCCATATCAATAACATAGTCAGATGGATTTGCCCAATAAGAGAATATTTCATTAGAAAGTTCTCCAGTAAATGCTTTTTTAAACATTTCTGCATAAATATATTTATTTTTTCTACTTCCGTTTTCAGTTACTTCGAAAACCTTTTCCCAATCGAATCTTTCTTCATTAGCTAAGATTCCATCAGAACCTCCATTAAATTCTACTCTACCTATATTTTGTACTTCAAATATATTTCCTAAATCTGATAAATCAGCAGGATTAAAGTATTGAAGAGCAGTATAGTTAGGATCTTTTGGTTTAGAGTAATCTGCTTTAATGTCATTAATTTTCTTTTCTAAAGCTAGTGCTTGTGTACCAGCTAATGTACTTCCTTGTGAGAATAATTTAACTTTATCAAATAATTTATATATAACTTCTCCTAATTGATTCATAGATATTTGATCAATAGATTTTATAATAAAGTCTTCTTGAGCATTTGCATATCTACCTTCAATATATATAGGTATTCCATCATATACATCATTATTTAAAGATACTGTTAATTGAGTATTCTCCAATGTTTCTGATTTAAGACCATCTCTTATGTACGTTTGCATAGTTGGTCTTCCATTTATAGATACCGTTGATTTTTTAGTTATAAATTGGAAATTATTACCATAAGATCCTTTACCTTTATACATACCGTACATTATAGGGAACAATCTTTTTGTACCAGGTGCTGTTTTAGATATTTCAGTTTCAAAGTCACTTTGAACGATTAAACTTAAGTCATCTATGGATTTAATATTTCTTATCTCTTTAGTAACAAAAGATATTCTACTTGTGTAGATTTTATGAGCTATATGTTGAACAGTAGGTCTAGGTAATCCAGCTTCTGTATCAGCATAAGGATCTTCTACGAATCCTGACCCATCAGATTTAATCCATCCTAAAGTCTTTTCTATAGAAGATGTATCTGCATTTTTTGTTTCTATTTGAACATATGAAATAAATCCAGCATTTGTTGCATCATCTGGTTTAACAGATATTACTACTACATCTCCACCTTTTAGCATATGTGAAACAACTGCTGTGTAAGGAAGTCCGAATCTAACAACGTTAGGTTCTCCATATGTATTTATTAAATTTTTATATCCATTTGTACCACTAAAGTGTTTAACTACACCATTAACACCTTTTTCTGTATATATAGGACAAAACATTGTTCCTGTGTTAGGAGTAGTGGTAGGATAAGAAATTACAGACTCGTCTATAACATTATAAGATACATGTGGATCTTTATGTAGAGGTGTATTACCTGTATTTCTTATGAACTGTAACATACTTATTCTCCTTTCAATTCAATTTTTTACATTTTTGATTTTGATTAAAAAATTATATAATTTTTTAAATTCAACTAGATGATATAAAATTGGCCATATAGGTTGGATTATATGACTATTTTACAGCCATACTAGATCAATTTATAATATCTCAAGTTTTTATTGAACTTTTTACCATATATTAAAATTAGGAGGAAATATAATGCCAGAAGACGTTAAAATAATAGTAAGTGACGAAAGATCACAAGAAGAAGGAAAGAAAGTAGAAGTAATAAAAAATGGTGAATTTATTGCTGATACAGGAGAAGAAATAGTTCAATCTTTAGAAGAAATACAAAAAGATTTAGAAGAATTATCTTTAAGATCTATAATAGATAAAGATGAATCTATAGGAGAAGAAGATAAAGAAATATTAAAAAAAAGTATAACAGATGAAGGTGGATTAGATTTTGCTACATTGATGAAAGAAAATGTACATAGAACTGTTAATGATCTTTTTAAAGACCCATCTAAAGGATTACATCTTTTATTACCTATATTCTTTACTACAGATAAAGATAGTATAGAACATGAAATGGACTTATTAGATGTAACATATGAAGGAATTACATATTATTTAAAAGATGAATTTAAAAGATTAGCTCAATCATTAGAAGGTGATGAAGAATATAAATTATATTTAGTAGACCCAGTTAAATTAAATGATACTTTAGAAGGAAAAGAATTATTGATTGATGGTAAAAATAAAAAATTAGACATTTTTGTAGAATTCTTAAATATCATTAATAGTGTAGAAGAAATGAGAGATGAAGAATTTGGAAAATTAGTAACAGAAAAAGCTTATAAAAGTGCCGTAAGATTAATTTATGGTAAATATTTAAATGATGAAAAAGAATTAAAGAACTTAGTAGAAAATATTAGTAAGCATAAAGATAGTATAAATAATATGGAACATGTAGCTAAAAGTAAAAGATCTAAAGTTAAAGAAGAAAAGAAAAAGAAAACGGACATTAGTTTAATTAAAGGTATATTTTTTAAAAAGATGTTTAAAGATAGACTACAAAAAGGAAATGTTCCTGTAGGATTAACTAATGATTTTTCTATGTTATTAGATACATTAGCTGAAATGTTTATTTTAGCATATGAAAGAAATGTATTAGGTATTAGTACAGAATTAGAAGAACATATACACGACATTAATAATGGTAAGTACAACATGTCTAAACAGCAAGTTATAGATATCAATTATGCTATTATACAAGATTTATACCATGAATTTAGAGACAAAAAAAATAGATGGGCTTTCGTGTCTATCGAAAAACAATTATTCGAAGTATCTTTAGATAAATCATATTTATATGAAATATTCGAAGAAATTTGTAGAAAGATTCCTCTAATATCTTTATAATAGTAAAAGGAGGATAAATGAAAGATTATTTCGGTAAAGATGGACATAAGATAGTATGTAATAAAGAATGTGAATTAATAATTCATAAAGAGAATGTAGAAGAAGATGTAAATGGAAATCTTAATACTTTTTTATTTGGTTCGTTATTAATTATACATGAAGGTGGTAGTATGACTACTAAGACGATAACTTTAGGAACAAGAGTTACTATTCCTTTATATACATCTGAACAAGTAACAGAAAGTGAAGATGGTAATCATTTGATTATACATTTTGAAGCAGGAGATGTAATTATAGAAAATGATGAAGTTGTAGCTACGATTAATAATGTATATGCTTTATTTAATAACTTCTTATTAGGTAGATTAAGTCCTACTATTCCCAGAGAAAAGTATTATAATATTATGATCAATGCTATGAAAACAAACGTATCTTTGAATTTCCCCAGAGTTTATTTGGAAATTATGTTAGGACAAATGTTTGTAGATGAAAAAGGTACTATAGCTAGATTAAGTAACAGTAAGAACTTAACTCCACTAGGAGTAACAGATCTAGTACAAAATAGTAATACTTATAATAGTATGACATTTGAAGATTTTACTAAATCTACTGTAATCAATTTAGGTAAAAGTACTCATGAACAAATTAAAGATCCATCGGTATTAGAAAAATATTTAAGATATTAATATGGCCCCCAATGGGGGCTTATATTTTTACGTAAAAAAAAAAATACAACAGGAATAAACCCGTTATATTTTAATTTTTATCCCCCCTTCCAATGCGATCTTAAGAGCATCTTCGGCAGAGATACCAAATAACTCTGAAATTTGTATGTGATTAAGATGAGGATTACGTTTCCAATAACCCTCGATATTTTTCATTATTTTTTGATTAAGCATATTTACCATCTCCTTCAATATTATTTTATCATATATATAATATATAATTTAAAAAAAATAAAGAGAAAAAAGAAACCCAGTTAAGAGTTTCTTTTTTTTTATTATGGACGAGGTCTTCCATTTCCATAATAAGGGTATGGTACATATTCTTTCTTTTTCTCAGTTTTTCTTTCTTCCTTTCTTTTTAAATTTTCTAATTCTTTTTCCAGTTCAAAAATCTTATTTGCTTGTTCAACCTCATGTTCATTGATATTTTGAATATCTTTTATAGCATTGTATACCATTGGAAGAACTTCCAACTGGTATTTTAAAACGTCCTTAAGCTCCTCTGGAGCAAATTCTAATTCCAGATTTATATTCATATCGGCCGCTTGGTCTTCTGTTAAGATTCCTAGATTTTTTAAAGTCCCTTTTACATCAAATTTCATTTTCATTTTTTTCTCCTTATACATTTGGCATTAGATATTTAAGACCATTTTGGTCACCAAATGTTTATCGATTATTTCTATCATGTATATAATATACAAAAAAAAAAAACTTAAGACAACTAAAATTAACGATAAAATAAAGACCCCCATAAGGGGGTCATATTTAATCTACTAATCCTATAAACATTTCTTTTTCTGCTTGTTTTATTAATGCAAAATTTGCTTCTATTTCTGCTTGAGTTTGTGGAGGTATAATGGTCATTCTTTTAGCATTCTTAACAGATTTCTCAGTATTCTTTTGAATATTATTAGTCTCTTCTATATTGTCTTTAATAGCTTCTATTTGTTTCTCTTGTTGTTCTATTATCTTTTGAGTACCTAATTTATTCTGAACTGTACTATCTGTAATAGCTCCTGTTAATTTAGTTAATACATTTACTATTTCATTATCACTATTAATATCCTGTACTGCTCCACTAGCAACAGACAATGCTTTAGCTAATACATCGTCACTATCAGTATACGTAACATTTAATTGACCAAATTTCTTTAAGTTCATTTCTTCATTACGTGTTCTCATATGTCTGTCGTATCTAGCTTTAGCTACTGTATCTCTATAAGCTGCATTTGCATTTCTTTCAGCATTAGAACTTATTCTAAATGTTCTATATTTACTATCTTTTGTTGCTATTTCACTAACTAATACACCCGGTTCATCAGGACTATTAAATGCACTATCTACAGTATCCTTATATAATTTATCTACTCTATATGAAGAACTACCTGTTGAATAATAGTTAGCAGATTTATTATTATTTTTATAATCTTTTAGTCCTTTTGGTTTATCACCATTACCAGATGGATCTCCTCCAGTACCTGTATATCTCCATAATGTATATTTAGCATCTTCTGGTTTAGAAGATTTAGTTGTAGCAAAGTTAGGGTGACTACTTCTTGTTGAAGGTGAATGATAAACGTAGAAATGTTGTTGTAATCCATCTGAGATCCATTGACCATTAGCTGCTAACATTGTTATATGTCCATACCATCCACTAACACGTGGATCATTAAATACTAATATATCTCCAACAGCTGGTGTTGATGTAACTGATATTGTTGTATATCCTAATTGCTTAAGAACATTAGCTCTAGATCCATCATCACTTCTACCTGTTACTCCACTAGCACCTAAGAATTGGTTAGCATTTCCTGCTAATGAAGAATAATTCTTACTAAATGCTGTAGCTACAGATGTCATTACTCCATAAGCACATTTACCTTGCATTTTATTATTACCAAATTTTTGTACTGCTACTTCTGCAGCTTTATATGCTGGAGTATCTTTTCCTGGAGGTGATATTTTATCTCTTTCTACTCCAGAGACAGCATCACAACTACCAGGTAATCCTAAAGCACCAGCAGAGAACGATGTTCCACCAGCAGTATTTACTCCATTATTATTTCCACCTTTAGTAGCTTTAGTACCAAAGAAAAATTGTTTTAATTGTCCATCTTCACCTTTAAAGAACCAACCTCCAAAAGAAGCGGAGGTTCCTTTTATAGGAGTACTACTTTCTCCATTAGCATTATCTGTTGTTAATCCAGTAGGATCAGCAGACGAATTCTCTCCACTATTATCATTACTAGTATCTTCTTTAGTTATAGTAGCTCCTTTTTTAGTTTTACCTTCAGCACCTGAACTTAATCCGGCAATATGTGATGTAGAATTCATTAACATATTTACTATTCTTCCACTATCTTTACTATGTACCCCATAATCAACTTCTAATTGGGCTAAATCTCTTCTTTCAAATAAATTAAGTGGTCCATTTTGCATTGGGTCTAATATCCAAGGTACTCCACCTTGTCTAACTATTACTACCCAGTGACCTCCAGCATTCAATATAGCTATTTCATGATTTTGAATTCCCCATTTCTTAGCATTACCTTTTCTATCTTGATCTGCAAATGTACCTATTTTTACTTTTCCTACAGAGGCTCTAATTTTATCGATATCATATTTTTGCATACCAAATCCTAAGAAGAATCTTTGTGATACACCTAAATCTTTATCAAATAATTTATTGCCATCTGCATAACGTTTAACTATTTTAGCATCGAATTTCTTATGGTCATTAAAGAATACTAATTTTTGTACCATTAAAGCACACGCTATACCACATGTAGTATTTTCTTTACCATTTAATCCTAATATTGTACCAACATCTTTTTGTTTAACAAAGCATGTTTTTAATGAGTCTGATGAAACACCTATTCCTCTACCATAATATTGTACTTCTTCATTATTTAAGTATTTCATATACGCAGGTTGAGGTCCTCCAGACCCTCCTTGTGATTTAGCACTATTAGTACCTTGTTGAATTATTTTTTCCGTACCTGCATTTCTTTTACCTGCATAATAATCAATTAATTTTTCTTTAGTATCTGTACCTATTTCTTGTAATCTAACTCCCCTTAAAAAAGTTATCTTTTGGTCAGGAGTTAATTCTTGTAATCTAGTTGTTGAAGGAAGTCCTGTTGTTTTTTCTAGTGTTCTAACATAACCTGCTTCATCATTTCCATCACTTTTAGGAGCATAAGTACTAACGAATTCTTTAAAAGTCATTCCTGTCCAGTCTCTTCTTTTAGACCCAGCATCTGGTTTTTGGAATAACATAAAATTCTGAGCAGCATCAGCATGAGCAGGTGAAGGATAAGTAACTTGTCTATCACCGTTCTTAGGAGGTAAAGCACCAAATTTTTGTATTGCCCATTCAGAACCAGCATCATGAGAATCTGGGTTAAACATTCTCCATCCTACATTTCCATGTCTCATTGCTATAGTACCATCTTTATATTTAACGACGTTATCCATTTTTCCGCCACCGTATTTAGATCTGTCTAATACTTCTACGACAGGTCCATGAGGCATTACAACTGATCCACCATCAAATACTCCAGCACCAGATATTCCACCATTAGGATTTGTCGTAGTTTCAGATTCGTCCATATCATTATTAAATATTGATGCTATATTTCTAGCAACACTCTTTACTTTTTCTTTTACTGTTTGTACACCTTTTATAATTAAATCTCTACCTTTTGAACCGAATCCACCAGTAGCTCCTGTTCCTCCTTGTTTTCTTAAACCAGGAGTTCCTATTCCAGTAACAATAGCACCACTAAATATAGATGCTGCAATAGAATAAGATAAGAATTTATTATCAGTATTAGGTAGTTCTTCCCAACCTTGTTTAAGAGGATCTCCTACATAGACTGTATTTTTATCTTTAGCTATAACAGCTATAAAGTGTTTACTTCCTTGATTATATATTAATAAAGCTAAACAAGCATTTGGACTAGCTATAGCTCTTCTAATATCATCTTTATTACTAGTAGAATTACCTCCATATGAATCAAAGAATCCTACTGATACTGATCCATTAGATAATTTAAAATCATTCGCTTTAGATATAAGTTCATCATCGGTCACATGAATTCCTTTATGTGCAGCTATCATTTTCATAACAGCTAATGCACATCCATCTTCTTGTAAGTCTAGATTTCCTAAACGACCAGCAGGTAAATTATATTGAGAATAAAACATAGGAGCATTTCCAGTAGAAGTTCTACCACTTAAAGATGTTGTAGATACTGATCCCCCACTACCACCTAATTCTCCATAATATTTGAACATTTCCTTAACCTGTTCTTCTCTTTGTTTCTGACCATCATCATAAGTATACCCAGTAGAAGTCTGTTGTCCATGTGGATCTTGTTCGTTCTTCATTCTTTCTTCAGTTAGTTCATATTGACCCTTTCCTTTTTCTCCAGAACCCATTCCTCCATCGTCTTCTGGTTTATCTCCTTCTAATAATAGTCTGTATCTTTCTTCTTCTTCAGCACTATCTCCCATACCAATAGCTTTTAAACAAGTATTAAGAATTTCATATGTTCTTCTACAGAACCATTGCATAATTCCATCTATAGCTGATACAATAGCAGTAACAATCATACATCCAGGTATAGATTCTATTAATGAAAATGTAGCATATGTTATAGCACAAGCATATTTCTGTATAGCAGTAGGATTATCAGTATCGAAAAAGTCTTTAGCTTTCTTAGCACCTTGCCAAGCATCCCATGCTATAAATCCTATATTTATTGCTATACCAATACCAGATAGAGTAAGTCCACCTTTTAATGCTCCTAAGAATCCTTTTTTAGCAGCCTTTTCTCCACCTTCTTTAACTAGTTTTCCACTAATCTTTTCCATTAATTCTCCAGCTAACTTTTTCATACCCGGTATAAATGTACCCGTTATTTTTTTAGCTATTTTTTCGAATCCTGGTATTTTAAATAATACTTTATCTAACATATCGATAGCTTTTAATACCCAGTTACCAATCTTACCTATTTTAGTACCATTCTTAGCTGCCATAGAAACAGTTTTCTCTAAAGTCTCTCCTGTAGCTTTTTTACCTAGATTTTTAGCTAGATTTCCTCCTCCTTTTAAAACACCTTCTCTTCCGTATCTCATTAATTTGTCACTATGTTTTATAAATAGTTCTGCAGCATCATCGGAATATTTTCCCGCCCATTGAGCTGCTCTGTTAGCCCATTTATTTTTTAAGAACTGACCTCCAACTTTAGCTACATCTCCAGCTGCTTTTAATCCTTTGATACCTCGTCCAGCAGTTCCTAGACCCATCTTAGTTAGACTACCAGCGAATGGAACATGTTTTGCAACAGCTAAAGCAGTTTTACCTGTCCCTTTAGCTACTTTCCAAATAAGTTTTTGTGATTTAGCATCTTTAGCAAATCTAATTAAATCTATACCAGCAGATATCTTTCCACCTTTTTCTTTATAAGAATTCCACCAAGTAGAAACACCTTTTTTTGCAGTATTAACAATATTCTTTCCAGTGTTAACTACACCGTTCATAGTATAATTTAATATATTAGGTAAGAAATTAGTTAAAGCATCTTTTATTTGAGGAAAAAACATATATGTGAAAGCAGCACCTTTTAATACAGGTCCTAATACTCCTTGAATATTTTCCCCAGAAATATCGCCTTGGAATAATCCAGTTAATGCTTCAACGAATCCTTTCTTTTTGGCTTTCTTTTTAGTATCTTCTTTTTCATTTGTTTTTTTACCAGCACCTGTAGCAATCTTTTCTAAGTTTTCTTTATTTTGTTCTTCAATCTCTTCTTGTCTATCCTGATCTTTTATTTCATCTTTAGCTTCAGGATCTGTCGTATTAAATTGTGTAGCTTGTTTTAATGCTAATACAGATGTAGATGCCATTTTCTGTATACCTTTAGTGTCAGCATCTGGTGATTGTTTTTTAGCATTTACAGTAGACTTGCTAGTAACTGCTTGTACTTTATTTTTATATGCTTCTGCATCTACCATACCTACTACACCAATAGTATCTAAATGACCTCCGACTAATCTAACATTCAATGTATTTGTTCTTATAGGTTCTAATATATCTTTAGAAAGATTTAATCCTTGTCCTACTTCAGACATTATTCCTGTATCATCAAAATTAATTTTAGAAGTATACCCAGTAGTAGATAAATTCTTCTCATGATCTATACGTGCTTGTAATGCTCTTTTTTTAGCATAATACATTTCCTCATAAGATGCAGCAGCTTGTGGACCAGCTTGTTTACGAGCATTTATATTAGCTAAAGATTGACCAGTTAATGTTGCAACAGCATAATCAGTTTTAGATCCAGAACCTGCTTGATCATAAATCTCTTGCATTGTAAATTTAGGAGATCCAGCTTCAGCAAATCCAGCTTTTTCACGGAATATATCACGTATATTATCTCCCCAATTTGTATCTGCATTACCTGTTATCTTTTTACCTAATTTATTTAATAAACCTTTTCCAAATTTAGCAAATAATCCACCTAATTTTAATATCCAAGATGCAGCTCCACCAAGTATCCATCCTGTAGTCATACCTACTACTGGTCCTAAGATAGGTCCTAAACGTACGTTATTACGAACCCATCCTCCTATTTTAGCACCTTGTGACATTCCCCATGCTTTAGGTAAGAATTCTCTATACATTGCTTCTTGCATAGCTTGTCTTTTAGTTACACTTGTTTCATTACCGTCTTTATCTTTCATTTTTTCGTCGCCTAGTTCAGTCGTCATAACATCCATTATTTTAGACATCTTACCAGACAATACAGCAGTTGTAGCAGCTCCAATACCAATAATAGACGAAGCGAATGGGCCAGTCATACCAGAAGATTGGAACATTTCTTTAACTAACATTCCATATCCTGCGGCTGCTCCAGTACCTACTATTCCTCTGACTTTATTATTATTAGCTAAATGCCATTTGGCAATTTCTGCGGCAGACTTAACAGCATCTTTTCTAGTGTTACCATTAAATTTAGGTCCTCTATCTTGCATTAAATCAGAATAAGAAGATATACCAGCTAATGTTGCATAATCTACTCTTTCGAAAGCTTCTTTACCACCTTTATCGAAAGCATTAACTGTTTTTTCTAAATAAGGTGCAAATGCATGATTGGCTTTCTTTAATTGAGATAATTTAGCTTTTAAATTAGAACGTATTTTATCAACAGACCCCATAAATAATGGAGCACACATTTTATTGTATTCACTTGTTATACGTTTATCTAAATCATCAGAGTTCATGACTCCTGTTAAATCTATAGCTAAATTTTCTAATTCTTTTATTGCAGCCGTCTTATTATTCTTATCGAACTCCTTATCTAATTCTCTACGTGTCTTACCACGCATTTTACCATTATTCCACACTTCTCCATATGTATAAGCTGCCCATTGTGCTACACCACCTTCAGCGTCTTCAAATGCTTCTTCAGCAGCTCTAACTACACCATCACGTGTTTCATTAAATATTCTTAATAACTTCTCCCATAATTCACGAGCTTTTTTACCAGGTAAGCTACGGAATGTTGTTAAGAATCTTCTCATATGATCAGCTGATTCTAAATATTTATCCATTTGTGCTTTATTAGCATGTTCTAATACTTCCTTAGAATATAATACTTTTACAATAAATCTTAAATCTAAAGAATCTACATCTAAAACACGACCAGGATCAGATGCTCTTTCTGAGAAATATAAAATCATTTTCATTAGACCGTCTGCTAATTGAGGTCCTCTATATTTAATCATTTTTTTCAAGAAATTTAGATTCGCATCATTAACATCATCTAAATTCATTATGTCAGCAAATACACCTACACCTACTTCATCATATTCATTACCAAATATATCTTTCTTTTTAGTTACTTTACCCCCTGTTAATTCTTGTTGAGCATATTTCATTTGCTCATTCAGTAAAGATGAATATGAAGTTTTCATAGATTGTTTAGCATCTTCTAATGTTTGAAAACGATTAGATGCGTAGTTATAATACATTGCAGCTTTACCTGTTAAAGAAGATTCTATATTAGCTAAGCTACGAGTTATTACACGTGTTAATGCAGTATGTGCAGCATTATCAAAAGATGTTCTAGTATCTCTGTCTTTAAGTATATATTTAGATAAATCTATATCAGTGTCTAATTTTTTATTACTACCAAGTCTTTGACCTAACCAACCTTTTACTCCTCCACCAAGAGCCCAACTATTCATCACAGTCTCTAGGAATTGACCAGGATTACCTAATAGACCTAATGCTGATCTACCGGCATAAGATCCACCGAACATTTTATTAGCACCATATTTCATTCCTTCTTTTGCCCCTACAGAAAGAATGCTTTTAAATCCACCTTGTGATTGTAATAAAGGAATGATAAGACCAAGTGCCATACCAGCTCCTCCAGTACCAGACATAAAGGCTTCTTTAGCTAAGTTAGATACAAGTTTCTTAGTATTACCTCTAAGAGATCCTCCTGCAAATACTTGTTTAATTAACGAATCTGCTTGTCTTTGACTCTCTCTTTCTCCACGAGGATTTAAATTAAATCCAGTCTTTAAAGTACTATTAATAGATTTTAATTCTTCTAATATACTATTTTGTGTAGTCATACTATTTTTATAAAAATCTAATTGTATTGTATTTTTTACTTTATTTATTTGAGCGACTTGATCTGATATATTTTTAACATGCTCTGTTAATGTATTTTGAAATTTACTATTTAATGCAATAGACTCAGAATGCATTTTAGACATTAACTTAGCTTGTTGACCGAACATTGATCCAAATATCTTCGATTGTCCTTGTAACATACCATTTGTTCCAGTCTTAGTAGACTGAGAAGATACTATACGTCTCATCTTTTTAGGAGCTGTTGTATTAGCATCACTATTATATAGTATTTCTTTATTATCTAAAGCATCTTGGTTAAACCCTGTATCAGCTACACCAGATGTATTGAATTCTTTTAGGTTAACTTTAAAAGCATTTTTACCAGTAAATGTACTATATCTTTTCATATTAGAAGATACATCATTTTCTACATTTTTTAGTTGTAGAATTTGTTCTCTGGCTTTACGTGGTTTCTGTTTTTGAAAGTTAGATACTTTTTTAATGAAACCTTCGTTCATCTTTTTAAAATTATCATTTATTTTAGACATTAATATAATTACTCCTTTCTATATTAATATTAATAAGTATAACCCAAAAGTTTTAGTATAGTTCTATAACACTAAAAAAAAAAACCTCCGAAGAGGTTTTATTAATTATACTTCTTCTCAATGAAGTTGACAACTTCGTCACTCACTTCCAGAGAAGATTTTAATATAGAGTCCATCTCGTCAGTGGCACTACCTGATGCAAGAACTCTGGCGTAGAAATCTTTATAATTTTTACACCCGTTTTGAAAATCTGTCATTAGTTTCAATGTTCTTGAAAGATTACTTTTTACTTTTGATAATAGGGCTGTTGGTGCACCTAGTCCTAACAAGAAATTTAAAGTTTTTTGTTCTGCGATCTGAGCATCCAACAGATCGAATTTCATTTCGAAAGTTTCTACCACATTTTCACCGAGTGTTTTTTCATCTTCTTTTAATCCTACAAAATTTTGATCCATAATTCTTTTAATAGTTAACATTTCTTTCTCCTATTCTAATGGCGTTAGATATTTAAACTCATTTTGAGTACCATTAGTTATTTATTATTTATTTCTATCATATATATAATATACAAAAAAAAAAAACTTAAGACAACTAAAATTAACGTTAAAATATAAGCCCCCACATGGGGGCATAATATTATCTGTATCCAAATTTATTTCTTGCAGCTATAATCATAGCTAATTCATTTACTGTTGATTTATGTTTAAGTGCCATCATATCTTCATCTACGATATTATTTAGATTAAAACTTTCACCTAACATTTTAACACTGGCAGCTTCTACATCTAGTACTTGATTTACCATTCTAGATAAATCTATAGGAGATGTATTTATTATATTTCCTTTATAGAAATATTTAGCTTTTTCAGCTGTAGGTAATTTAGCATTTCTTTTTCCTAATGCTTCTCTTATTTCTTCATTAGACATTTCTAAAATATTATTAATACCTATAGCTTCTCCTTGTGCTACTAATCCTTTAGTATTTAATCCATCACTTTCCATTTTACCTGATGGAATATCAAAATCTTCATTTGCTGGTTCTGTTTCTTCACCTTCTTCAGATTGTTCTTCTGATCCTTCTTCTTCAGGTCCAAACTCTTCAGCTGGTTCTTCTTCCGGATCGTCGAAATCACTGAATTCATCTTCTACTTGACCATCATCCATTGGTTGTTCTTCCATACCTTCCATAGCCATAGGATCTTCAACAACATCTTGTTGCTCTTCCTCTTCTTGTTCTCTTTTAATGAATTCATTTTTAGCTTCTTTTAAAAGAGTTCTAAAATCTTCTTTAAGATCATCATCTAGAGCTCCTTCTCCTTTAGCTACTAATATAGCAGCATTCTGTAATTTCTTTACATATCTAGTTAAATTATCTGCAGCTTCTTCATATGGTATTCTTCTATTATTCAATAGACCTGTTCTATGATCTATTTTTTTATTAACTTGTGATATTAATGAAGATGTAACTCCTCCTGCGTCTGGAGCTGATCCATAATTATCCAAAGTAACTAAAGATGTCTTAGTTAAGTCTATCGGATTCTTTTCATCAAATAAACAAAAAGATTCTCCTAATACCTTTAATGGTGTTTTAGAATCTATAACTGCTACATTTTCTGACACACCTGCTAAATATGCTCCTATAATTGTATGCGAAGATTCTCTTTTTAATGATTCTGCTAACTCTGTTAACAACATTATTACTTACCTCCTATATAATTGAATTTAATATGGTAGAAAGTTTTTCTTCCGTTATATCCTTATAAAAATCTTCGACAGTTCTATAAATTATATGAGATTTAGATAAGATTTTTTCTCTACTAAAATCATCTTTATCTATTTCTCTTAAACATTCAAAGAATTGTTCTCTCGTTCTAGGATATTGATAAGTATTCTTAAGTATAATAATTAATTCTAGATCTACAATATTTAATATCATTTCGCTTTACTCCTTTGAATTTTTTGTTCTGTTTTTATTTTAATGTAACACGCATCAACTATCGTAAGAATTTTATCTTTGGCTAAATCAGAATTATTTTCTTCTACTAATAAATCTAAATCTTTCTTTCTATAATAATTTAATACTGATTTTACAGCTTTATTAGGATTCTTACCTGTCCTTTTAATAAATTCTATAATAGTCTTAAAGAAAATTTTATTCCACTCTTTATCCGATATTTGATTAATGAATTTATATTTCATACTTAAAGTATGTCTTAAATAATCATTAGAATTATATAATAATATTTTGTACCATCTAGGTAAATTATCTGTATAATATATTTCTATTACTACTCTTTCATCTTTCGGATCTTTTACGAATGTTTTATTAGTTCTACTGTCTACAACATGTTCATCACGTAATAAGATTTGATATTCAAAATCTTGTGCTACATCATAATGTATTTTCATACCATTATCTACGTCAGGTTTAGACACCGCAGCCATTCTCTCTTGTTCTAATAATCTCATTTCATTTTCATTTAATACCTTTAAATAATTCTTAGGTATTACAGAATATATACTTAATTGAACAAACATAGGTCCTAAAATACAAATACCTTGTAATTCAGCAGATTCATTATAAATTTCTTTAAAGACTTTCATTAGTTGAGCCTTATGTGGATTATAAGTTCCTATAGTACCATCTTTTTTCTCTAAGAACCTGGGTCTACTATCTATAAGTGGGTGGCCAGGTATTACGATTGTACATTTTTGATCGAATTTATAATCCAGATATTCATAAGGCTTTCTAAGTTTTTCTATTATTGTATCTGGTTGCCAATTAGAATCTTTAAATCGGCGATCGATATCATTTTTTGTTAAACTTTTCATACCTTCCTCCTGCATAATATAATACTAAGAAAGTTTGAATTATTTAACGTTTACCTAAACCTTTCTTAACTGCATTAACAGTACCCTTAGCAGCATTAACCGCACCTTCTGGTATAGAACGTGCTCTTTCTTTAATATCTCTTGGTGCACTAGATAAAAGATCCCATGTTCTAGTTAATCCTAATCTTATAGATTGCGATTTCTCTTGTATAGCATACATACCATTTTCACCTATATCTGCCCATACTTGGAATTTTCTATCTAATATATTTTTAAATGTACCTTCGTTAGCCATATATTCTTTATACATTCTTTCATTAACATTCATTTTTTGTGTACGTGTTAATGTTGTAACATTCATTCCACATAAAGTAGCTAAGAAAGTAGTCATTGATGATGATAATGTCATTCCAGATTCAAACCAACCTGGCATTTCTCTATATATGTAACTATTTAGATCTCTTAATGTTATTGCTACATCTACTTCAGTAGGCATTCCATAATCATTTAATGTCTCCATTTTTCTAGATATAGTCATACTCTCTATTAATCCATACTCTGTATTTATTACACCTTGAGAGAATACTCTTAATATAGGAGCCGAAGAATAGAAACCTCCTGTACCTAATGGGACTGCTAAACACATTAATTTGTTTAATTGATGTATAATAGACATAAATACTGTTACTGGATCTCCACTGGCTGCTATAAGTTTAATATTAAAAGAATAAGATTTCTGATAAGTAGTATCTTTCCATACATCTGGTATAATAGCATTACCTCCTAAAAAGGTCATAAGACTATTACCTCCGTCAAAGGCACCTAAAGTTTTACCCATAACCTCTTTTACTAAAGAAGACGTATCTCCTAATAGGTTATCTAATCCTTGTTTGAATTCTGATGGTTCTGCACTATTACTAATTGTATCAGATGCTTCTATAGCTCCGTCTACATAGAATACTACGAATCCCGAAGATTGTTTTTCTTCATCGTTTGATCCTGAACTAAATGCGATAGCAGGTACACCTTGAATAACTGAGTCTACTAGTCCCACTCCTAAGTTAGCTATGTCAGTATGCTGAAATGTATTAAAAGATAAAGATCTTATTTCAGGTTTAGTTATTTTTAATCCACCACCATATGCTGATGCTTTATCATCTGTACCAAACATTGCAGCTGATATTCCTAATTCTTCGATACCCATTAATAATATAGCAATTCTATCATGTCTAGCTACTTCTAAATAATATTCTTTTAATTTAGGTTGGTTAAAATCTATTCCACCTGCTATTACTTTTTTTTGTAAATAAGTAACATTTTCTGGATTTAAAATGGTTTCCCAGCTTTTTCCATCTAGCTTTAGACCCCATGTTATAAATCCAGGCTGAAATGCTATAAATGTTCCATATCTCATTACAGTATTTATATACTGATAACCTAATCCATCGTCTATTCCATCTAATGGAGGATCTGTAGTATCTAAATATGTAGCTGGTAATCCTCCTATACCGTATACAGCAGATTTAATAGCATATTTTTCTAATCTTTTTCTTGTATTAGTAAAATTCTTATTAAATCTAACAGCTGTTATAGAGTTCTCTAATGAGGAATCCGTAATTGATTTTTGTTTAAATCTTATTTTACTATTTTTTAAACGTTTAAATTCTTTAGATAAGAAATCCTTATCATATTGATCTTCAGCACCAAATTCCACATCAGGAGAAGTAGGCGACGTTCCTGTCGCCTTTTCGACTAATTCTACATTAGCTTCTCCATATTTCTGTATGTCACCTTCTCTTTTAGCATTCTTTAATTGTTTGGAAACACTATTCTCTTTTTGTTCATAACTAACCTTTCCATTTTCTTTTTTAGTTACTATAGAAGTATTAGCATATCCAAGATCATGTTTCCCTAAATTCGCACTATGAGTTATAGGTTTATTTTGACTGACAAATGTTATTCCTCCTGTACTTTGTTTAGCCATTGATTTCCTCCTTTCTATCCATTAGTAAATAAAGATTTACTTTCTTCTGTTAATGGTTTAAATAAATCTAAAAATGCTGTATTTACATTTTGACTATTTACTGTTTTCATAATAGTAATTAAAGGTACTTCTTTTTTATCTAAAGCTATACCTGCATCTTTAGTACTCTTCGTTTGTTCATTTAGCACATCTGTGTGTTTCTTATTTGTTTCTAACATATTTTGTGTACCTAATTTATTTTGTACTGTACTATCTATTAATGCTGTTGATAATTCTAATAAAGCATTAACTACAGTAGATTTTGTTTTTACATCTGCTATAGCACCTGCTGCAGTAGACAATGATTTTGTTAATACATCATCGGTATCTTTATATTTGATATTTAAGATACCCCATCTTTTATTGTTTTGTCCTTCAGACATATTACGAATTTCTCTGTAATATTTTGCTTTAGCTATATTATCTCTAGCAGCTAATGATAAATTTCTACTTCTATCAGAACTCATCTGGAATTTTTTATATTTAGACTCTTTAGATTCAACAGGAGTAGCAATTGTACTTTTATATTTTGGATCTGGTGTATTTTTCGCATTTTGTACTGTATTATTATATACTTGTGATGTATTATATTGAGAACTTCCGGTAGAATAGTAGTTAGATACATTATTAGTAACATTTTTAATGATCGTATCTTTATCTCCTCCAAATCCTTTAGCCGGTGTCTTATTAGATTTATTATTATTAGACATTAAGGCTGCAGTATTATTATTTACAGAACCTCCACTAGACATTCCTGTAGGTTTAGCACAAAATCTACTATCTCTATATAATGTAACACGTCTACCATATCCATTATTTAAATTACTTTCATTATAAGGTGTACTTCTTCTTTGATCAAAGTCTGATACCCATCCAGAATTTTTTGCTCCTGCTTGAGGACCACAATACATTTGTACGTGACCACTTTCATGTGTTCCAAATGGCCATATTATACAAACGTCACCTGGTTGTGGAGGTGATTGTACAGATATCATAGTAAACCCATAATCAGGCGGTAATCCAATTTGTTGATCTATATTAGAGTTAGGTCCCGGTATTCCTCTACCAGCTGCTCTATCTTGACTACCTTGTCTCCATGTAGTTTGTAATGCAGATGAATAACCAGCTTTAATAAGAGCATTAACAGTATACTCTCTACATTTAGATAATGATTTACTAGCTGCTCTGCTAACACAATATTTAGCAGCTTCGAATGGTTGATCTCCGTCCTTTAATTGTAAAGCAGGTACAATCGGTAATGATATAGTATCTTGCATCATCGGGAATGCTGCACCAGTAGATCCGGCTACTGTTCCATTATTATAACCAGAACCATTTCCACCAGCAGATTTTATATTCTTCTTTTTAGTACCAAAGAAAAATTGTTTAAGTTGACCATCTTCTCCTTTAAAGAACCAACCTCCTAGAGAAGCTGATGTACCTTTTATAGGAGTTTCACTGACAGTAGAATCTGTTGTAGTATTTGATGATCCAGCTGATGTATCAGTAGTGGCTGAAAAATTATTAGGTTCACTAGAGATAACTCCACCTTTTTTCATTTTACCTTCGGCTCCAGAACCTAATCCACCAACATGACTAACTTCGCCATTATTCAGTATATTAATAACTCTCCCAGCATCTGTTACATGGACTGCATAATCTACATCTCTTTGAGCAATATCTCTTCTTTCAAATAAATTTATAGGACCGTTCTGCATAGGATCCATTACCCATGGAACTCCTCCTTGTCTAATTAATAATATCCAGTGTCCACCTGCATTTAATATAGCAATTTCCCAATTACGTATACCCCAACCTTTAGGATTTCCTTTCTTATCTTGGTTGGCGAAAGTAGCAACTTTAACTTTACCTTCTTTTGCACGTATTTGATCTATTTCATATTTAGACATTCCGAATCCTAAAAAGAATCTTTGTGATACACCTAAATCTTTATCGAAAAGTTGTTTACTATCAGCATATCTTTTTACAGCTTTAGCATCAAATCTTTTGTGATCATTAAAATATACAAGCTTCTGTAACATTAATGCACAAGCAATTCCACAAGTTGTATTATCTTTTCCAGTCAGTCCTAGTACACTTCCAACATCTTTCTGTTTTACGAAACAAGTTTTAATTGAATCAGCAGATATACCAATACCACGCCCATAATATTGTACTTCTTCATATGGAGATTGTCCTCCTATAGATCTAGGACCTCCAGAACCACCTTTTGCTTCAGCTAATTTTTTAGAATGGAATTCATTAAATTTAGATATACTATCATTTAATGATAAAGCAGTTCCACCTTTCTTACCTGTAGATGTAGTCAAAGGTGCATTACTATCTATATAAGATCTTCTCATACCACTCATTTCCATTAAGTTAGGATTACTTTTACCTATATAATTCATTGATGTCGGTAACATATGTGTCATATGAATCATACCTGTTGACACATTATCTACTCCATTCTTTTCTAATACTTTAGCATCATGTGCCATTCTAGCTAAGAATAATGTACCATTTTGTCTAGGATCAGTTAAATTTCCTCCTTGAGAAGTATCAGGTACTCCGTATGCAGCTCCATTATATTTTATTCCACCTAAGCTTTCTGTTAAAGTTGCTCTCCAAGAAGCAGCATTTAATTGTCCTAGTCCTGTATAAGAACCTGTCTTAGCATTAGGGTTAAGTCCTGACTCTAAATACATCATTGCTGTAATAGCATCTGCAGGTATATTAAATTTAGATGATAATGCATTAATAAGAGGTGCCATATTTTTATAACCTGAACCTGATACAGCAGGTAATTGATCCCATTTCCATCCACCATTATCTGTTATACTTTTAGCACTAAATGTTAATTCACCTGCTAATCCAGTACCTGCATTAATTGGTCGAGACTCTTCAGAACTATCTGAATGATTATTAAATATATTCGTTATATTTTCTCTCATACGTTGTATTTTTTGTCCTACAGGAGAATGACTCCAAATATTACTTTGTATATCTTTTCCTTTAGATCCAAAACCACCTGTTCCAGTACCACCTTGCTTTTTAGCTTTACCTGGTAATCCTATATTTGTTACTATAGCACCTTGAAATATTGCAGCAGCTACAGAATAATTTAATAATTTAGCATCAGTATTAGACATTATTTCCCATTGTTGTTTTAAAGGATCTCCTACATATACATTATTCTTATCTTTCGCTATAACTGCTACAAAGTGTTTATATCCTCTATTCTGTATTAATAAAGCCATGATAGCTCTACCTGAATATAAAGCTGATTTAATGTCATCTCTATTAGCAGTTATTTTACCACCGAAATCTTCAAAAAATGCTGTGGATACAGATCTATTAGAAAGTATATGTCTTTGCATATGTCTAGTTAATGTTAAATCATCTATATTTATTCCTTTATAAGCAGCTATCATTTTCATAACAGCTAATGCACATCCATCATCATTCGTATTCATAGAACCTAACTGTCGACGTTCTAATTCTCGTTGTGCAAAGAATTGTGGAGCATTATCACCTACAAATCTATTAGAATCTAATGATGTGTGATATCTAGGACCTCCAGATCCTCCTTCATTATAAATACGAGATATCTCTTCTGATATTTCTTCTTGTGTTCTACCTTCTTCTATCATTCTTTTTTGCACTTCATTTATAGTTTCAGCTTTTTTCTCAAGGTCTTCCTCGTTTGTGTTAGATCCAGAATCGGAATCTATCTGTTTATCTACTTTATTTTTAACGTCCTCAAAGTGTTGTAAATTTTCTACACTATCTCCAACACCTAATGGTTTCATAATACCCATCATCCATTCATAAAATCTAAAACATAACCATTTCATAACAGAGTCCATAGAAGATAATATTGCTGTAACTACAAAGCAACCCGGAATACATTCTATTAAAGACATTGTACCGAATGTAACAGCACATGCATATGTTTGCCATGCTGTAGCTTTATCTCCTTCCGGTATTTCAAAGAAATCTTTAGCACGTTTAGCACCTTGCCAAGCATCCCATGCAATAAAAGCTAAATTAATAACAGCTGTTACTATACCAGATGTTAATACACCTTTTATAGATCCTAAAAAGGATTTCGTAGCTGCTTTAGTACCACCTTCACCTACTATTTTTGTAGCAAATTTATCAATTAATTTAGTAAATAATTTTTTAGCATAAGGTACAATTCCTTCAGCTAAGTATTTAGCAAATCTTTTAACCCCAGGGATTTTATATAATAATTTACCTAAGAATTCTAATCCTTTAAATACATATCCTAAAATCTTACCAAGTTTACCACCATTTTTAGGATTTAATAATTTACCAAAAGATTTAAATCCACCTTTTATAACTTCTTCAGATCCTTCAATAGCTATTTTTAAAGCTACATCATCTACTTTAGAAATTACTTTATTTAATACTTTGCCGCCTAATTTTTTTGCTCCACCAGCCAGAGCTTTACCAACACGTCCTATAGTATGTTTCCCTATCCATGCAGCTGGTTTGACTCCAGGTATGAGTTTAGCAGCTCCCCATAAAAATTTACCTATGGTTTTTAATTGTTTTACATTTGTACCATAATGTCTGAAGAATTTCCATAAGTCTCCCATGAAAGAAATTCTTCCATCATCAAACCAGTCACCAGGTTGTTTTTTTTGATAAAAATGATCAGGTATATAATTAAATCCATCATTTATAGCTTTAGGCCAATTTAATGGATTTAAAGTATCAAGAATTACTGGTACCGTTTTTTGAGCAGCGTCCATTAATTGAGGAAAGAAAAAATATCCTGCTAATGCAGAAGCAATTAAACTAAACTTACCTTTCTTTTTCTTCTTCTTTTCTGCTTTACCAGATGTATTATCTGCTATACGTTGTAAACTCTCTCTATTCTTTTCTTCAATTTCTTCTTGTTTATCTTGATCTTCATATTCATCTTTAAATTCTTTATCATTAGTAGCAAATTGTATACTATCCTGTAAATTAGTTACAATTGCTTTCTTAATATTATCTTGTGCTTGTTGATTCGTAGTTGTTGATTTCTTTACATCTTGAGATGCTGATCTAGATAAAGATTGTAATCTGTTTTTATATGTCTCGGCATCAACTGCTCCAATTACAGATACAGCATCTAGATTTCCTCCTACTAATCTAATAGCTAAAGTAGAAGATAAAGTTGTATCTACAGATTCTTTTACAGTAGATATTTTATTTATCGATTGCTTTTCTTCATTGTCTGTAGATTCAACAGTTTTATTAGTATTTATTGGTGTAGGATTATTCTTTTCTGCTACAGCTGCCTTAATAGATTTATATCTTGCTTCTATATCTATTTTATTTCTTTTTCCTACTAGTATTTTAGAAATATTATGAGCACCTTTATCTGCACCACCTTGTTTTAAGACTTCTTTCATAGTAAAGCTTTCTTCACCAGCAGGTCCTAATCCCATAGCAGTTCTCATTAAATCTCTAATGTTATCTCCCCAAGACATATTTTCATCACCTGTGAATTTTCGTCCTAAAGAGTTCATTAGACCTTTACCCATTTTACCAAACAGACCACCTAATTTAACTACCCATGTAGCAGCACCACCTAATAATTTACCAGTAGCGAATCCTACTACAGGTCCTAAGATAGGTCCCAATCTAACATTATTTTTAACCCAGCCACCAATCTTCATACCTTGAGCCATTCCCCAAGTCTTTGGTAGCATTTCTTTATATGTAGCTTCCATTAAAGCTTGACGTTTAGTAACATTTGTTTCTTTTCCATCTTTACCTATCATCTTTTCGTCACCTAAAGATGTAGTCATTATATCGACTGCTGATGATAGTTTTCCAGAAAATATAGCTGTTGAAGCAGCACCTATACCTAACATTAAAGATCCTATTGGTCCAGTCATACCAGAATTTTTAGCCATAGTTGATACTAAGGAAGCATAAGCTCCTGCAGCTCCTACTGTAGCTAATCCTCTTACTTTAGCATTATTTTCCATTTGCCATTTAGCTATATTAGTAGCTGATTTAACAGTATCTTTAATAGTCCAAGTTACCATTTCGGGAGGTTTAGATGCATCTAAGACATCTGAATAAGTATTTAATCCAGACATTGTTGCATAATCATTTCCTTCTAAAGCTGATAATCCTGATTTATCAAATGCATTTGACAGTTTCTCTAAATAAGGAGCGAACATATGGTTTTGCTTTTTTAATTGTGCAACTTTTGCTTTTAAGGTAGCTCCTATTTTAGTATTACCATTCATAAAGATTGGTCCTACCATTTTATTGTATTCTTCAACTAGCTTTTGTTTAATTTGATCTTTTTCTGTTATTCCAGTTAAATCAATTATATCTGTACCTATATTAGAAGATAAAAAAGAAAAGTTCTTTCTCTGGTCAGAATAAGCTTTATCTAATTCATGTCTAGTAGCTGCACGCATAGTTTTCTTTGTACTATCATATACTTCTTTATATGTTAATTTTTCCCATGCGGCAACTGATCCTTCAGCTTCATCAAAAGCATCATCCATAGCCGATGATACATTGTCTCTTAAATTATTAGTATAGCCAATTAATTTATCCCATACTTTCTTAGCTTCTTTTTGTGGTAAATCTCTTAAAGCTTCAAGAAATATCTTAAATGAGAAAGCAGATTCTGCCATTCTATTTAATGATTGTTTATCTGCATTTTTTACTGCATCACTACCGTGTATGGCTCTCATTAAAATTTTTACATCTATATTAGTATCTAATATTTTACCAGGCTCATTAGTATGTCTAGCTAAAAATGCTACTAATCTTATTAAGTATTCTCCTAATTGTTGACCTTTAGACTTTATAGCTTTTTGTATAAAATCTAAATTAGCATCTTTAACATCATTAGTAATTTTAGATAATTCTTTCCATAATCCATCTTCTTCTACATCAACCATTTCACCGAAGACATTCTTTTTAATTTTATAAGATGATATTATTCTTTTTTCAAGGTCTTCGACTTCTTTTTTCATTTGAGAAGTTTCACCTTTAGCTAACATTCTATTAGCTTCTTCAGGAGTTTCAAATCTATTTGTATGATAGTTATAATACATTACTGGCTTACCAGATAAAGTAGATTCTATTCTAGATAAATAACGTGTAATAACACGTGTTAATGCAGTATGTGCTTCCATGTCGAATTGAGCACGACCCTTATGGTCTTTATTTAATACTGAGGAAATATCATATATCTTAGCTTTACCGTCTTGTCTACCAGCTTTTTTTCCTATCCATTTTTTAATACCTTTACCAGATACACCCCACGACGTAACGATATCTTCTAAAAAGTCTCCTGGGTTATTCAACATTCTAGATGCATTTTTAAAAGTTCTATTTCTTTTACCTAGTTGATCAATTCCCATACTGATGGCACCTTTACCACCGTATGTTAATAGTCCCTTTATACCACCCATACCCATCATTAAAGTAGGAGCCATGGTTAACCCCATAGAGAGTATTCCTAATTGACCACCAGACATTTGATCAGCACCATCTTTTGCTAATTGTTTTAGTATCTGTTTACTTTTATTACGTAAAGATCCACCACCAGAAAATAATTGTTTAATTAAAGAGTCAGCTTGTCTGTTAACATTACGTTCTCCTTTATCATTTAAATTAAATCCAGTCTTTAATGTACTGTTAATAGATCTTAATTCTTCTAATATACTATTCTGAACAGTTAATGAATTAGTATAAAAATCTAATTGTACACTATTCTTTACTTTATTTATCTGTGCTACTTGATCTGATATATTTTTTACATGAGATATCAACGTATTATTAAATTTAGTCGATAGAGTCATTTTTTCTGAGTGTAATTTAGTTAAGAAATTAGACTGATTACTAAACATATGAGACATCATTTTACTTTGTTTCTCTAAAGGATTATCATTAGAGGATTTAATACGTCTCATTTTCTTAGGGGCTACACCAGAATTGTCACTACTATAAAGTACATCTTTATTTAATGCATTACTATCTATACCGATATCTGATACATCGGTATCTTTAGGTACGTTATAATTAAATCCAGATATATATTTACCATAAGTACTAGATAATTTATTAGACTCTGTCTTAACATCGTCTAAACGAGTATCTCTAAAAACTTGTTTTTTTGGAGTTTGTCGTTTAAAATTGTTCACTTGTTTACTAAATGAATCAACTTGTTTTTTAAAATTATCATTTATTTTAGACATTAATATAATTACTCCTTTCTATATTAATATTAATAAGTATAACCCAAAAGTTTTAGTATAGTTCTATAAGGCAATAATGGTCGGTAAAAATAAAGACCCCCATAGGGGGTCATATTATTTCTTGTTAATAGAGTTAATCAGATCTAAAAGTGCTTTCACATCTTTAGCTGTATCTTCAGGTTTAGTTTGTTTAGTTAAATTATTTACTTGTTGTTCTAATTTACTAAACATATCTTGACTCAACTTGATAGTTTCTTCAGAAACAGCTTTAGCTGATTTGTCAACAAATTTAATTGTGTCAGAATCTTTAGTCTTAGGTTCTACCTTAAGAGCAGCTTTAATATTATCGAAAGCTGTTTGAACCAGTTTATTCACATATCCTTCTACAGCAGAAGTAGGTAGTATTCTTAGTAATGGTATTTGTTGTATAACAACAGCCATTACTTGAACCATTCTTTCATCTAGATCAGATCTCTGAATCTTATCTAAAGTTTCATAAGCACCTTTTTTAAGGGTATCTTTTATAGATCCGTCTTCAGCTTCTGGTATATATTTATATGCCATAGCTCTAACTTTACCATTAAATTTAATAGCAAAAATAATTAATAAAAGAACTATTACTACAACAACTGATCCATAACCAGATAAGAATTTTAAAAATATGTCCATAATCAATTCTCCTCTCTACAAGTATATTAGAAGAGTTGTTTTACATATTATATGATGGTATAAAAAATGGAGTTATGTTAAAGGACATAAGATTTAGACTGAATGTATTTGGTTTATGATTAGCTAATTTAATATACATTCTGTCTGTAGTATCGGAAAATTGTTCTCCTACACCTAATTTAAATATACAATCTAAATTATGTAAACTAGATTGTCCGGGAATAAAATTATGAGTTTCTTGTGTTTCTGCTGCTGGTGTTTCACCATTTTCATCTGTATCAAACTTATATTCTTCTCGTAGACGAGCTACTATGTCATCTGATACTCCACTGTGAACATTACCGTACACTACCTGAGGCTCTAATGCAAATGAAAATGTTTCTTCAGGAAATATAGTAGGTATAAAGTCAATATATGCATTAAGTGTAGACGTTGTATTCGATAAAAGAAAGAACGTTTTCTTTTGATTCTGTGGAATCCGCTCGGACGCATTTAAAATTACCTTTTCAGTTCTTTTTCCAACAACGAACGTTCGTGGAACCAATCGAGATTTAGTATTGAATGCAAAATATGGATTTTTTCCGAAGTTATCTAGATGAAATGTAGTTAAAGAACTATTGTTGATCTCAGCTCCAGATATAGATAACTTATATCCCATTTCATTAAGCAATAATTGATATTTTTCTGGATGTCTTTCTTTATCTATAAATCCTATAACGAACATTGGGTTAATAGTTTTAAATTGTCGTAATAATTCAGAAAAATATTCTTCATTCTCTATTAAGTCGTTAACATTCTCTGGTAATACCCCTATAGTATATTTATTGTTACTGCATTTAAGAGGATTCTCTATATTAGGTATATTAATTTTATATTGATCAAATTTACTCAAATGAGGATGGATGTTATTATCAATCATATTTTTCGGTCCTAAATAACAAGCATCAACCCATTCTTCAAATTTAGTTTTATCACCGAGTGGAGCGTTGAAAACTACTAGGTTTTGTAGAACTGCGGTACTAGCCATTCCAGATGGTAAAGTGTTATTGAATGTACTTGGTAGCATTGGGAATGACACCCAAAAATTCTTTATAAGACCGCTTGGTGTTTTAGTAAGAGTGGGTGTACTTACTTGGAAGCGATTTCGGAATGCTTCCTGATTTCCTATCATTTTTATGTATTTCTTATTAACATAATCATACCCAGTATTATCAATACCAACACCTAGCATTAAACAAATTACATTTTTAAAATAACGATTTTCTTTTAATAATTTGTCTCTAAGTTTCTGACAGAAAATGGTATATTTCTCCCAGAAAGTAGCGTTATTATAGTCTGGATATTTTCCACCTTCGAAATTAACTGTTGGAACATTGTCCGGCACATAAGAGTAACCATAATTTTTCGTATCTATAACTACTCTTATAACTATACTTTTTTCCCCATGTTTTTCTTCATTTACTGCACCAGGATATACTCTAGAAATATTACTTAGATCTACTTCTCCTCTATTATCAACTAGATCTTTCCATGTCATGTCATAAAATATTATATGAGTATTTTTTTCTATTTGTTCTCTTTGTTTATCAGATCTAGGAATATAGTTAGCTCGATGAGAATATCCCATAAATGGATTGTCTGGTGTATCGGATAACACTTTATAAGATTTAAAACACGCATTCAAGTAAGATGATGACGAATTGCTAAAACGGTACTGAATAACTTGTCCATTTCTATCTTCGTATGAAATCATTTTATTTGTTCTTTCCCCATTACTTGCTAGAGTAAGATAATATTTCTCATTTGTAGCTACTTCGACAATTTTAAAGATACCTTGTAAATTATTTTGTGATGTATATGATTTTAATATTTTCATAGCATAGTTAAATGTAATACGATCTGTTTCTTTATCATTTCTTATACTATAAATAAAATATAAATTATTCACAATCATTCTTAATAGAGGATGTCCTCCAGTATTATACTGAAGATTTATATAATGACCTGATGATTCATAATATATGTCTATTTTTGTATTAATCCAATCTATTATATTTTGTCTAACCGATATAATCAATTGAATATCTTCTTCTTTCGCATCAGGAAAAATATCTTTCAATAATTTTTTAAAATTGTCAAGAGATCTGTAAATAAATGTTGGCTTAGCTTCTTGGTTTACATAAGATAACAATAGATACATTAACCAATACCAAGTGTTCATAACACCATAAAACTCGATGTAGTTAGGTGATTCCATATCTAAGAAACTTAAATCAGTTTTGTCTTCTAGAGAGACTGGGTAATTCATAGTTCCGTCGTCATAATATGTACTATACGGATCTTCTGGTAAAGCGTCGTTGATATTAAAAAACTTATGTAAAAAAGTTACTTTCGGTATTTCTACAGAAATTGTGGTAATAGCTCCGTCTGTGCAATAACATTTAGGTGTTCTGGAATCATCTAAACTTAATCTTTTTCCATTCACTACTATAGATTCAGTATTAAATCCTCCTGTGTAGTATTGTTTTAACATTTTTCTAACAGGATCATAAAGTTCATTTCTTTTTTGTTCATCCTGAACTTGATATAAATCTTCTTCTACCCCACCTACAAATCCTTTTATATCTCGATAATGTACTAAATCACTAGGATGGATAAAATATGATGTAAATAATTTTACTATTTGTTCTTTGTGAGTCTTTAATATCTTTTTATCGCCTGTAAAAGGTATTTTGTCATTATTAAAGAATGAATCATTTCTGAATATATGATTTCTAAAATGAAACTTTATCGAGAATCTTTTTAAAGGTCCTAATGCCGGATAAAAAGAGAGCGATTTTTTACTACTTTCTGGTGTCTCAGCATAGTAAGACATAGGTATTCTTAAATAGTACCTTCCATCAGTATCTTTCTTTAAATTAAATGAACTAGGTTCTCTTGTGTCTGGAAAATTAATATTAGGGTATGGGTATGATGTATTCTGTTTAAAATAGTTTTGACTACTATCATTATTGGCCATATAAGGTACAGATATTCCTATTAAAGCTGCGAAAAATAAATGAATTCTCCAATCATCCCTTTTATCATCAAATCCAAATAACAAAGATCCATCAGCTTCTATTTTCTGTAAGGTAGGAATATTATCTGGGTCATAATACGGAGCATTTTTTACAGTAGCTTTTTCACAATCAACTATAATTGGTTCTGTAGCTAAAGTTGAATCATTTGGATCAAATAATGGTGGTTCACCGTTTCTACTCTCTCTTGTAGATTCTATTGCTGTATAAGCGTATTGTGACATATCAGTAATCGGTAAGTTAACATCTTTACGTTTTATTTGAAATAATTGTATTGCAATTTTACTTCCTGAATTTTTTTCAGAAAAAATAGTAAATTTTGTGTCAGGTTTTAATTGAGCATTAGGATCAGTAAAAAATTCTTCTCCAAACATATAAGCCTTTATGGTGGTTAACGCTGAACCGCTCAATTTAGCTGAGTTGGAGTCCTCGTGCATAAATTTAGTTATTGGATAATAAGAAAAATTATTTCTGTAAAAAACATGTCCTTCTTGTAAAGTTCCATAATTAACACGTGATAATCCTTCATATATTTTGAAGTGATCGCTTCTATAGCCAGGAAATCCTAATAAATTAGATTTGTAATTATATTTATCGACGTATTCATAAATTGGGTTATATCTTAAATCATATTTAGGTTCACCACGTTCGTCTACTTCAAATATACCTAATAAGAACATCACTTCATTATTTTCGATTTTATTTTCTATTTCTGTAGGGAATTTTATAAATAACCCAAAAGCTTCTTCATTAGGGTCAAAAAAATCAGGTCTATTGACCATCATCATTTCATTTCTGTTATCATTTCCTGTGAATAACTTCCCTCTATTAAACATATAAACATCTGGTATCCAATCTAAGTTTCCTTGTATAGTTATAAAACCACTATTAATTTCTTTCCCATATTTTGTTTTATAAACTACGGGGATTTTGAATTTTGCTGGATGCGGTTTAGCTATACCTTTTATACCTTCATCCAATCTATAAGGAAAATCTTGTCCTTCCATATTAACAACCATATTAGGTTGTGCATCTTTAAAATGCACTTCTTGATTACCATCTGTTTTCTTTATTTTTTCTGGTATTTTTAATGGCGGTATAACGAAATCCAACTCTTTCATAAATTCTTTTACCATATTATCTAAAGAAGCATCAGTATTAATAGCAGATGTTCTTAATGGATTAACTTTCATTTCATTTGTCATATCCTGTTTCCATCTTTTCATTACTTCGAATTTATCATCCAAAGAAGCTGTTTTATTATATACAGAAAAAGGAGTAATGGTTAACTCTCTACCTGTAGCTGTTCTATATGCTTCTTTTAATTTTACTAAATTTATATTATTAAGTATATCATGTCCATCTAAAGGAAAGTAACTAGCTTTCCATACTTTCATTTTTTCATCAAATATACGTATTTTATAATAAAAATATACAGAATACATAACTTGTGATAAGGTAGCATCCTGCCGAAGCAGGATACCTTTATTATTCAATACTTTTATAAATTCTTTTTTATATTTATTAAGATATACTAATTTATCTTGTGTTGTTCCCATTTAACTTTAAACCTCCGTTCCATTAATTATATCTAAAGCTCTATTTATCTTTTCTACTACTTTATTTATTTCAGTATTCACATATTGTTTTAACCTAGTTTCTAAAGCAGAATCTTTATTATCTGCATATTGTTTTACTCTTGTTTCTAATGCTGTTAAATCTTGTGTTCTAATTTTACTTATTTCTGTTTCATTTTTATTAGCCTTTATAGAAACAGGATTTACTTTAGCATCAATAGTAGCAGGTATAGCTGAGATATCTTGGTTATGTTTAGTTAAAGTTGTATAATTAGATAGATCTGTTTTAACTTGATTAATTTTACCTTGTACCTCTTGTTTAGCAGCAGTTATATCAGTAGATATTTTAGATTCTAAAGTTGATTTTGTTTGATCTATCTTAGAAGATAGTTGAGTTACTTCTGTTCTAATTTCTCCTGTCCTCATAGTGTTTATTTTTTCATTAACAAATGCTTCTGTTGCAACTGTATGTACAGTTCCAGTAGGATCATAATAAGAGTTACCACTTCTAACATTAACTGCAGAATTTTGATATGTTAATTTATCACCATTAAATTTAAAAAAAACACCATTAGGTTCATTAGCTGTTTTATTTTTAGTGTTACCTAGCATAAATCCAAAATTATTAGAATCATATATAGGCATAAATTTAACTATATCATTTTCTTGTGTTAATGTTGATTGATTTTCTACTAATAACTTTTTCTTATTTAAAATATTATCAGCAAAAACATTAGTAACTGTTATCTGTTTAGCATTGATATCCCCTGTAGTATTAAATCCTGTAGCACTAACTAATCCAGTAAATGCAGCACCTGTTAAATTAGCTTTTTTATTTAGTTCAGTATCAACATAATTTCTTTGTGTATAATTAGCTAATTCTACTTTAGTAGCATATTTACCGTCACTAACATTTCTTTCATTCGTTACTGATTGATTATGAGTTGTTGTTAATACATAATTATTAAATTTAGCAGTATTAGCAGCTATCAATCCATCTTGTTCAGTATCTTTGTCTTCTAATATCTTTTTAACACCTTGTAAGCTAGATTCTGCTAATTGTTTATTTTGAGTTATAGTAGTTTTCACATCTTCTATTTTCGAATCCACTTCGACTGTTTTAGCATAAGGTGACATCTTCTTAACTACTATTTTTTCTACTTCTGTTGCTGTATCCTCTTTATTAAAATAATTAGTAGATACAGTATCTTTAAATGCATCTAATGCAGATTTAGTTTTATTAGCAGTACTTAAAGAAAGATTTATTTGAGTATTCATACCTTCATGAATTAAATTCATTGCTTCAGTATTAGTATAATTACTTAATTCATTAGATAGTTTAGTATCAGTAATATAAGATCTTAATTTTATATTAGTCTCTTCTTTTGTAAAATAGTTAGATAACTTTTCACCTAAAGTAGTTAACGTTATAAATTGAGAATTGATATTATTCATTATGTCAATTCCTGTTTGGGTCAACATTGGAGTTAAAGCAGCTGTTGTTACATAAGAAGTTAATGTGTTGTCTAAAGCTGTTCTGGATACATAGTTATTACGTAAATTTTCATTTACATCATTCATTAACTGTGGTCTCCATATCTTATTTAACTCTTCTTTAGAATATCTGTTATTAAGACCTGTTGTCATATCTGATCTAAAGTTCTCTAAATCAGTTCTTAAAGCCTTCTTATTTAATTCAGTATCTACATAAGACTTTATATCTAATCTTTCTAATGATGTTTGTAAACCTTTAAATCTTTGATTTAAAACAGCTGTAGTTGAGTAATCAGCTAAAGTTGTATCAAAGCTAGATTTAGCCACGTAATCTTTTAATTTATCATTTAAAGATGTATTAGAAACAAAGCTTGTTCTAAATGTATTTTCTAAATTTGACACATCAGATAATAACGCTAACTTAGTCCATTCTCCTTCAAAATCTACTTGACCGACTGCTCTAGTAGATAATGATCCATCAGAATTAAATTTAATCATTCTACCAGATAATAAATTACCAGGTCTTAATCCTACATTCAATATAAATTCTAAATTATCTTCTTGTGTTATAAGTCCTAGATTACTTTTTAATACTCCATATTTTTCTATAGGAGAATTATCCAAAGTATCTCTTTTAGAAATACTAGTTTGAGATAATGTTAATCTACCATCATTTTTAATAATTACGTTTTTTAATTGTGCATTATTAGATGCTTCTATATTTGTAGTATTTATATTAGTAGATTGTATTGTTGGTAATGTAGCAGTCCCACTTGTTGTAATATCATTAACATTTCTGATGTTTCCATTAGTTAAGTTAACATCATTAGTAGTAATACCATTAACAAAGTCAGTATTTTCTCTGAATGTTGTTTTACCAACAACAGTACCACCCTTAGATAAAGACAAATAATCCTTAATTGTAGTATCAAAAGAATTTATTGTCATATAATCATTTAAAGTAGATTGTAAAGCATACTTAGCATTATATTCAGTATCTTTTAAAGCTAAAGCATTATTTAAAGCTGTAAGATCGATTTTATGACTCAATATTTCATTTAATTCCGGTTTAGTATAATTTTGTCCACCTGCTGATTGAGTTAATGCTATAATTTCAGCATCAGATTTAATTTTACTTTCTAAAGCCCTTAATTTACTATCCATTACTTGTGTAGTCGTATATCTAGAGAAAGAATTCTTAATATCGTCTACATATTCTTTATTATATACAGTATCTTTAAAGGTATTAAAATTATCTTTAGTTACATAATTAGTAAGATTATTTAAAGAAGCTAAATCATTTCTCATTTGAGATAATTTTGTTTCTAAATTAGTATTTGTTACATAATTACCTAATACTGGTTGTAGAACTAATTCTGCTGATGTTCTAAAATCAGAATCTCTAACATAATTAGTTAAAGTATTATTTAATACTTCTGTAGTAACGACATTATCAGCATTCAAAGTTAATACTTTATTTCTTTTTAAAGTATCTATGTCATTTTTAATAACATTTACTTCGGTAGTATAATTTTCTAATTTTACATATTTAGCTAATTCACTTTCCATTTTATCAGATGTCCATACATTTCTTTTCCAATTATTAAATGTATCTAAATCTAATTTCTTTAATAATAAAGTATCCATATTAGTCTTATTATAGAAAGAATCTGCATTTATATTTGCTGCAGCTATAGATATACCATTTAATCTAGCTTCCATATCAGTAGTTGTAGGATATTCTGAGAATCTTCCTTTAATATTACTTATTTCTTGATCTAATTCTCTTTTCTTATTATTAGCTTGTATTTTAGTTTCTAATAAATCTAATTTGTCATCCATTATTTCTTTACTATAAAATAATGATGAGTTAGATATTACTAAATTCTTAATAGAGTTCAATAACTCATCTACTTTTGTCGAATCATAATATCCTCTTAATATAGTTTGTATTTTATCATCTACTATAGAATACACACTAGTATTTGTTACGAAATTAGCTTTTTCCGTATTAAAATCATTCTTAGATAAATAGTCTCTTTCTATATCTCTCATTTTAGCTTCAAATACAGATTTATCTACTTTATTATCTAAAGCATCTCTTAAGGCTACTAATGTTGTATAAGTTTCTAATAATTTACTAATATATAATTTATATGCATTAGTAATTTTTAATTCACTATCAGCTATTAATTGTATTACATCATCTCTACTTACACCATTAATATCTAATATTTTCTTTTCTAATGTTTCTAATGTTGTATATTTTTCTAATTCACTATTTAAATGCTCTAAAGTAGCATAATTAGAGAATATATTATTCAATGTCTCAGTAGTTGTATATTTTAATATAATATCATTCCAGAAAGATATTTTAAATCCTTCTAAAATATTATTTATCTCATCTGAAGTTTTAAATTTCTTATTATTGTTTGTAATAGCCGACGTTAATTCAGCATATGTAGGTCTATCATTAAATTTATTAGTATCTTCTACAACTTTATTTTGATAAATAGACTTATCTACTTTTTCATCTAATTTAGCTGCTACCGTATTAATATTTCTATTAGTGATATCAGAGCTATCTTTTATAGCTTTAGTAATATCTGCATTCGTAAACATACCATCCACTTTAGTAGATACATCATCTACTTTACTTTTAGTAGCATCTGCTTGATTTTTTAATGTTTCTATTAATTTATTTACTTCAGTCTTTCTAAAAACATCATCAAAAGTAATTATTTTAGATAAAATCTCAGCTTTAGACATAGTATTCTGTACATGATCTTCAAATACTGATTTATCTAATTTTTTATCTTCTAATTTACTAATTTCTTCTTTATTCTTATCTATAAATACTTTTAATTTATCTTTTTCTTCTGTTATTTTGTTTTCTACAACAGTAATATCAGATTTAAGAGCATATTTATTCTTTTCTAAATTGAAATCTTCCGTTTTTAAATAATCATCAAATTTATTTACTGTTTCTGTTATCAATTTATTAACTTCTGTAATCTTTTCAGTAATATTATTTTCCAGTGATTGTTTTGTTTGATCAATTTCTAATTGTGTTACCTTTTTAGCTACTTCTTTTTGTAATTCTGTTATGCTAGAAGTATTAGCTGTTATTTTAGGAGTTAATACATTCTCTAAGGCATCTATTTTATTTTTATTTTCTTCTTTAACATTTGTGATCTTCTCATCAACAGATGTTTTCTTTTCATAATCATCAAATTTACTATTAGTTGTAGCTATTTCTGTTTCGAAATGATTATTTTTTGATTCTTGTTCAACTTTAAGATCTTGTATTTTATTATTTACACTTTGTTCTAAAGTACTAACTGACGAAGAGTTAGTATTTATCATTCCTTTAACAGCTTCTATTTTAGTATCTATCTTATCTTCAGATTTTTTAACTGCTTCTTTTAGTGTTTCTTCAGTTATTTTACTATTTAATCCAGAAGCAAATGTTGTAGTAGTAACATAATCATTCAATGTAGTACTTAAAGAATCATTTGATACTAAATTAGATAATTTATTATCTAAATCCAGTTCTGTTTTTAAATTATTAATAGAATCCGTTACTGATTTATTAGATGCTTTTTCTTCTAATGCTTTATTAACATCTTTTTTAAGAGCATATGTATTATCAGAATAATTTCTTAGATCTGCTAACTGTTGAGTAAGTTCACCTTTAATAACTTCTATCTCAGGTTTAGTATAAACATCTTTTAAAGCATTTAATACAGCTGTTAATTTATTATCTACTTCTTCTTCGGTTATTGTTTTTAATATATCTGATTTAAATTCATTCTTAAGACTTAATAACGATGTGTCTAAGTATTCTTTTGTCACATGATTTTTTATATCTTCTCTAATAGATGATCCTAAATCATTTAATGCAGCTGTAGACACAAAATTTTGTTTTTCATTCTCATATCTCTCAATAGTAAGATATTTAGCTAATTCGGTAGTAATAGAATTTCTTAAGCTACTTAATTTAGCATCATTGTTTATTATTGTCTCATAATTATTAAATAGATTTCTAATAGTATCTAATTGTGATTCTAAAGTATTTGTAGTTATAAAATCTTTTATTTTGTTTTCTAATGTTGTTAATTCTACAAATTTACCTAGTTTCTTTTCATAATCAGCTAATTGAGAAGTAAATGTTTCACTCACACCTTCTATCGTTTCATTATCTACTTTATGTAATAACTTTTCTTCTAATAAATCATTAGTAACATATTTCTTAAAGTCTTCACTTAATTGATGTTTAGTTACAAAATCCTTAATAGAGTTAGCTAATGTATTAGTCGTTACAAAATCTTGTATTGCTGCTTGTAAAGCATTTTTATTTACTAGATCTGTTACTAAATGATTATATTGATCAAATGTCATAAAGTTAACATTCTTAGCTTCTATTTCTCGTTTAGTATAAAAATTATTTATTCTATTATTTGTGTTAGATATATCTTCTGCTATATTAGCTCTTACTGTTTCTAAGTAAGCTTTAGTAACATAGTCTTTTAATTGATCTCTAACAAAATTAATTGATGCTAATCCATCTAAAGATTTATACCAAACATTATTATTTCTGATTACTTGAGATGTCAATTCAGCAAATTTCTTATCTATAGTAGCTATACTATAAGTATCTAGATTACTTAATAAAGTATTTATTTCATGCTTCGAATAAGCTTCTTCTGGTAACTTAGATAATTTAGTATTTATATCTTTTTTAATTTGGTCAATATCAGCATGAGATATATAATCAGCCATTCTAACATTATAAGAATCAATTGGTAGATATTTTTCTAATGTCTTTTTAAACATTTCCTCTGTAACAGTATTACCAATCATAGATTTAGTAACTACTTCTGTTGGATCTAAATCTTGAAAAGTTAAGAAATTAGTTAAGTCTAAATAATACCCATTATAAAAATAGAATATTTTACTACCATCTAAATATTTAGGGAATATTTTCGATCCTGATGGTAAATCATATACTTTAGTATTCTTATGTGTCTTTTCATCTATTTCTGAATGAGCATCTTTCCATAATAAAGCATTAGGCTTATCAGGTTTCATTTTTAATTCTATTATTTCAGATCCATCAGCTTGTTTTCCAGTTACTAAATTAGTAGTTATTGGAATACCATGTTCGTCTGTCTTTAAAGTAATAGAATTTTCAGTCCTACTAGAATTTCCAGTAGGAGAAGTAACAGCCCCCTGAGGAGCTGTGTTATTAATAGGTTCAGGCATTGGCTTCTCCTTTCTTTATTTTATATTTCTACAATTCCTTTTGTAATAATTTCATTTATATAAATAGATTTCTTTAGTATTCTATTTTCCCATCCTTCATCAAATGTTCTCAATTTAGAATTATTTCTCATTAGATCTTCATATTGATCTTCTTGAAATAAAGTATATCCTAATAAGAATGCTAATGTAGGAGTATTATTAATAGCTTCAAATGATTTAGGTCCTAACATACCATCTTCTGCTAAAGGTCTAACATCTTTCATACTATCTTCAAAAGATTTTATTATCTTTCTTTCTGCATATAATCTATTTACTGTCTTTTGAGCTATCTTAGCTCCTCTATTACCAGAATTAACAAAGAAATCAAATATAGTTAAAGCTTTTACGAAATTATTAATATTTTTTAATCCATTAGCTTTCCAATATTTTCTTTTATATATTTCTACTGCTACTTCTTTAGGTAAATTTTTCATATCTCCTGTATAACCCCAATTACGAGCTTCTTGTTTAATTATTCCATACATAGTTTCTCCACCTGGGTCATTAGGGTGATTAAAGTATCCTCCTTCTACACAGAATATGTATTCCAATAAGATTTTGGATTGTTCATCTGTAAGACCATATTCATCTTTCTTAGGAGTTTTAGTAATAGTATCTGGATCATTAATATGATTTATTGCTTCATCAGGAGAACTTTGTTCTTGTGCTCTAATCAGATCCTGTATTACTAATTGTATTTCTTCTTTTTTAATCCAAACATTTCTATCTGGTTCTGCTTCTATTGATGGACGAATATTATCATACACATATCTATTATCAGCTTTTCTATTAGTTGATACTTCTTGATCTAGTTGTGGTTTATATTCTTCCAGTACTTTTTGTACTTCCTTTAATACTCTGTCCAACACTTCGTTTTTTGTTTCCATAACAATTACCTCCGTGTTAATTTATATAAGCCTTAGGTTTTTACTAAGTTTGGGTAAAAAAAAAGACCCGCAGGTCTAGTCGATGTAGTAAACAATGCTGTCCTCGTATTTATATTCTATATTTCTTTTTTGGTATTCAGGAGTTATGTGTTCTAATGTCTGTCTGTAAAAATCCCAATCGGGACTATACTCAAAGTAATCTTCCATACCTTGAATGCAATCGTGATACGTAACAACTAAATCTTCATCAGATACATTTTCTAAATTAATTGATTCCCATTTCCATTTTCCTGTTAAAGGGTTCAAAAATCTCAGGAACTCCCCTTGGTCCTTATTTATTATTTTCATATTATACCTCCTTAAAATACTTCTTATTCTTAATGATAATATTACGATTAACTAATTCAATTCTTAAATCTTCCTGATAGTCAAAGAGGCTCCAAAATTCTGCGTCGTCAGGATTAACTGTTGATAAAAATTGTGTTACGTTATTATGCTCATCACAAAGTTGTCCATTTGTCATATGTTGTATTCCACCTGTTGGTGTTGTAATTGGTGTTAATGTTATCTCAGTCATGTTATCAACTCCTAATTTTTATTTTTTGAAAAATTTTATTCCACCCAACAGTTGAATGAAATATTCTTCTTCAATATTCATTCCTTTTAATTCCAGATTCATATCTCTGAAATTAGAAAGTTCTTTATCATCTTGTCCGATACTTTCAAAATAGAAAGTGTTTGTATTATCGTCCAAGAAATAATTTCTGTTACTGATCTGTTTAAACTCATTAATTGCTTTACCTTTAGCAGAAATTATATCACCTTTTCTGTCTACCATTACTTCCACTAGGTATACTTTATACTCTTCGCTCTTCATGTCGAATGAATATAATAAAAATAATTTTTTCATAATAAATCATCTCCTGTATATTTTATTTTATTTCTATCACATTTATTATATACATTAATATATAATTAACATTATCTTATTCGTAAAAATAAAAAGACCCCCATTGGGGGTCATATTATCTTATCATAGTTGAACTATTAAATTGTTGTTGAAGAATATTAATTCTATTGATAGCTTCTTCTTTTCTTCTTCTTTCTCTTTCTATATCGGAACCAATATTTCTGATGTCTCCACCATAACCAGTAATTGTTACATTACCTACTTCTTTTGGTCCATATTTCTCAATAAGTTTATTTATCTTTTCTGTACTATCACTTCTAGTAGCCCATTGATCGATTACAGGTCTAACATTATTAGCCATTCCTACAGGTAATAAGTTATTAGTCATGTCTTTAAATTCTTTTTCAGCATTCTTAAATTGTTCCTTAATAGCTTTTTCTTCTTCTGTTAATTCTTCTTCTTCATTTCCTTCATGTGCATTGCCATCAGGATCCTCTTTCTTTCCTTCTCTTCTATCTAATAAATCTTTAACATTAGAAGAAATATTTTTAGCATGTAATGCAGAATTAGCATCTTGGAATTCTAAAGCTAATGAACTGAAGAATGAACTAAATAAAGCTAATGCTCCTCTTATTGTTTCTATATCTGTTTCTACAGGAGAAATAACAGTTGTTTCACCAAATTTATTCGTATCTGGGTTTATATAACCTGACATAAATCCTTCTTTAGTTGTCATATTGTTTGGTAATAGATTAGCTATTAATAATGTGTAAGCTTCTCTGATTTTAGTTATTATGAATTTGGCAGTTCTTAAAGAAACTAATTCTTGATTTAAAGGATCTCTATTTTCAGATTCCATTTTAGATAACATTTCTGTAAGTTCTCCTTCTACTCTCATAACTGCAAAATAAACTCCTATAGATCCACCCATATGATATCCGTATTTAACAGATGAATTGATTGCCATCGTAGCATCTCTATAAGCTGTATTTAATCTTTCTCTATCTGCTTGTACAGGTGCTCCAATTTCTATTAAGTAGTATTTATTATTTAAATTTTGTAATCTATTAGCTGCTTCCATTGCTACTTCTTTATCATCATCTTTAGCTAGTTTTTCTAATTTAACTATATGATTCTTTAATAATTGAGAAGGCTCTTCTGTAGTATCAATTGAAATAGACAAAGAATCGTCTCCTGCTATATGAGTGATATTTACTGGATAACTATTCACTAATGCTGCTGACAATGTTTTAAATAGATCTCTTCTAGATGTTTGGTGATCTCTTTCAGTAATCATTATAGGATTACCTTCTTCATCTTTTTGACCTGAATCTACTTCTTTAGTATACATTTTCATTTTCCATAAAGATTTATTATCGACATTATCATATTTATCTCCGTACACAGCATGTCTTAATTCAATAAAATCATTTAAGAATACTTCTTGGGTATTAAGTAATAAACAAAGATCTTCTCTTTTATCTTTAGTAAATCTTCTTAATGTATCCATTTCCATAAAATCATAATACAACACCTCTTGTGTATCAGCCCAAGCTGCTTTAGCATATTTTCTTAATAAATCGGTAACAGATGGATCTAATTCAGATACTACATAAATAATTTTTTGTCTTTCACCTTTTTTATTTTTGAATGCATTAGTTTGTGCAAACTGATGTAATTCTTGTATAGGTATTTGATATTTTAAATCTAAGACATTATGAATGAATACTAATTTTACATCTTCTAAATCTCTAACAGATTCGTCTATACAAAGATGAGGCACACTTAATCTGTAACCTGGTTGCTTAATTAATCTAGTATTCTCTATATCTGACACTGTAGATAATACTTGAAAAGAATTATCTAATGTTATATTTTCTTTTTTCATATATTCAGCTAATTCATCTATAGGTTTAGTTAATTCAGGATCATTATTTAAAGAAATGTATCCTATATTTCTTATGTCTTCATATGTAACAGATTTAATCTTATTATATTCTATATTAGCTTTTACTTTATCTAATATCATTTTAATTACTTTTGGTGTATTTATTCTATAAGAATAGATTTCTTTATTATTCTCATTTCTTATAGAATTTGCAGCTAATTTAACTAAGTTATAAAGTAATCTAACAGCAGTAGTAGAACCATCTCCAGATTTCTGTTTAATTTTAGCTGTTAATTTAGTAACTTCATTAGCTATCATTAAATCTGTAGGTATAAAAAAGTTCATACTAGCTAACGTAGTCATACCATCTTTAGTATATTTCATTTCACTTATTTTAGTTCTAGAGGAAACTGTTTCACTTGCAACATATCCTGAGAATGGTCCAAATGTTTTACTAACAGTTTCATCTATTTTTTCTAATATGGATAATATGTATAATAAATCATTATCTACAGTATTAGACACTGTAGTATTTAAGTTATTCATATGATTATTTACATTCTTTACTTCCATCATATCTATGATATTCATTTATTTCCTCCTAATTTATCTTACTGTCTCTATTTTATATGCTTCTATATTACATTCTTTTGGTGTAACGAACATATCATACAATTTTCTTTTTAAATGATAACTTATATATTCTTTAGGCTCTATAAATACTTTACCATCTTTTATTTCTACTTCTTTATATAAAGACATCCATTTTAATATAATTTCGTGTAATTTATTCATTAATTCATACATACTCTTGTCTTTGTATTCTTTTAAATCATCTTCTTTAAAAAGTGAAAAAAATGTTAGCCCAGTAATGTCAGAATCAGTCGTATTTCTATCAATAGTACATATAAAATACCCGTCATACACTATAAAGTCATCGTATTCTCCATCTTTCACAACAATATTATTGCATACATCATTTAACATATGATTTGCTAATAATGTATATAAAGAAATATATGTAGCATCTTTATTAATCATATCTGCTTCTTTACCTACAGTAACCATTAATCTTTGACATAAGACCTGAGAAAAACCTGCTGCGTCTTCGTATTCATGTTCATTACCATCTCTAAAGAAAGCCTTTATCATTCCATTTAATGAAGTATAAAATTTATGATGGTCATGATTAACCCCTCCTCTACTGGCTTCTCTTCTTTGTCTAACAATAGTTTCAATTTTTAATTTATCATATTGTTCTAAATCGTTTATCATTCTTTTCCTCCTACTCAAAGTTTATTATTTTACAAGGTTTCTTAAAATATTTCATAATATTTATCATCATTTCTGATCCTTTAGATCCATTAGTAAATATAATACCCCTATCACAATATTTACCCATTTCTGTATTTCTTAAATAACCAGCTTTCTTTCCATATTTATCCCATTCAGCTGGAAATTCAATTACTTTAATGTTATTTTCTTTAGCCCATCTTTCACCAAGAGCGTCTGCACCTTTAGCTTTACCAGATACTACTTCAGTAATAGGTAAATCTAATTCTTCTTTTAATTTATTTAATTCATTTTTCAATAATTCATAGTCATCAAATGTTCTTGTTCCAGCTATTAAAACTCTGTAACCTTCTTGCTTATCTTCTTTAACAGGATCTCTTGTAACATCTCCTACAGAGAATTCACTTGTTTCAGTAAGATGTTCTTTAAAGAATCCATTTTGTAATTTCTTTAAATAATTATCTTTTACTGTACCTATAGAATAATCTATTAATTGTATATATGTACCAACAGTCTTCATTCCTGTTCTAGACACACGTCCTATTACCTGTGTAGTCTCACTTTCAGAAGCACGAGTTTCCATATCTACAATTATATCTAATCCTTTTAAATCTATTCCTCTTCCCATAGACTTTGACGTAGATACTATTAATTTAGAATCTCTCATTATTCTATCTCTATCATTTTTAGGAGTATCACTATTTAAGATATCTACATCTGTATCTTTTAATCCAAATGCTTCTACAATATCTTTTTTAAATTGTTCTGCTAATTCTCCTTTACGACCAATAAAAAAAACTGTCTTTAACTTCTCTGGTGAAAAGAATCTTTTTTTAATCATCTTTTCCCATATGACTTTTAAAGGTTTTATATAAGTTCTATTTTCTACTATATAAGCATGATAAGCTTGGTAATCTAACATAGTACCTTTAGGAGTCCATTTTAAAAGTTTATTGTATGTTCTTTCATCTGGATTAGAAGAATATATTACAAACAATCCTCTTCTAGGAACTGTTACACGGAATTCTTTACCTATATCTTCTACATCTGAAAATATTCTTTGAAATACTCTGTTATCATCTTTAGAAGATTTAAATGTAGTAGCAGATAAATATAAATTATATCTTAAAGAGGCCATAGTATCTAAAGTAAACATAGAACGGTTCTCTAAATCAAACTCATCACAAATCTTCATACCAAATCCTTCTTGAATCATAAATTTGGTGAATTCTTGTGGTCCTAATTTATCTATAAACATACTCATTGATTTATGTGTAGAGATAACTATTTGTGGTGTTAAAGAATTATTAACTCTTAAAGCCTGCCAATCATCACCAGTATCTATAGAATAGATATCTTTAAATTTTAAATCTGTATGCGTAGCAAAACTATTTATCCATTGTTTCTTTAATTCATTTGATTTTACTAATACAATAGCTCTAACCTTTAAATGTGACAATATATTTGTCGCAACATAGGTTTTTCCCTGACCTGTCTGTAAAGATATAATACATCTTTCTTCTCTATCTAATACCTTTAAAGCTTTCTTTATAACATTTGCTTGTAGATCATCTTTTGGTTGATTTACCATATTATAACCATCGGCTTGTAATATTGGAAAATTATCAGATCTATTTATTTCAGGATCAAAGAATCCACATCTACCTAATCCATTCATTAAAGAGACTTCTGGTATTTTACATAACCTATAATGTGTCTTATATTCAAAGTATCCATACGGTTCATATTCTTCTGTATAGAAATTTAAAGTACTTACGAGACGTGTTAGTCCACTATAATCATGACCTGGTATCTTCGGAACTTTATAAAATGTACTGAATTCTATAACATTTATATCCGACATTAATTTACTCCTTTCCGACAAAAAAAAAAAACGTAAGTATTTCTACTTACGCTTTCTATTAAAGATACCTAGGGAGTTTAGCTTTTCTTTGATAAATTCCCAAGGAGTTACTGGATCTTTGAAAGAAGGTGGTTCTTTTCCTGCTTTTTCTTCCTGTTCAATATAAGCTTCCATCTTTCTGTTCAACTTATTAATAGGCTTCGCAATTGCTTCTGAGATCCTATCCCACATTTTGCTCACCTTCTTGTGGATCTTCAACTTTAATCTCAGATCCTGGAGTGTTATCTTCATTTTCGTAGGGTGTTCCTTGCAACGGTGCAACAACTCCTTCTTCTTCTAATTTTTTAGCAGCTTCGTCTTCGTCAAACCCTTCTGGAAGAACCTCAGGATCGATGATATCTTCTAATTTAGCTTCTCCGACAACAGCGTTTGCTTTGTCTTTGTTGACTCTTTTTACTACCTCTACACCAACTGTTACTATAGCTGCAGCTCCTATAACTGCTAAAAATCCTCCAATAATTTTTTTCATAATTATTACCTCCATTTTTTTTTTTGATATTTTATGCCGTCCATACTATGGACACCATCTGTTTCATTTATATTATATACAATTCTCTTTAATTATGTTCATCTTTTTCAATAGCATCTTCTTGATCATAATCTTCATATTTCAATGCTCTTAATTCATGTTCTAAATCTGTTAATAGATCTAAGAGTCTTATATTTTCTAATTTTACTCTTTCTACATGATCATTAATTTTCTTCATAACTAGTCTAACATTAATTATTTGTAATAATATAATAATTAATATTACAAAAAGACCTATAAATTCTGATTTCATTATTTTTCCTCACTTTCTTTTATTTTATCTAACGTAAAGTCTACTAATTTTTGGCACACACTTTCTGTTAATTCTGGTGTATATTTTTCCATAGTATATCCAAAATGATCTGTTGTAAATCCTACTTTATATATAGTAGTACCATTTTCATTTTCTGCTACCATATAATCAACGTCTAATCCTTCTTCATTGAATTCATCCCAGAAATCTATTAAAGAATGATTCTTTATGACTTTGTGTGGTATATAAATGTATCCACATAAATAATATATCCATACATCATCATAACTTCTAGGTACTACTTTATATTTCAACCCTTTATGTTCTCCTTCTATAGGTTTCCAATCTTTTAGTTGTATGGGAGTAAAATTACCAAAATGATCTGTCATTAATTCATCTATAACACCAGGTCTTTTTTTATCTTTTTGATATACACTAAGAATATTTTCTTTTACTAATTTAATAAATAGATCTATTAAAGATTCATCCATTTCTTTTATGTATTCATTTCTTTTAAATGATTCACTTATCGAAGACAATACAGTCATTTCCATTTGTTCACTGTCTTTTATATCTACATCATTAATAATAAAATTTAAACTTTCCTTTTTTGATATACATGCGTATAGATGTTTATTAGTGACATCATGTATGTTTTTTTGATCTAGCATAGATTTAAGATGTACAGTTAAATCAACAAATAGAGTCATACTTAATACTACAAAACTTATAGTAGCTTCTAATTCTAAATTATAATTATCTTTAGCTGGTAAAGATAAAGTAATCTTTCTATCACGTACAGCTTGAATATTATCTTCATAACATAGAACTTTTATCCCATCTATACCTTTAAAATTAGGTTCAGGTTTAAATACATATGTTTTAGTACCTTCTAAATATTCCGTGTTTAATTTTTCAAATCCTTTTACTTCTTCAAATACATCCTTTACAACGTTTTCCATTTTTTTCATTAAAATCACTCCTTATATTTTATTATAACTCTTCTATTTCTTTTTGTCTTTCTTTAATACATTTTTCTGTACCTATTTTTAACAATAATCTGAAAAATTTATTTATCTCAGGTTGAGTTATTATTGGAGATAGATCCGAATCATTTTCTCTTATTGTCGTTACTCTATCAATTTGATTTAACAGATCAATAAATTTATGTTGAAATCCAAGATATCTTCTCATACTATGTGGTGAAATATCTTTGTCGTCATAAGTGAATGGAAGATCCAGTTGTTTATTAACTCTTTCCCATGTATCTTTGGTAGATGTAGTTATTTCTGTTGACACTTCAATAATATTCTTATCATGATACACTTTCAACATCATTTGAGCATTGTATTCAGTTTCATTGTCCGTCCAACTAAATTCAACTGTTTTAGTTCTATGTCTTTCGTACATACCTTGATCGAAAGATACATCGAACTCTTTATTGTCTTTAGTGATACATATGTAGTGTTTTCCGAATAGACCTTTCTTATTTTCGTTAGGTTTGATCTCCACCTGCCTAACTTCTGCTGTTCCATTAATTGCTTTAAAAAGTTTTTCTAATAACATATTATTTCCTCCTTTATTATTGATTTTCTATAGCATGTTTGGCCATTTCTTTATCTTCATATTCATTTTCTTTTTCTAATTGGCCCATAAAATTGGCATGATCTGCGTCGATTTTTCTTATCTCTTCTGCTATTTGAATTATTTTTGGATAACGGTCTTCTCTTTTCTTCTTTAAAGAAAGTGCTTCATTTTTTAATTCTTCGATTTTATCTATTATACTTTTATAATTCTCTTTTATATGTGGATATTTTGTTTCATTCATTAAAGAAGTGTACGCTAAATTTAACTCAAAAGCTCGATTCATTAATTCTCTTAAATCATCATTAAAATCTGTTAGATTATATGATCTGATACCATTCATTTGCATTCTGTCTTGAATATTATGAATTATAGTATTTATCATAAATCTTATTAAAGGATCCCATCTAGAAATTAATTGAGTTAAAGCTAATCCTGATAAATAATAAACTTTTCTAGGTCTATTTCTATAATCAGGTTCAGTAGTTTCTCTTAATCCTTCTTTTAATCGTTCTAACCCAACTGCCAATAAGCCACCATTATAGTTGTTATCCGTAAACATTAGTGAATTAGCCCTTCTCTTAATGTTTGAGAATTCAGCTTCAATTTGATTAATTATTTCTTCTTCTGTTTTACCAGTAACTTCTGACAACTGGATGCTAGATATTTCAATTTCTCCGAATGACAATAAGTTCATTTCGAAAATTTGCTGTAATAACAACCCTATCTGTAAATTTTCTTCCTCTTCAAACTTATTGTCTTTACCTTTTAATATTAATTTCTGCATACTATTTTCTCCTTTAACACTGAATAACTTTTCTTTTTCTTCATTCATTTTCATATTGTTAAATTTATTTTTTTCGCTCTTTTTATAAACTAAATTTAACCTACGATGTTCATTAATCATAGCTTTTCTTATATTATAGCTATATCGACTATATCGACCGGCTAGATGAAGAACACCATCAGAATTTATCCTATAGTATATTCTTGGTCTATTTCTATAATCTTTTTCCCAATCAGCTACAAACATTTCAGAGGTGTCAATTTCATACATATCCATTCGGTATAATTCTTCTCTAATATCTCGCGTCACTGCTTTATGATCTTTATTTAACATAGCTGCTAATTCATAAGACGGTATATAACCTTCTTTATCACATTTTTCTAGCATCTTACTAATTAATTCATTAAATTTTTTATTACTCTTATACATATTCCTCCTTTCTGCTACAGTTTCTCATTTATATTACATATAATTAAAAATTTATAAGATCCTTTATTAAAGCTTTTACTAAAGTTATATTATTTAGACCTCTACATAGATCAGAACCCATAGCATCAGGATCTTTTTTAAGTTTATTTAAAGTTCTATGCATAGTATGATACAATTTATTTTTATCTCCCATATCATATAACTTAAATACTTTTTTCATGAAATTGAACATTTTACTAACTTCATTTAATTTAGATCCTCTACAAAATAATTTACCTGATATCAAATTATAATAGAATCTTAGATTCTTTCTTTCATAAATATATGTGATGTGGTAATGTTGTTTTCGTCTAAATTTAACTTCACCAAATTCTAATACTTCAGGTGCTTTACCAGATACCCATACAGCATCATTTACTATTTCTATTATATGATGAGGCTTTAACTTATTCTCTTTAATAAATAAGTCTGTAAAATGTTTATATCCTTTAGATATAATCTTATATAAATTAGCATCATCCCGTATCATTAATCCAGTTTGTACGACACGTTTATGTTTTTCTAAATTACGTAGATAATCATATCTTTCTTTAGTAATAGCTTTGAATTCATATAATATCGAAATTCCTGCATGTTTAGCATCATACTCATAAACATCATTAGTCAGAATCATCTTTTTCCTTCTTTCTTTCTATTACTATATCATATCTTTCACAATATTTTCTTATGAACTTTTCGAATTCTTTTTTCTTTCCACCAGGATAATTTATCCTAGCTATTTTATGTGTTAATTCATTTAACATTTTTTCTGTTCTAACATCTTCGTAATATATGTTTAATTCATCTACTGCATGTGACGAGAAATCAGATATTCTGAATACATCTTCCATACCCAGACTAGTTAAATAAAAGTCTATCATCATTTCTAATCCTTTTGGTGTAAATTTATATGTCTTTACTGGAGGATCATAGCATGGGATATAATACGGTCTTTTATCTTTATAATCCAAAAAGACCGCTTTAATTTCCCTTACTATTAATTTATGAGTCCTCCCTATTTCTTTAGATAGAGCATAACTAGTCATAGGTAGGTCTTCATGTCTTCCAGCACTACAAAGTTCTTTTAAAATAATTACTTTCTTTTTGTTAATCTTCGTTATCATTATCAGTATCCTCCTCGATGTCTAAATCATCGTATATTCTGTCATAAGATGTATTCATTAGATTTCTAACATCATGATAAAAAGGATCATTCAGTCTTTGATTTATACGTCCTGCAGCAATCTTTAAAGATAATGATGGTCTAGCGGCAATAGTTTTATCACGAGATAATACAATTGCTTCTGGATTACCACTTTTCCAATCTGGTCTTTTATGAGGATTATTAGCATCCCTTATTTTATTACGGAAGACTATTTCTGTTCTTACTTTTGGTACATAAGGGAAACACTCATTAACCTTTTGTATAAAGTCAATATAATCTCTTACAAGATGTTCATCATTATCATCATCCCATCCATCTTCATTATCTTTCATTTTAGATAATTGTGTATTGTTAGGTGTAGCTAATCTATATAGATCTTCTACATCATAGAATTTTAATGCTTTAGCTTCGTTACGTATAACATGTGTTATAGCTTGATTTATTAGATCAATTTTTATTGGTTCATTATCTGGTAATGACAAGAATGTTCTAGTATCGAATCTTGATATTCTAAATTCTGAATTAGCTTTTAATATAAATTCTCCATCAAAAGTTTTAATACGTAATTTATTTACACGTATAATATCATATTCTCCAAATTCATTATCCATATAAGTAAGACTTCTACTCATTTTCTCTTCAGGAGTTAATTCTTTCTTTTTCTTCTTTTCTTTACCAGGTAAATATACTTCATTAGTACAGTCTTCTTTATATATAAATACTTCTACACCTTCTTTAAATATAAATCTGTTAAATTCTCTTTTGAATATATCATTATTTTCTAAATCTGGTAATTTCTTTTTCTTTTTACCATCAGAAATTATCCACATTTCTAAAGGTATTAAATTAGGTGCTACTTGGTGCTTAGTAGAAATTACGTCTTGTGCTATTCCTGTAATCTCTTCTTTAGTAGATGCTGCTCCAAGATCTATTCTATATTCGTCTGTAGATTTATTCCATCTAGCATTTGCACCAAAACATACTTCACAAATTTGATCATGTTTAGCACAACATGTATAAGCAGATCTAACTTTAATTCTTTTACCAATTAAATGTTTATGGTCTAATGTTATTTCTTCTAAAGTACCATCATCTTTTACCATATATTTAAAACGTAATGTCTTTAAAGTTTTTTCATCTGCTACATAATATTCTACAAACGTCTTAGTCCCACAATCGTGTTCTGTTATAGTTGTATCTTGAGCTATCATTGCAGCCATCTTATTTATTACACCTGATCTTTGAATAACCGTTTTAGACATATAAAGTGCGAATACATTTATATTAGCTGTCATAAAGAATTGATCTTTATTCTGTAATCCCCATAACCAATCTGTATCAACTGGTCTAGGAAATATTTCTTTCATATTATGTATTCTTGGTATTAAGTCTATTCCTGTATAGATGTTTACCATTTGTTCTTCTTTTACTCCATACCCAGAAGTTAATAGTTCTGTTACTCCAGATAAATAAACATTATTTTTGATGTCTTCTTTATTTTGTTTTCTATGTTCTATTATCTTTTCAGGTGTCCATTTAGGATCTATCCTATTTTCGAATAATAATTGATATAATCTTTCATCATCTATTGCATCATTCATTATTCTAGTTAATGAGAAGTTCTGAGATACTTTAGCTCCCGAATTAAAGTAATTGATCATCTCATTAGTTAATGTTAATATTTCTAATATTATCTTTTGTGGATCATCATTATAATTCAAATCATATAAATTTTGTATTATTTGATCCAAAAAAGAATCATAATTTTTTCGGGTAAACGCTTTCGTCATCATCCAACTTGCATCGTGGCGGATATTATATTTATTTAAAATATAATCTAATTCACCATTGAAATACGCAAATTGAATTGACGTCTTATAACGTTTACCAGCAAAGGTAAACTCTACTTTTTTCTTATAATATTCTTCCTCATTATTATTTATCAGGAAATCAATTATAGGTTGTTTATTTCTTAAATCAAATTCCATAAATCCTCCTTATTAAAATTTTTTATTCTATACTCAGTTATATTATATATAAGTTGAAAATTTTTAAGTAAATTAAATAAAAAAAAAAGCAGCATGTTAAATCACTGCTTTTTTCAATAATGATTCGGCCATTTCTGACTGAACCTTTCCGAGAAGTATTGCTGCATCTTGGATCAATGAATTGATCACATCTTCGTGATCTGGTGTTGAAGCCTGCTGGTACACTTCTCTGAAGGTTTTAGCAGATCCTTCAAACTGTAAAGTGAATTGAGCAGATCTTATAGCAGTGGAAATCATTTTTTGTAATGTTTCTGGAGAAACGAATTCTCCTAATGATGTTTCAACATTTTTTCTTATTTCTGGAATTGAGTTTTGTAGTTCTCTATAAGGAACTACGTCATCTAATCTGTTTCTTTCTGCATTAAAAATTTCTAATTCGTTGTTACTTAATCCTGTAGAATTTCCATTTAAAATTGATTTAATAGTTAACATAATTGTCTCCTTATTCTAATGGCATTAGATATTTAAGATCATTTTGACCACCATTAGTATTATTTATTATTTCTATCATATATATAATATACAAAAAAAAAAACTTAAGACAACTAAAAAAAAATCTCCGAAGAGATCATATTGATAATATTACAATAAGACCTGCGAATAAAGTAAATGTAACGACAATAATAATAGCCATAACTGCTTCAGAAATTTCTTCTTCCTTATCTATCATAATTATACCTCCTGTATTTTGTCAAGTATATTATATATAGGAAATATTATTTAAGGGTATTAAAATAAAAGCCCCCAATGGGGGCCTATTTGATTTTTGATATTACATCTAAATATTTTTGGAATGATGGATGCTCTTCTACAAAGTCTCCAAATTTCATATGGACGTCTGTATCTGGATATTTAGATACATGCATTATTAAATCATTTCTTAAAAATTTTAATACATCTGTTATATCTAGCCCTTGCCAAACATTAGCTGTTTCACTTTCCATTATACGTGATAATGTTATATTTTCTATTTTAAATTGATCCATTATGTCATTTATATTCACTATTCCTCCTTATATTAAAAATACGATATAACATTTGATAAAGTAGCTCTTCCTGAACTATTTCTAATTGTTACCAAACCTAATCCTTCTGTTATTACAGATATAAGATTTTCATATACTACAGTATCTTTTGTAGCTAAGAATTCTGTGATAAAATCATCTACTGTTTCACTATCTAAAGGTAAAGCTATTTTTGTTATATCTTCTAATTTTGGTTGTTCTAATTTCACTTTATCAACAATATTAAAAATATTCTTATCATAGTCTTTATTATTTCTTTTTAATGTTCTATAATATTTCTTTATACTATCTAAATATTCTTTTAAATGTTGATATTGTTCAATTTCATCTATTTCTATCATTAATCTAAATAATTCTTGAGATTCACAATTTTCTTCTGTTATGTCATCTTTTTTATTTATATCATATAAACTTCTTATTTGAGCTCTAAAAGCACATTTACATTTAGTTACTAATCTATATAGATTATAAGATGTTAATTTTTCCCATTGATCTTTCCATTCATCCATCAATTCTTCATCTCTATCTTTAAAGTCTATACTAGCTATTAAAAAAGATCCAGGTATAGTTATTTTTTCTTTTTCAGGATATAAAGCATTATAAACCTCAATAGCTTTAAATCTATCTCCTCCCCTTTCATAATCATGTAAATTATCATATCCTTTTTTAAATTTACTAATTGTAAACATCTTAATGTTGTCTTCTGATCTATACATCTTTAATAAATCTTCTCTATCTTGATCTATTTGTTTTAATATCTTTCTAAGATCAGGATTTTCTTTTTTAACTATCATCTCTAATACTAATTCTTTTGCTTTAGCTGATATAGTTGGGTTGAAATTAGATTTCTTTAAAGATAATCCTTTTAAATCTACTTCTTTAGTTGGTAATAATACACCTTCTTGTATTCCTATTAATCCTAAATAGTTCTTTGCTCCTTTAGTAGTTTGTAACGTTGTAAAAAAGTATTCTTGTTTATAATTTATTTCTTTTCCAAATTTAGGATTTATATTAGCCATTTTAGTATATCTAACTAATCCTTCTTGTACTATTGTAGATATAGCATTTATTATAAATGATCCAGCTACATAATCCAGCATCTCTTTATTAAATCTATTTGTTACTTCTTTAAATCCTGGTATAGCTTTTAATAATTGCATATCAGCATCTAAATATATAATCAAAGAATCCGTATCTGTTATTATTATTCTGTCTCTTAAGATTGTTTTAAATATAAACTCAGTAGAATCTAATCTTTCTCCATATTCATTTATATCACCTTCATACCAATAATAACCATACATAATTTCTTTAAAGTATCTGTCTAATTCATCAAAATAAGGTTTTAACTTTTCAGGACCATGCATTGGATCTAAATATAAAACATCTTTTACTTGATATTCTTTTCCATTATCTTTTAAAACTTTCTCTCCATTCATTAACTTCTCAGCCAAATCATATTCGTTATTTTGCGTTTCCATTATTTTTAATATTAATTCTTTTATTTTAGGTAACTCCATAGCATTCTTAAAAGAGCCAGTATAATAGACCATTATTTTTTGCATTCTATTTAATTTATTTAATTTCTTTCTTAAAATACTGATTCCATAATATGTTCCATCATTATGGTCCATTAATAATTTATCTAATAATTCATCCATACTAGGTTCTTTAATACCTTCAAACCAAGTTTCCCAATAAGACCAATCAATATTTTTATTTATTACTTCATTTATAAAATGTAAATGTATAGATACATTATATGGACGATACTTACCAAATATATATTCTATTGTAATACCATTCATACTAACTGTTGATCTACCTCTTATTGTTACTGATCCTGCTACATCATAATTATAATATTTTGATAAGATATTAATCATTATTCCATAATATGTATTTAAAGCTTCTTTTGTATTTTGTTGCATCAATGAATAAAATCCTACATCCATTGATTTCCCAGCACCTTTAGCTTTTTTCATATTACCTTTATAATAAGCTCTTAATTTTTTCAAGATATCAAACGATCCTACAGCAGGAGCAGTAAATATTTCATGTTTTAAAAATAAACATCCATTTTCTACTATAACATATTTCTTAAATATATCTTGTAAAAGATCTACTGTATTTCTAGTAGTAGTTTGTCCATTAACCGAATTATAAATAGTCGTATTCCCAATTTTAAAATGTTTATCATATATTTCCTCTAAATAGTTTTTATTATCTATATCTGTCATTATAGAAACACAATTTACCCAGGCATTTCTAAATCTACTCATATCTTCGAAGTATCGATTATCTATCATTATATTCTCCTTAATTTAAATTTATATTTTTAGTTCAAAAATTTTTTTGGGAATAAATAAGACGCCCCCAATCGGGGGCTGTAAAAAAACTTTAATAAAGGAGTAGATCAATGAAAAAAACCACAATCTCGAAATTAACAAGAAAGTATTTTTCATAAATCAAAGATAACTTCAGGAATTAAGCTATCTTTATAAAATATATGTTTATATTATTTATTCTCTTTCATTGCTTGAATATTCTTTAATCTTTCATATTCACTTCTAACTTCTTCTGAAGGTTTCTCATCTGTATATATAACTGGATAATTTTCTCTTAATACTGTTGTTACTAAATTATTTGCTTTATCCACTTCAAATGGGAATACTTGTTCTATATTTCTCAAAGAACCTTGATCTTTGATTTCTTTCTTTTCTGCTAGATCGTAATATACTAACCAACCCATTTCTTCATCTTCATTGAATTTAAACATTTTTTGAACATTGGGGTTCCTACTAAGAGATATATTCTCATATGCTAATTTAGCATCTGTATAAGTCTTAGCCCCCTCGATAAAATCCTGAGGTCCTTCTTCATATATTGGGACATCTACACCATTAGCATTTTTAATATATCCTGTTATTTGTTTTTCATCTAAAGGTGTTGGTTTTACTTCTTGTTGAACAGGTTTATCAAAATCAATAGGTTCTTCAGGTTTAGTTTCAGGTACAATTTGTTGTTTCATTTCTTGTACTGGATTAGATGGTATTGGTTGTTTAACTTCTCCTACAGGTTGAGATACAGGAGTAGTTAAAGGTTGAGTATACGAAGGCACTACTTGTTGAGGATAATAATTAGATTGAGCATTATTAAAGAATTGATCAACTCCTCCTCCTAAAACATTTGTTAAGAAATTTCTATCTGAAGATCTATCATCTAAAGATAAAACAGGTTGTGTTCCATCTTTACCAGGTGCAGTAAGTTCTTTCCATAATTTAGCATCTTCTTTTTTAGATTTATCTAAATCACGTTCAAATCCTGCTAATGTTTTAAATGCATCTAATTTCATCTTGTAATAGTTCTGGGTAATATTACGTAATTCAGTTTCTCTTTGTCCACCCATCTTACCACTATCTACATAATAATCTACTCTTTTCTTTATTTCTCTTAATTCTTTGTCTATATCCTGAATATTCTTTTTAATAGACTTTATGTATGTTTGTATTCTTCTACCATATAAAGAAGAATTAGGATCATAATGACTAGTATATCTTTCTAATGTACTGTGATAATTATTATCGTCCGATATTGCATCAACATATCGTAGTTTATGTCCAATCGAATCTTCTTCATAATTTCCTGCATTAAAGGTTATAAACATCAATTAACCTCCTTTCGTTAAAAAATAAGATGAGGGAATAAACCCCTCATCATTTAATATGGAAAGTCTTCATTTTCAGATCCTGATTCAGTCTTTCCTTTATATTGGTCTTTGTTGTTTTCGTTTGAACCATATAAGTTCTTTAAGTATTTTCTCATATGTTCATCACGTGATAAACTAGTTCTGGCAACGCATGCTTCTGCACTCATCATAATTTCTTGTAATACTTGATATGCTTGATAATCAGCTGCTGGTTTATCTTCATTACCTCTATATACTGTTCTAGAAGTAGGTAACCATATTATTGCAGATTCTTCTTTACCATCTACATCTTTTCTAGTTACTTTAATATACCCTGAGAATTTAGATTTGAATTCATTATTTCCTTCAGGAGAAGAAATATTCATTTCTATTTTTTGTGTAGCTGATTTAATATCTCTTCCATTAGCTATTAATATAGAATCTTTCTTAACTTCTTTACCTTTCTCTATAATATCTTCTAATCTAGTCATTAATTCTTTACATGCATTATACAGCATAATAAAGTTAAATTGATTTATTGTAGCTGCTACACGAGTCCCTGATGAAAATTTCCCTTCTGCATCCGCTTGTATGATTGCTATTTGTGTAGAATTATTTAATAAGTTAATAACCAATCTTTTTGATTTAGATTTGTCATTACTATTAAAGAATGCTTTTGAATATAATTCAGTACTCACCAATTTTTCTGCTTTGTCTTTTGTTTGTTCTGCCATTTTAATTCCTCCTAATTATTATTTATTTTTTTATCCATATATCTCTACTTGGTTCATAAATTAAACCGATTTTTGTTAACAATTCCGATAATTTCGTTCTAGCTGTCATATATAATTCTTTTTTATTCTTATTGTCATATGCTACTACATCATAAATATAATTTACACAGAAGCTATCTATTTCAGCTCCCTTCACTGGATCAGTATTTTCTATATCTGGGTAATATATATCGATAATTTTATTACATGTTTCATATAAAGCCTCTACAACAGCTTTTGGATTATCCGGATCAAGTTTTATCTTCTTTACTAATCCTACTGCTTCTCCACGTTCATTTTCTTTACTTCCTTCTATTGTAAATCCAAAAGGATATTTTATAAGATTATAATTTCTTGGATCATACATAGTCTTTATAGGAATGTATTCGTCATCTTGATCCTGTTTCTTTTCCTCTTCTTTTTTATTTTTAATTTTATTCTCAGATACTAAAGTTGATACTCCATTTTCTATTACATATTTTATTTGCGATCTAGATTTACTATTATTCGTATACAATATTATTTCACCAGCTCTAACTGCTCTTGACAGTAATGGTATAACTACATCGTAATCTTCTCTTAAGAAATAAACTATAGCTGAAGATAACAGTCTATCTCTTACATGATTATGTATATAAAATTTATTTAGAAATGTTGTAGTTAACCAATCTATTTGTTCTTCTAAAATATCTATCATTCCATATGGATCTACTTCTTGTCCAATATTTAACATTTCTTCATCGTATTTAGATCCAATAAGATGTACATATTTCGTATTATCAACGCATGACAATCTTGTTGGTAAAAAATCTACATTTACTACTATCTTTTTATCTATACCTTTTGGGATAATATGAATAGCTCCACCAAAAATATGTGGTCTTTTTAACATTGATATCCTCCTTTATTATTTTAATGATTTATCGAATTTATTATTCTTTAACCATTCCATTTCCTGTTTATAGAATTTCTCTGTATTTTCTATCTCTTCTCTTGTAAGTTCTTTTCTCATTCTTATTTTAGTGTCATTATTTACGAATTTGAAATCGAAGAATCTACCCACTCCATTAATAAACAATCTTTCAATGTCGAAATTAGGTTTATTATTAGTCATATCTACAAAATATGAACTAGATAAAATTGGATTTTGTTTTGATGGGTCTTCTAACGTTTTCTGTTCTAAGACACGTACTTTAAGAAAATTATGCATTTGGTTAAATTCTTGTTCAACAGTTTTTTCTGTTAAAGAAGTTTCTATAAGATGTCTTTTTAAATGTTCCATCTTTTTAGAAGTAATCTTACGTTGTATTTTACTTTCTACTCCTGAAGTAGATATTTCCATATATGAATATTTATATAAAGTAGAATATTCATGAAAGAAAGTTACTACATTATAGAATACATCCTGTTTAAATGTTAATGTTATTACACCATTATCTTTATTTACATGTATTGATGATGGCATAGATGAACATGGGATTTCTTTTAATGTAAACTCTTCACCTTCCATATACATTAATGTCATAACATATGGTAAATTGTCATCATTATATGTATCTGGTATATCTTCTACATTTTCATCCATTTTTTCTACAGGTATTTCTTCTTCTTTAACGTAGTCTGGATTATCAGTTACTATATATAATACATCTAATCCATATATCTGTTTAAAGGACCTTATATTTAATGCTGGTAATTCTATATATTTTCCTTTTTCTTCTTCTTTCTTATATACTAATGGAGAGAATGCTAAAATATCTTCTTGTCCTTCTCTGTCTAAATCATTATTATGCAAAAGAATTAATGTTCTACTGTGATAATCATTAGGATCTTGATTTAATACATTTAGTATAGTAAATTCTAAATCATATTCATTGTAGACAATATTATTTTCATAACTATAAATCAATGTCTTACCATTAGTTTGTATAGCAAATAAATCGAATGTACCTGGTAGTACCTTAAAATCCCAATGTCCTAAATAATTAGCTATTTTAGTATTAACAGATCCTAAGAAATTAGTATTCTTATCCATATACCAAAAATGATCTGTTGTATCATCTTCATCATATGTACTACATAAAAAAGTATCACTATGTTTATCTTTCATTATAGATTTAACTAATGTGAAAGCTTTTTCTCTTTCTGTATCTTTATATAGTGTACATGTAATTCTAGAAAGATCTAAAAGATCAGCTTCATTATTCATATTAACATATACATAAAATCCTATTACTGTTTTAAAAGTTGCTAATATTTCAGCTCTCTTTTTTATTTTTGTTTTAGAGTTCCATGTTTGTATCTTTTCTACATATTTATAAAAGCTTTCTCTTGTAAACTTTTTCTCTGCTAAATAATATGGATCAGGAGTTAATAAAGCTAGTCCATCATTAAAATATGCTTTCATATCTAAGACAATTTCATCTGTTACTAAATTTACAGTATTACCTATTAATGTAGAAAATGCATATCTTCTTTCCATACCGTTCTGATTATATAGCATTCTGAAATTATCTACTATAGACATCTTAACATCGGATACATGTTTGATATTATGCATGTCCATAAAATCTGTTTTTAATCCTTGTACTACCGTATCAACAGGTTCAGAAACAAATATTCTGTCTTGACCTATTTGTTTGAATAGAAATTCTAAAAGTTCCCTCATATACATTATTACCTCCTTTCTAATCTATTAATTCTGCGTGTATTTTGCAATATTGTGATGCAGGTTCATTTATTTTTATTTCAGGGATTTCATTAGTTTTAGGTATTCTCCACACTCTATTATTACTTAATACTAAATAATGATTTATTTCAGTATCATGTCTTATTATTGTAGTACGTACTTTACCGTGGAAAATTGGTATAATATTTATCGAATCTTCTTTTTTAGTATAAGTAGCCACAATTCTTTCAGTTTTACAATCTTTTTTCCATTCAACTGTTTCATAAATAATCGTATAAAAGATATATATAGCGTACCCACTTAATGTTATAAGTAAAAATATACATATACCTACTATTATATTTTGTATTATATCAAATAAACGATCAGACATTTTTATTTCCTCCCTTCAATAAAATATAGAACTACCCCCGAAGGGGTAGTTAGTAATTACTTCTTAAGTGCTTTGATTCTTGATTCATTAAATTCAGCAGCTGCTTTACCTGGTTGTTTAAATTTGATTGAGTGTTTGTCTTCTGTATTTTTGAAATAAGTTTCCCCAGTTCTAGGGTTAGTCATCTTTTTGTTTTCTTGACCAGGTCTTAAAGCTGATTTGAATGTTCCTAAATGTGGAACAACTATTGAAGGTTTAGCTCCTCCTTTTACTAAAGTTTCATTGATAACTTTATTTGTAGCATCTAATACTGACTCAGCCATTGGTCTAGTAATTTCTGTATTGTGCTTATAAACTTCTTTTCCTAATTTTGTAGCTTTTTCACTAACTGCTGTTAAAAATGTTTTTTTGTCCATTATTTTTTCCTCCTAAAAATTTAATTAAATTGTTTGTTTATTGTTTTAACGAAAAAAAGGTAATTTTAACCCATTTTTGTTATCATCTCAGTAGTCTCATCTAAAAATTGGTTGATATCATAACCACTTTTAGCGAAACTACTTTTTTCAAGTATTAATTTGAAGACTTCTCTGCCTTCATACAACATTAAAAAACCAGCTGCATCATAAGGTGATGCTTGAGCAACAATTTCTAATTGTTTTACGTATTCTCTAATAGATCTAGATTGTACAAGTGCTGCTATATCTGGATCTTGTAATAAATCCATTGTTGATAATATGGATAATCTATTACCTGAATTATTAAATACGTAGTTACTGATTTTTGTTGTAGAAATTATAAATTTTAAAATTTTTATAACTTCGCTTCCCATTTTATTCTCCTTTCCATTTATATTATATACAATTTAATATTTATTAAAGAATCTATTTAGCCTCTTAATATTTTCATCATTCTCATCTATAGTTGGAGTATTATTATTAGCTCTTAATACTTGTCCTGCTAGATTATTGTTAGCACTCTCATTAACTTTCTCCACTATAGGAGGTGCAAAGTTATCATTATTTATTTTTCTATTATTAACTGCATCTTTCAATAGAGTATTTTCTGTAGATAATTTATTCTTTTCAAAGTTAAGTTTCTTAATGACTTCTTTTAATTCATTATTTTCTCTTCTTAATTCTTCATCATTAGAATTATTAGACATATTATCTAATTGACTTCTTAAATGATCTACTTCTTGTCTTAACTTAGACTCATTTTCCATTCTAGTATCTAATTCAGTTCTTAAATTAGTTATTTCACCTTCTAATACACCTATCTGTGCTACATCGTCCTCAGACTTGTTATTTGCCTCATCAGACAATTCTTTAATTGTACCTTGTAGATTCTCTATTAAAGATTCTTTCTCTTCTAGATCATTCTCTAAATCGTTTATTTGCTCTGTTAAAGATGCGATGTTGTTCTGTAATTCTAAAACTTCCACTTCATCATATAGAGGTTCTTTATTTTTTTGTTCTAATTTTTCTTCTAATGAATTAAATCTATTATTGATTAATTCTTCAATAGGTTTAAGATCTACTTTATTATTGAACTCATTTAACGTGTCTTCAAGAACTTTTTTTATCGACGGATAATAGGATTCGAGACTAACTGTACCTTCCATTACCTTTGGTTCTTCAGGTCCTTCTTCCTCATCGTCATAATTATCTTCCGGATATATTATTTCTTCGATTGTATCTAAATCAATTCTTCCATCTTCAAATGGTAAAAATAAAGGAAAGTATTTTTCGCTATTATTAGGATCTACTAATCCTATTTCATTTATTAGTTCATTTACAGTTTCATCAGAACTATCATCCATGACCCCTAATTTTAATAATATCACTGGAAAATATCTAACAAATAAAGCTACATATTTCTCTTCAGATACTTCAACTGGTATTAGTCCCATTTCAGTTTCTTTTTGTATTGCATCTTTAGCTGCTATAAAATCATGATAAAAAGAATGTATAGAGTTAATTAATCCTGGTTTTCTTTCTAACCAGTAGTCTATCCTTTCTCTATTAACATCTATAGCATTTTTTAATATATTTGTCAATAGTGGATTATTAAAAGTATACTTATTTACTAATGTCCATTGATAATCTGGGTAATGTGTTAAATGTTGATTTAAATCATTTATTGAATCAGCATCATAAAGATTAAAAATATTATATAAGTCTACAAATGGGTATACTGGGTTATTGTCCATTTATTCATCTTCCTTTCTATATATAAGTTAAAAATAAGGTTTTGTTAATTTTTAATACTTGTATATAATATATATGGTAAAATCCATATAATCAAGGATTTTATTAAACATTATATCAATATACTCGTAAAGGAGGTGAGAAAAAAACATGTTTAATCTTTACAGAACTCCAGTAGAAACTTTAAAAGAAGTTTACCTGGAGAGTGGAAACGAATTTGCTTTAAGAAAATTGATTGAGAAAGGTGGTTATTTAGTATTATTAGACCTAGATACTAAAGGACTAAAAATCTTGTCTCGTATGATTTTCGTAGAGCAGAAACCTGAACTCTTGTTCGCTATCCCAGAAGTCCGAAAGCTGAAATGGCTATTCAATTATGTTCTAGAAGAATATAGTGAATATCCTAATACAGATTCCCCTGATATAGAAGATTTGTCAGAAGGCCTGTTAAAAGCTGTAGGAGAATTTAATTGGGAGAGTGGAAGAGTTCTAAGTAAAACATTGGTCGAAGAAAGATATAATTTTTTAATAAAATTACTAAAGACCGAGACTCAGAAACCTAATTTCAGACATGAAGATGAGAATGATTTATTTAGAAATATTGTACAAAATAAATTCATTTCATTAGAAGTTTTATTTGATAAGCTTTTACCAAGTGTACCGGAATTAGGTAGATATATTATTCAATTGGCTCCATATAAATTAGCAGGACAAAATGATATCTTTCATATTATAGATACAATAGGTAAAGTAAAAGATATCTTATGTGATATAAAAGAAAGAAATGAAACTTGTCCTGATCCTGAGAAGGAAGTAAAAAACGGTATTGATTTAATGTTAGAGGAACCAATTACAAGAGATCTGTTATTTGGTTTATTTGTTTCGGTAAATAAAATATCTAGACAAATAATTTATTACAGATTAGAGGAATTTAAAACATTCTTCGAAAGATTTACATTAATGATTAAAGATGTTAAAGAAACTGTTGATTTCTATATTGAGAATACTAATGAGCAGGAAGGTCTATTCCCATTAGGTCCTATTAATGATGAAATCAGCAATGAGTCTTTAGAAGGTTTAGCTTATTGTCTATACCATGGAAGTACAATAGCTAGTTATAATATTGCTAAAGACGATAGATTTTTAATGTCGGCAATTGATGATGTAGCAGTTGCTATGGGTTTATATATTTATATGAATATTTTACCAGAGAATTGGCTAACATCAGATGAGTATTATCAATTACTACTATCTCAAGAAGGTCACAATTATGCTCCAGAGACGTCAGAGCTAAATGTTGACGAGTTAGTAGAAGGTCTATTTTAAACTATTTTCGAAAATGGTTTAAGACATTTATTATTGTATATAATATAAATGTATTAAACAAAAATATTAAAAAAATCTAGGAGGAATTATCATGGGAAAAAATTATGGAAAGAAACCAGAAAACAACAATTTAGGAGGAAAAGAAATGAATGAAAGAAATTATACTGAAATCAGTGATGGTAGTAATGAAGCGTTAGACTTCGATAAAGAAATTGCAGCAGGTAATGCAGTAGAAATAGAGGAAGGAGAAGAAATAGTAATGGCGAATGATCCAACAGCTTTAGGACAACAAAAAGGTCCTGATTTCTCTAATATTGGAGAAGCACCAAAAGCAGAAAATAATTATGGGCAACCTTATTTTGATACAAATCAAGGATATGTTCCTAATGTATCGGAAGTAGCTAAGTTCTTAACAAATCAGCCTGTATATGAATTAACAATAGGAGTAAATAAAGATGAATTGTTAACATTCGCTAATAATTCTTTAAACATTCCTAAAAGAATCGGATACAGAGAAGCAAGAGAAGCTGAATTTCTGGATCTTATGAAAGGTGTAGATATTACAGATTTCCAAAACGCTAAAAGAACTTATTATCCTTCAACACAAGCAGCTAATATTGCTGGAGAAGGCGTTAAATCTATTATCACTATACAAATAGATGATACTACATTATCTCAAGGTAATGGTGATATCAGAAACGTTGTAGATTTAGCAAGACAAACATCTATTTTTGAAATACAAAGAATACTTAAGCATTTAGATACATCGAACTTGTTCGATCCACATATTACAGTTCCACATAAGAAATACGAACAAGCACACGTTACTGAAATATTCGTAAATACTTCGGTAGTATTGTTAAGCTTCTTAGGATTGTCTCTAGAATTCATCAGTAATAAATACACATTTACTGTTAAAGAAACACCAGAGCAATTCTTAGTTCATCTTCAAAAAATATAATAAAATAATACTGGGCCCCATTGGGGCTCTTTATTTTACCCACTAAATTATATAGTCCAAAAATGAGTTATATATAGAAGAAACGATATCGTCCAAAAATGGACGATATAAATATTTATTTTAAAGGAGGAAATATGTCGAATATTCATGAAATAATAAAACATAACGAAGATTTATTAAAAAGTGTGTCTACTCAAGGATATATTAAATGTAAAGTATATGCAGTATCAATTAATAATGAATTATTTATTATCGATAGTCATATTGAAAATAACGGAACGTTTGTTCATACTTTTATCAGTACTAGTCATTTCATAGTAAGTCCAAAAATATTTGATAAATCTTTAAACGACTATGAAAGATATAGATTGGAAAGTAATTTATTCAGTATGGTAATCCAAAAGCAATTATATAACGAAAATATTAAAATAGAAAATAAGCAATTGCAAATATTACTTACACCGATATTATTAAAATTTAAATAAAAATAGGAGGAATTAAAATGAAAAAATTTAAAATTAAAGGAAATTTTGAAATCGAAAAAGAGTTAGGAGTCACATTTGAAGATTTCGAGGACGCTTTACAAAGTGAAAGAATAAAAGAAGCTTTGAAATGGAAATATTTGTATGGTCAGGTTAACCCTAGATTTGACGGAAAAAATCTAGAGACTATTTCCTCAATAGAAGTAAAACATTTCAGAATACTCGGAATTAAGACTTTTAAAGAAACAGAAAGCTTTGAAATAACTGTAGAAGCAGTTTCAATAGATGTTTTTGATCAGTTCTTAACCGCTAGTAAAGATCCAAGTATAGACATGCATGCGGCTATAAGAAGTTTAATAGACATGGAGAAAAAGCAAATAATAGTAGTCACTTTTGATATAATCATTAAGAAATTAGAACAATCTAGTGTTGAAAATCAATTGAGGATATTGGTTAGCGAGCTGTCAGAAGCTGAAGAAGAAATGAAGAAAACAGAAAACAAATTAAAGGAATTAGGAGAGGAACAGAGTAAATTAAAGGACTTGATTAAAACAAAGAAAAAAGAAATTGACAAACTTATGAAAGAGAAAGTGAAACTTGATAAAAACAATAAAGAAAGTAAATAAAAAATCTAAATAAAAAAAAAAAATAATGGAGGTAAATAAAATGAGTTATCATAACATAACAACAAATCAAAATCAAGACCACAGAGATGGTGTAATGAGTCCTAGAACACTTAATAATGAAATCGAAAAGAAAGAAGAGGTGCCAGCATTGAGTAAAGAAATAATAACGCATCAAAGTATTGTAAAAGATGGTGAATTTGATAAAAATAACGTCGTGATAGAATCAGAAAATATATCAATACCTAAATTTAGAGATCCGTGGGGGGATGTATTAATTAACAATCCTTCTACAAATAACGTGATACCACCTCAACCTCAGCCTATAAACATATCTCAATTAAATGATACAAACAACAGAACTTTAGCACAAATCTTCTTTAATCCTTTAAATATGACTATGCCTGAAGAACTACAAGAAAACGTAGATATAACATCTACTACTAAATATACTATTGATGATTTAGAATTAACATTATTAGGAACATTTGATATTGTTAAGAAAAATTTAAGAGCAATAGTAAAATTCCCTTTAGATGAAAATATTATTGTAGCAGTAGATCAACATATTAAAAATATTTACTTTTTAAATAAAGACGGTATATTAGATAAATACCCATTATATGGTATGGAATTTAGTACATTGACACTATTTTTAAGAAAAATATTCGATATCGGTAATGTATATGTACATAAAGATTTTAATGCAATAATTCACCGTATAGTTATGGGAAGACAGAATAGAATACGTTATGCTATATATGAAGATGAATTACCTAAAACTGAAGACTCAAAAATCTCAGAATTGTTAGCAAAAAATAAATAATTAAACATAACGGTATAAAACTTAAACAGGGTACTTGTACCCGGAAAGAGAGAAAATTATGAAAAAAGTAATATTAGTAATATTAATCTTAACATTAGGCACGATAGTGCTAGGCGAAGATGCTAGTTTTTATGGAGGTAAGTTACATGGAAGTATGACAGCATCAGGAGAAAGATTTAATCAACACGAATTTACGGCTGCACATAAACAATTACCTCTTAATAGTATCGTAGATGTAACAAATCCTAAAAATGGTAAAACAGTTAGAGTCAGAATAAATGACAGAGGACCATACGTAAAAGGTAGGTCAATTGATCTTTCAGCAGCAGCATTTGCGGCTATAGAAAACCCTAAGAGAGGGGTTATTAAAGATATCATCATAAATGTAGTCTCACTTGGAGATAATAAACGGAACTATACTCGTTCCAGAACTACAAAAAAGAAAAAATCTTCTAAAGTCACTCGGACAAAACAAAAGAAAAGTACTAAAAAGAAATCTAAGAAAAAATGATATATCCCCCTCTATGGGGGATATTTTTCAAACCGTTAAATTAACCAAAAATAAAAAATTCTAGGAGGAAATAACTATGATTAAATCAGTTAAAATGGTATTCAACAAATTAGAGGATGTATTAGAAGTAGACTCATCTTTAGGAGAAATCTCTTTTAAGTATAATTTAGGAGATGTAAAAATATACGGAGAAAATGGTGAAGAAATAATCTCAGAAAACGTCACAGTAAATTCTGAAAACCCACTACCAGATTTACCTCTAGATAGTAATGAATCATCTATAAATTTATTAAAACTTTTAGTAATCAAAATGTTAAAATCTAAATATAATTTCTTTGTAACTCAAGAATCTCCATTCATCGAAATATCTGAAGAAGACAACGAAAGATATTTAGATATAGTAGGAAGACTAAATAGAATAACAGTACCTGATACTATTGTTAGAGATTATCTTAATACTTTGTATAAAGAAATTACTAAGATCGATACAGACACAGCATCTAAAACAACTACACAAAAAGTATTCCATAAAGAAAAAGATCTTATATTTATTAATGTAAGCTGTAAAGATGAAGATCATTCTGTGTCTATGGGCGCTTTACATATGTTATCAGAAAAAGAAAATAATCCCGTTACTAATTGTATTATTCAACCTTTAAGAGTGTTCGACTTAAATTTAATACGTCACGATATTTATAAAGTATTTGATATAGAAAAAGAAATTAGTTATAAATTTGACGAAAAACCTATAATCAAATTTATGAATAATATTATAAATAAAATCATGAGCTGCAGCTATATTAAAAGAAATATTATATCTGACCTTCCTAAAGACGTATTTAAGACACAAACGATTGGAACATTATTATTCGAATTAAAAGATAACAAATTACACTTAGTAACTGAAACCGATTCCTTATACGGTAAGGATTACTTTAAAGCACCTATTAAATTAAAGATAAATGAAAATGATTTTGGTATTACTGATATAAGTATTCCTACTGTATCAATGGGATTACCTACAATGATATATGATGTTGAATATAATAACGATCAATATAAAATAGTATTTAAGACTGGTACTATTGATATGTTGAAAGAATTATGTACAGAGGAATTTATTGATGTGTATAATAGATTAACTTTATTAGAAACATTCAAAGAAAAGTTATTATCTGAAGATGGTAGAGATATGATTACAGATGGATTTTTATCAGTTGCTTTAAAATATGGTTGGACTCAAGATTCAGATATTAAACAACCTTCAGTTACATTTTTACCAATAAAAAATTCTGAAGATCTACATATATTAATTAAGTATTTACTTGTAGATTGGGATACTAATAAACAAGAGAAAATTGAAAAAGAATTATTAGTAGAAAAAGGAATGGTATTTAAGAAAGTAAATGATAAATTACAATTTAATTCTGCTGAAAGGGTTCATATGAATTTTTTAACATTCTTTGGAAGAATTGAAAGATTGTCTGAATTATATAAAACAATAACTAAGACATCTCCTTATGAAAAACTTCTTATTGAATTATAATTGTATATAATATATACGATAATGAAAATTGGAGGTAATAAAAATGAAAAAAGAAAAGAAACATGATAGAAAGTACATTAAAACTTATAACGGTCAACCGTTTATAGAGATCACAAGTCCATATGACTTTATGAGAACCAATATGAGAGATGAGGATATTGCTCATGCAATTCACGTATGGTTTAAAGTTAATGGAGATTTACAAGAATTCTATAATTGGTATGATGGTAGAATATTTCATAGACGGGAGAACTTCTATTCTACCACTTTAAGAAATTATATGAGATTAGAACCAATGGAGAAAATAAGACAATTTGCTGATACATTTGAAGTATTCAAAAAGAAATTTAGAGAATATGACAAATTAAGAATGAAGCCACTTGTGTTATTTTGGTTCAGATGTGGAATGCATCATCCAGATGGAATTATTCCTTGGAAAGAATGGAAAGGCGAATGGTTAGATGCTGGATACATTCCAAAACGTGTGGGTCATAATATGAAAATGATCCATAAAAGAAGACTTACTACAGATCTAGAATTCTATGATTATGAAGATGATCGTGTAGTATTATGGAAAGGAGAAAACTATGAATCAAGAGGACATAAGTGTGATAACAACCAAGAAGATAACTCGTGATTTCATGGAATATGAGACGGCTCGTTTAGGGCCGTTTCTTGATTTATTTTTTCATCGAAATCCAGAAATAATAACAAATTTTGAAGGTGAAATGACTGATGAACATCGTATGGAATTCTTAAAGATACTTATAGATAAATCTAATCAAAAAGATTATTATGAGTTATCTTTATTATTAACAATACCTGGAGAATTCGGTCATCATGATATTGTATATCCTGTATATAAAGGTATATTTTATCCAAATATGAGATCAATGGCTAAAACAATAAAAGGAATAAAGAAAAGTATAAAAAAATTATATTATAAAATGATTTTTGTATTGTTATCTTATAGATCTAAAGATGAATTTAATATCGTTTGCGATTTTGCTGCAGATCTATTTAAAAGTCTTTTTGATTTAACCTTAAAGATGGCTGATTTATTGCCATCTATTATTATATATACTAAACAAAAAGGAGATGATTAATTAATGTTTAAAACAGAAATGGATCTAACAAATACGTTAGATCCTTTTAAATTAAAATTAGAAATGGGCAATAGACTTTTTTTTAGTTTACCTAATATAGAAATTAGTGTAGACGATGGAGGAGAAAAATCTAAATATACCATAGAAGATGTAAATGATTCTTTTGAACTTTCTAAAGCATATCCAGCATTCTTAGAGAAATTTATTTTTTCTAATGATCAAAATCATAGAAATAATTTTTTTAATGAACATACTTTAGAAAGAGATATTGCTGCAGGTATATTAACAATAACGCCTGAATTAAATGTTATAAATGATTATTGTAGAAAATTACGTAATTTTGATAAAGAAATTTCTCAATTCAATAAATTAGTACAAGCATTATATAAATATGCTACTACTAAAAAGATAGTAATTGATACACAAGCTATATGTTTTAAAAAAGAAGATACTAATGTTATAATAGAATTTAATAAACCTTTTGAACCTAATGTAACTGCTATTAAACATAAAATAGGAGAAACTAAAGCATCTGCATTTAGTAATGATATAACGGTTGAAGATGATATATCGTTATATTTAGCAGGTATAGATTATGAGAAATTAGAACAAGAAATTAAAAGTTTATTTGGTGACACAATTACTTCTGAAAAACCTGATCTTTCTCATATACAAAGTGATTTATCAGATATGCAAAAATTAATACAATCATTTCTTACTTTAGAGATTTCTTCTGATAGATCTGTTAAAAGTGCAGCATCTTTTAGATTCTCTTTTGATAATGGAGTATTATTAAATTTATCTGAAGACGAGACTTTAGAATTAGGTAGAGAATTTGGTCAACTAATATTAATTAATAAAAGAACAAATGTTGAAACTAGATTACCATTAAGTAGAGCTAGAAGTATTAATAGACCTAATATAGTAGAACCTATTATAGCTATGAGAGCTTTATATTTATTATTTGTAGATGGATCTGTTACTTTATTAGATATATTCCTCAAAGCTATATTATCTAAAGATAAAGATGCTAAAATAGGAACATTTACATTTAGATTAAATGAACAATTAAATCCAGAAATAATATATACTACAGAGACTTTAGAATTTATTATTCTTAGTGATAAGATGCTAAAATTAACAATTAATAATAAAGAAAATCATGAATTTAAAGATAGCTTATATTTTACTGTAGATCAAATAAAAGATATAGTAGATACATTAGCTAAAAAGATAGGTGCTGAAGTCGTATTAGATGATTTCTTAAATTATTTAAAAGTATTAGAAGACTCATTAAAAACTTTAAAAAGATATAGTAATTAATATACTGCCCGTAATGGGCAGTTATTTTTTTACCCGAACTACGAAAATATTAATAGGAAAGGAGGTTATGAGAATGGATTTACAAGCTTTAATGAATTTCTTGAAAGAAAATGGTATTGTTGTTAATGTTCTGTTCGTAAAATTAGCTGGTCATTTCGTTGTTGTTTTATTATCTCATACTGCAGCTAAAATATATTTAAGGAAAAGATTTTCTCCGATTTCTAAATTTTTTGCAGCGGTTACCATATCTACTGCTTTCGTTGCTATATTAGCTGAATTATTACCTGTAGGAAGGAACTGGTTTATCTTAAGTTTTTTAGTTGGCTTGATGACTGATGTACTTCCCGAACGATTATTAAGATTTTTAAATAATACTAAAACTGTAGACGCTGTTATAGAAAATGCCTCTAATGAAGTGGCTAAGAAGTATAAAGGAGCCTCGGATTTTGTTAAGGCTGTATTACCAAATACAAAAAATGAAGATACTGGGACGGTAGTCAAACAAGACATCGAAGATAAAAAAGAAGCACCTGAGAATAAAGAAGACACAAAAAAAGAGGAGGTGGCTACATCTGATGAACAACCAACAAGCGAAATCGAACAACGTATCAAAAGAGAACATCGATTCAAAAGACACTAATAAGGAGGTATTATACCAGTATAGAAAGAAACAAATTAAAACATTGATTTTCTTAGGAGTATTAATAGCAACAACAATACTTGGTTTCCGAAATAGTAATAAGACATCAGACATAATGTCCACACCTCTGTCTTACTATTTACAACAAGATAACCATACTATAAATGCAACAGTTGCTAATAAAGCTAAAATAGTACTAATTATGTTATGTGTCGTGCTTATGCTAGTTTTGTATATTTGTTATTTAGATTCAGAAGCTTTTAAATTACCTTTTAAAGTAAAGAAAGATAAAGATCAAAAGTATTCCAAAGTAATATCTAGATTATCATCATTTGGCACAATAATTTGGGTTATTATACTATTTGTATTATTTAATCTTTTATTTTACCAAAAAGATTTAGAAAAATTTATAGCTAATCAAAAAACACCTACAGAACAAGCAGGATTACCTGAAAGCAAAATAGAATATAGAGGACCGGATCTACAGAATCCTGATGATCCGCCCTTTCCCTTTAGTCCACACCAAACAGTTGCTGGAATGGCAAGAGAAGCAAGATTAAGTGTAGAACGTTTACAACTATATTCTTTGATGTGGACAGTATATAAAAATGATGAACCATTAAAAAGTAAATTTCCAAATTCTAAGGAGAGATTTTATGAGTTAGAGAAACATCATTATCGTATCGTATGTAAAGAAAAGATGTCATGTGTAAATTTTATTAATCGTGTAGCACCCATCAATAGATCTTTAATAACATTGAAGATAGCTATACTAAAAGAAGCATTATCATTAAATGTGGCTAAAGAATATTTTAATAATAGTCCTAATATAGATGTATTAAATAAAGAACCTTTAGTTAAAATGAGAGACGCTGTACAAGTATGGGCAAATGAAACTGAAAGAAAAGGAATGGAAGATAAGTCTGTAGAGATACCAATGATATTATATCATTTGAATATTGAACCAACAGCAGAAAACTTAGCTCTTTTTGAATTATATGTAAAAATATTAGATGAAACTCCACTTAATCCTAAAATAAGTATAGGATTTTTAAAACAGGCTATAGATACAGACCCTAATTTAAGAATTCCTATACCAAGAAATGAAATTGAATTAAAACGTTTAAGACATACATAATAATCCCCCCATTTGGGGGGACTTTATTTTAACGACTTATATAGTCAAAATAATATTCTGGATATACTATATATCTTTTTTTATCTTTTATATGTTGTTTTAATTCTTTAAAATATTTATGAAAATTATTTATTTCTTCTTTACCATTTAATTCTATAACATGATATTTTGTTTTATCTACTAAAGCTTTAAATTTATATGCATCATCTTTTCTTCTTTCTGCCATAGATGGATGATTATTTTTATCTTTACCTCCATCTTTAATAGATATTACACAATCATATTTAGGTAAAAAGAAATCTGATATATGTAATCTTTTATTTCCTTTATCGTCTATCCATGTTATCTCTGGACCAGGTGCTTGTAAATCATCACTACTCCATACTAAAGGAGAAAGATTCTTCAGGAATAGTTCTTCGTATGATCCTACTACTGTAAATTCTTTACCTTTAAATTCTACTACTTTACTAATACGTCTATTAGCTAACATTTTCTTTTGGTATTCAGGATCAGCAGCATAATTAAACATTCCATCTTTTTTAGTAGCATTTTCTATAAATTGTTTTCTCATAACTTCATTACATGAATTACCTTTATTTTTAAAGTATGTTCTAATAGTACGTAAAGGATCTATAAATAATCTTTTAATTGATAAAGGTTCACATAATATTTCGTATCTTTGTTTTTTAGCATTCCATTTAGTAGGTGCTCCACATATTTGACATTTACCTTTACCATTACGATCATCATATAAAAAATGAGCCACATCACCATTATATTCTTTAGGTATTTTATTTTTATAATTTTTCTCTACATACTTTATTAGATCAGGTATCTTTTTAAATTTAGCATTATCGAATGGACAATTATATTGTCTAGCCATAATATTCATCTCCTTTTTCAACAGTATAAAAAAACCTCCCCCAAATGGGGAGGAAAAATCTTAAAATAATTTACGTCCTATAAATAAAAGAAAGGGAATATTTATAGGAGTGTGGTAATAACGAGATTACACAAACAAATTAAAATCAATAAATTTAGAGGGAATTTCCTAAATTTATAAAGGTATTGTTTAAACAATTATCTTTTCTCGTATAGAATATAAAATCTTTACTTGTCTTTTAATTGATAACAAAGCTGTATAAAGTTCTTTTTTATCTGTACATAATCTACCATCAAATAATATTATACCTTTATCGAATTCATTATTAATAACTGCAGCTGAATTAATAACATAGCCGAAATTTATACAATAACTATAAGGTGCATGTGGTAATTCACTATGTCCATAATTCATATACTCTAAATATCTTTTACTAGCATAAGTTATAACTTCTACAATTTCCCCTATTGGTTTCTCATAATCAAATTTAATAACATAAGCATGATTTCTATCAGCAGTACATTCCTTTACTTTAAATCTTGTACCTATTGGTAAAATATGTCTTTCACCTGTTATAGTTTCAGTTGCTTCTAAGGGTCTATCAGCTATCATCCATTCATTTATTTGTGGTTTTATAGGATCTTCTTGATTAGTTAGTCCTAAATAATTTCTAATCTTATTATTTAATTTAAATATTAACGTTAAATTAGGAGTAATAATAGGATCTTCTATATCTAGATGTCTAGATAAATCAAATTCTTGGATTTCTTCTTTTTCTATATTAATATTATTTCCATCTAATGATTTCTGTAAAGAATTATTCTTCTGTCTTAAAAAATTCAAATAATGTCTAATAGATACATTCATAGCATTCTTATTAGAAGATACTCTACTAACATCATATACCTTTTCATAATATGGCATTATATCTTCAAAAGACATATATTTTTTAGGAATCATATTGTCATAAAATATATAGAAATATGTCTCAGGAGGCATATGTTCATGTAATCCTTTTACTACATTAAAAGATATACTATCACTACTTTCTAATAATACAAATCCAAATGCTGGTATTGGTTTATTAGGTATATAATCAGTATCTACAAAATCTACTAAATCATATAAATATAAAGCATTAAATCCTTTTTGTATAGCAGTTCTATATGCAGTATACGTAACACATATAACTGTGATCATAGATGGAGATACAGCTCCACTTGCACCACTATGCATTTCTAAAAACATATCTAACATTTCTTCAAAATTGTAATATATAGGTAGATTTATTTTTCTTAAATATTCTTTGTTATCAGTCTCATAAAAATTATGAGTCATTATTTCTCTTAATGATTTTAACATTTTAACCTGTCCTTTCCGTCTATTTTTAAACCTTCAATATTATTTAGTAAGTTTAATCAATTGGAGGATAACATGGATTTTAATAATATTGCCAGTATGAATTTCAGTTCATATTTTGAATGTGTAATACAAGAAGATAGTCATATTCAACAACCTTTTTTCATGGTTACTATACCATCTTTATTTCCTAATGTAGAAAATGCTTTAACACCTACAAAGAATACTAAACCTATTGATCCTAATAGATCTATAAATAAATCTAATCAATTACAGAATACTAATTTAGTAACTACAACAATAATTAAAGCAGCTAATCATACAGATTATACATTTCAATTAAAAGGAGACTCCTTTAAAGATGAGATGGACTCTACAGATGGTATAACAGAACCTGAACAAGTAATTGAAGGTAAAATGAGTGATTTTAAAACACATAAACATGAAATAAAGAAACCGATGACTTTGAATAACTATATATACAAGAACTTAAATAATGTCACAGTACCTAAAAATAGTAAAGCATATGGGTTTTTCTTGAACGGGACCTATGATACTACGTCATTTGTAGTAGTAAGAATACAAGGTGCTGTTCCATTAAATCAAGATGAAGCAATGAAAGTACAATATAATAAATAAAGGAGGTAATATATGGCTGAATTTAGTTTTTCAGATGACGCTAAGGATCTAGTAGATATTAGAGATTATATTGCTTATTATAAAGGTAAGAATTTAGCTTATTATAATGGATTTATGGATGTAGATTATAATTTTCATATAATAGATCTATTTGATAATTTCTTTACTATAAATGATGAAGAAAATATAGAAGTATTCTTAATAGATTCCTTTGATAAAGCTGATTTTCAATACAACCCGAAGGGTTTAAGTAATTATTTATATGGTACTCCTGATCTATGGCCAATAATATTAAGATGTAATGAAGCAGATCATCCAGGAGAACTCGAATTAACTAACGGTAGAGTTAAAGTACCTAAAGCACCAGCATTAGATAAATTTTTATCTACTGTTTATGCAGCTAGATCTACATATTTTCAAAAAAGAGGCCATCGTTGGTAAAAATATAGTCCCCCCATTTGGGGGGATAAACAGCTGCCCCCGAGTGGGGCAGTGTTGTAGAAGGAAAAAAAATGTAAAAAACCAGTTACCTGCCGACTTAGGGGTGATCGACAAGCTCATAAATATGTCCTGAGTAACATATTTATAATTAAAAAGTTCTGTTACCATTTATTAGTAGTTTCATTACTTTTACTGTGTCCATAACCAGTACTAAATCCTAAATCATCGTTAGCGAAAGAAGTTTCTCCTGCATTATTAGTTTCGTATTCAAATTGGTTACGTATAGCTAAAGATAAATATACGATTCCATATAATTCTCTATTTAAATCAGGTTTAAAATCTACAATAAAGAAATCTTCCATATTCTTTAAATAATATTCATACTCTTTATTATCTTTAGGTATAACGGCAGTCTCTTGATTTTTTTCTTCTGTATCTACAGGCTTTCTTAAAGGAGACTTTTCTTGTATAGTCTCTAATGTATATCCTGGATTTTGATATAATTGAAAATTAAATAAATCAGAATATTTATAATTCTTCTTTTTAGCCCAATTAACTAAAGCTTGTAAGTATTTATTATTGTCTAAATCTAAAAATGGTTCTAAAGATATCTTCTTAGTAGTAACAGTTCCAGAAGGGTGAGTTATAAGATCCTCTTTAGACCAATTAAATTTCATTTCTGATATAGCATGTCTTTCTTTGAATACTCTTTCTATTTCAATAAATCTTTCATTAATAGATCCAGCAGCTTCTTCTATATTTATATCTCTCCATTTATCAGTGATCTCCGTTTCATTCTCATCTAAAACTATTCTATCTCCATATGCAGAAAAAGATAGAAACATTGGTACCATTACATCTATTTCAAAATCTCTTTCTATTGTATAAGCTTCTGGTACCATTATACCTTCTTCACCCCATGGTTCAGGATTAGTCATACCAGATGTCTTAATAAAGCTCTTAACAGGGTATCTTAAGAAATAATAAAATTTACCGTCATAACCTGACATCCCATAATAAACATTAACAAAAGAATTTAAATTTAGAAATCTTAACATTTGATGATGATTAAATCCTTCTAAATTAAATCTTTTAATTAACATATTTAATACTTGTGTAGGTATTTGGAAATCTACGTATTGTCTAAAGTCATATACTTGTTCATTCGGTTGTCTAACAGTATGCCAATAGTGTGCTATGTTATTCATTTTAGGTCTAGACACTTCTACTATACCAGCATGACAATTTATATGTACACTTTTAAAAGCTATTCTTATATCTAAATTATTTTTACTGTCTTTATCATCTTCAAAAGCCATTACTCTAAATTGTGCTCCTTTAGGTAAATAATTAGCTGACTCTCTAGCAGAAAAAGAATAACCAGCACCATAAGATGGGTGTTCATGTAAATGATCTACATTAAATTGTAGATTTAACACAGGCTTTCTAGCTTGTCCTAATATACCAGATGTCCAAAAGAATCCTTTATCCCCCATTAATTGTGTGTCTACAAATTCATGTTTAAATTCCACTATATCTTTTAAATCATTCTTTATCCATTTTCTAATATTATCAAATACAGTACCAAAGGTTACTGATAAATCTCTTGGTATCCAATAAGCTATATTTTCATCAAATTTCATTCCAGTAGCACCAAGTTCTTTTAATATACTTCCCATAATTCCTCCTTAATATAATAAATACTATATTAAAGTTTCACTCCATAATGTAAAAAAAAAAGTCCCCAATGGGGACTAGTTTATTTATTTTCAAAAGCAGCTTGTTCTGCTTCATGAATTTCAAAAGCTCTACATATATCTCTTATCATGGAGTCGGTTATTATATTTTTATCTAAAGTTATCATTATTTGATTAAAAACTGTTATATCGTTTTCATTTTGTAGATATAATTGAAATATATATTCACCATACTTTTCTTTAAAGAAATCAGTTAATATAATCTTTGGTGATGTCATTTCTAAATCTAATGATACATTTAGATCTTGGTTCCTTCTAAAGAATAATACTTCTTTTTCTTCGTCATTCTTTAGAATTTTGTTTATTTCGACTATAGCGTTTTTCCAATCCTCTTTGTTCTCTGCTGTGAATCCATGATAAGAAGATACTTTTCTAGATTTTAATATATTAGATACTACATCTTCTCTAGTAAATTTTCCATCAGAGAATTTTTCTATGTTCTCTATTGTTTCATAATATTTAGGAACTTCTATTTCACCCACTGGATAATATTCGAAAATGATATCTTTTTTTACCAATTCATCTAAAATAGGTTTCGAATTAATCAACTGATTATTGAAAGTTATTATGATAGATTGTTTATCTATTTTTTCTGGTACAATAATACTGTAACTATTAACATCATTTTTTCGTTTTATAATAGTTCTAGGTATATGAACTTTCTTATCATCACTAGCAGTAAAGTTATCAAATATATACCACTTAGATTCTAGATCTGAGAAATTCGTTTTCTTTTCTAAAGATAATAGCGGAGATGTATTAATAAATGCTAATTGATGTCTTTCATTAGTGAATAGAAAACTGTTAATTCTTTCATCATAATGTACATCGGGAAATCTATAATAATAATATTTTATCAGATCGCGATTTCGATAAGGATACAATTCAATTTCTCCTTGTTGATTCAATAAATATTCTGTATCTTCATTAAATTGTTTAATGTTTATTAGAAAATCTTTATAGCAATTTAAAAATAGTTCAACATCTTCTTTGGATATTTTTTGTAAATCTTCTTTAAATCTATTAAAGAAATCCTTAAGAAATTTGAATTTTTCTTTTTCTTCTATTTTTAGATATCTTAAGAATTGTGTTCCATTATTATTGATTAATATCTGTTCTAAAGTAATATCAGGATTATCCAGAATATCTCTAATTTCAAATTTTGGTTTTACACATAAATTAATATTATTCCCCCAATAATTATTTGATATTTCTATAGACCAATCTCCTAAAGAACATATAATTTCTCCAATATTATTTTTTGAATATTTTACTGAGTGAATATATGGTTTAAATTTAGCATTTGCTTTCATTATTTTTTCCTCCTCATAAAATTATTTAGATTTTGTTCTTCCTACCCATCTTCTTAACATTATTTCGATTCCCCTTTCTGTTAAGAAATAAGCTTTAGCTTGTTGATTATTTTTACCAGTATACCAATAAGGTATTATATCCTTATCTATATCTGGTTTAAATTTTTTGTAGATGTTTACTTCATTTCTTATTGCTACTAAAACATGGTCGTGTCTTTTACCGACCATTCTAGCTAATTCGAAACTAGGTATACCTTCTACACCGTCTAGGACTTCTAATAAGTAGTCTTTGACATTTAAGATCTTTTTCATATTTACCTCCTTTTTATTATTATCTCCATTTATATTATATATAAGTAAATCTATTTAAGATAAAAAAAAAGACCTAATTAAAGGTCTTTTATTAATAACTTGACAGGGATAGGCAATCCCAATAATTCGTAGAACTCTTTGTAGAATTTGAAATTTTCTATTTCTCTAGCATCGCTGTGTATATTGCGACATTTTTATTTACTAGCACATAAGGTTGTAACCCCTGTACTATTGTGATCTCTTCGACTTCTCCGTTTATTAATTTTGAGAAGTCTTTTACGAGACCTTCAGTCACTTCTTTTTCATTAATAAGAATCCATTCTCCGTCCATATCTAAAACTACCGCTACTTTCATTTTTGTTACCTCCTACTTTAATTTATTATTTCTATCATGTATATAATATACAAAAAAAAAAATACTAATGTTATTAAAAAAAAAAAAAACCGCTGAAGCGATCTTTTTTTTTATTGGAACTACTGGAACAAGGCTACCAGCATATGAAGATCTTCTGCCTTCTGCCCGTTCCATTCCGGAGCTTTTTCAATTTCTGTGGCTATATCGAAGTAGCTCCAGTATTTTATTTGGTAGTGATATGAATAATCACCTAGTGGAGTTGTCACCCCCACTATGAAGAAGTCCGGGAACATAGTCCCGTCTGCATGGAGTTTTGATCTCCATGCTTTTGATCCTTGTTTCTTTGCTAATCCACAGATGGTAGCAAAAAGTACCATTCTATGGAAATACAACTCAGACATTGTGTGGAAATCATCTTTTAAATGACTTCCCATACCAGTTTCTTTTTCTTCCATATAATCTTCCTTAATAATTTTTTCCGTTAACATAATTATCACTCCCTGTTTTTTATTTTATTTCTATCATATATATAATATACAAAAAAAAAAACTTACCGTAATCAAACCCAAACCATTTTGAATATAATTTATAATAAGGAGGAAGAAAATGATATTTTTATCAAAATTAAATAACATGACTCTTTGTCGTGCTGTATGTTATCCAGATGATATGCCTAGATTAAATAGAAATACGGCTATCATAATGCCTACAGATGATGAAGAAGTGTTTTTAGATATTTTAGATAAATTAAAATATAATAGAAGTAGATTAAGAATAAAAGGTATTAATTATATGTATGTACCTAAATATTATAATTTTAAAGCTGGTATAAAAACTATCAGATTCCATCAAGATCATTTCTTAGATAAAGTAAAAGAATTAAAAGTTAGATCTCATACTGTAGCTACTAATACTACTACTAATATAAGAAATTATAATGTTGTTTTTAATTATACCCCTATAGCAGCTCATTTATTAGATCCATCAGTAAATTATACGAGTGTATCTAGTAGAACTGTATGGGACGCTTTATTAAATTATCAAGATATAGAGCATTTACATAAGTATATTTTATTTACTCCAGAAATAACTAAAATAAATGTTAAAAATAAAGCCTTGATTAAAATGAGTTCTTATAAAGTAAGAAATCTTTATATTAGATTTTTATATCAATTAATTTATCATTATGATAACTTTGTATCTTTTTTAAGAAATAATAATATAGCTTTATTATTTACAGATCATAGGTTTTCTTTTAAAGTAGATTTTAATGATTCAGAATTTGAAACAAATTATCCAGATAAAGAAGATTTCTTTAAAGCATTATTTATGAATTTAAAAAGAATGCAAATGGGATTACCTGTAGAAGACGAAGATGTAGATTTAGAAGAAGTTATAAATAAGCATAAAGAAATAAAAGAAGAGATTGCTTCTAATGATGAAGGTGATAAGACTATAGATGATACTACAGTTACTAAGACTATGGCTATCGTAGATGCTTTCAAGAAGAGTAATTCTACATTAAAAGATGAAATAGAAGAAGTAGCAGATGAGGTTACTACTACTATAGATACAGAAGCAGATAATACTGAAGAAAGTAAACCTGCAGAAAAAGAAGTTAAAGAAAATAAAAAAGAAAAAGTATTAAAAGAGAAAATAATAAAGATACAGAATATAGTAACTAAAGATCAAAAAAGAGAAGTATCTGTTCCTACTAGATTAGTAGATGTTAAAAAGAAACAAGATGAAATCATGAATGATAATTTAGTTGAAGTATTAGCTAAATTAGAAGATATGGCTGAATCTATGATAACTCCTGATGTAATAAAGGAGAATTCTTCTTTTGGTACATTCAGTATAAATAAATTAGACGAACAATATGAAGCAATTGCTAAAAAAGATAGATTAGCTGTAGCAGAATCATTAAATAAGACGAGTGTACCTTTATATTTAACTGGATATAAAGATAAACAAAATATGGATTCAAAAGATACTTATACTAGAAAAGTACAAATGACTTTTGAAAGTCCTTATAATAGTAAAGAAAAGCACACATTCACAATGAATATACCTGAATTACGTGATGGTAAATTTTTACATATTAATGGATCAGATAAAGTTATGATAAGACAAAAGATGGCTTTACCTATAATTAAATTAGATGACGGGGTAGTTATTACTTCTTATTATGGAAAACTTTTCTTATCATTAACAACAGGTAATCTTTCTAAATCTGTTGCTAGAATAAAAAGCTTTATTAAATTAATGAGAAAGAAGTTTCCTCAGAATTATTTGAAGAAATGGTTTTCATTTATACCAGCATATTATGTAGCAAAAGATGAAAACTTTTTAGGTCCTGAATTATTAGAAATCTCTAGATTTATGACATATTGTAAAATTGATGAAAATAATTATATAGACTTAGGTACATCTTCTCCAGTTGTAGGTAAAATAAATGGAGAAATATATAAAGCGAATCAATCAGAAGATAGAGTTACTAATTCTGTAGATGGTTCTCAATTAACTACTTTAGAATTTTTCCATAAGATTCTATCTAAATTAGAAACAGAAGATCCTCCATTATATAAATTATGGATGGATAAATCTACAGGAACTGTTAGTAAAAATATTTCTTATTCTAAAGTAGATAAATGGCCAGGAGGATCTACTCCTACTATATTTATGGTAATGCATGCTTTTGGAGATAATTTATTAGAAATTTTAGAATTATTGAAAAAAGATTATAATTTAGTATACGATGTGGTACCATTTGATGGAGAAAAGAAACCTAAAAGTGAATTTTTAGGAGATGATGCTGATAGATTTTTATTCGGTAATTTTGCATTAGATGTTATTTATTCTAATGTGTCTAACAGACATTTATTACAACCATTACATGATGTAGATTTAACACAATGGGATTCTTTAATGTTAGATGGCTTCAGTAATACTGTTACTACTTCTTCTAATGTTGTTATGGCAATGGAAACATATGAAGATTTATTCTTAGATCCGATTACAATTAAAGTAATGGAAGATTGTGGTATGCCAAATAATTATGGGGAAGCTTTAATATATGCTAATAATTTATTACAAAACTATGACAGAACTGTTAGTGAAATATCTTTAAAGAATGAGCGTATGCCATCTAATAGTGAAATAATACAGGGAGCTATGTATGCTTGTTTAGCTAAAGAATACAGAGACTATTCTATAAAGGTTAAGAGAGGTTCTAAAATGGCTTCTTTCTCTGTACAACAAGATGCGGTTATTACTTATTTATCAACATTACCTAACGTGGAAGAATCTTCTAAAATAAATGCTATACAACACGTAGATAAAATGTATACAATATCTAATAAAGGTATTTCTGGTATAAATAATAGTAGATCCTATACAGTTATTAAAAGAAAATGGGATAAAACATTCTATGGTGTTATGTCAGATGTATCTCCTTATGGTCCTGCTACTGGAGTTACTAAACACTTAGCAATTAATCCTAATATAAAAGATGTGAGAGGATATTTTATTTCTAAAGATCCATCAGAAACTAGAGATGATGAATTAATGGCAGTATCAGAAGCATTACGTCCATTTACTCAAAAACACGATTCATCTCCACGTACAGCGATGTCAATGATGCAGTCTAATCACTTAATGGGTACTGAAGGATCAGAACCAGCATATGTTACTTACGGTATGGATGAGACAATGTCTTATTTAGATTCTGACTTTGCTAAACGTTTAAAAGATGATGGAGAAATATTATCTATTAATGATAGATTTATGAAAATAAGATATAATAATTTAAAAAATGAGGATGGTACATTTGTCGAAGAAGTTATAGATTTAGATGTAATTGAACGTAACTCAGCAAAAGCATTCTTTACTCCAAATAAAATGGCTATTAATAGTAAATATAGAAATGCTAAACCTGGTACTAAAATTAAAAAAGATGAAATTATTGCATACAATAGTAATTATTATGCGGAAGCTGGTGATGATATTATATTTAAATCTGGACCTATAGTCAATATCGCATTAATGAATACCCAATATGCTTATGAGGATGCTACTGTTATGACTGAAAGCTTAGCTAAGAAATTACAGACTAAAGTATTGAAAAGAATAGCTGTTAAATTAAATCCTAGAAACCAAATAAAAGAAGTTAGAACATTGTTAGGTCCTATAGCTGGAGGAGATGTTTTAATTAAAGTATCTGAAGATAGTGGATCATCTTTCTTAAATAGTGCATATGATTTATCTGCATTAGAAGATAGATTATTAAAAGTAGAGAAATCTAATTACAATGGTATATTAAGAGATATATATGTGTATTATAAATTAACTACTAAAGAAGAAGAGGAAATGGATACTTCAATAAAAGAATTTATGAAGAAAGTAGACTCATTCTATAAAAGAAAATATGATGGAGTAAATCTAGCTAAAAATTTACCAGCATATGAAAAAAATAGAGTTATTGATCATGTTACTAAATTTACAGATAACAGAAAGAATACTGTAAACGGAGATTTAGTAAATAAAGGAGAAATATTAATCGAATTCTTTATAGAAGTAAATCAGAACTTCTCATCAGGAGATAAGATAACAATTGGTAATACTGCACTAAAAGGTGTTGGTAGTAAAATACTTACCGATGATCAAGCACCAATAGGTGTAGAAACAGGAAAAAAATATGATCTTATATTGTCTACCTATGGTCCTTTAAGTCGTATGATTTACAGTTCATTCTTAGTAGGTCCTTTAACAGCAGCAATGCAAAAAATAAATGAAAATATTTTAGACATAATTAATAACGATGAGACAAAAAAATAAATGAGCCCCCATATGGGGGTCTCTTATTTATATGCCAAATCTTTTATCAATCATATTTCTAAATAAATCTATTTGTGTCTTAAATGATCCATTTTCTATATGTTGACACGTATTTTCATTAGTCTCTTCAAATACTCTAATTATTTCTAATTTTATATATGTAGCTATATCAATAGCTCTTGTTTTATATTTTTCATATTCAGGTGAGAAACTTATTCTTGTTGCATCTATTACATCATTTATTCTTTGTATTAAATCCATTTTCATTTTAGCTATAGATTCTACTGAATCTTTTCTTTTATATTTATCCTGAAGATGTTCCTTTACTCCTAGAATTAAATCTCTTCTAGAATAACCAAATTCTGATAATAGATTTTCTAATACTCCTTTTACTTCATTGACTAATCTTTCTCCATTTCTTCTTTTTATATATATATTTTTAATCCATTCTAACATTATTATCCTCCTTATATTTTATTTAAATAAAACTGCCCCGTAGGGCAGTTAATTATTCTTTATCTTTTATTTCATCTATTGCTTTTTCAACATTTGCTTTTACTTCATATGCAGCTACAATTTCTGATACTTTTGAATTTGTAATTTCTTCTATATCCCCTAAATCAAATTCTTCGTCAGCTGCTATAGTTTCAGAATATAAATCGAATACCTTTATGCTTACTGATTCTCTATCTACAACAATACCTCTAACAGATATAACTTTTCCAATAGCTTCGAAATAATTTACATTTAATACTTTAGCAAATGATATATTTTCATTACCAGGTACTATTCTTTTAAACTTTTTATTTCTAGCTAATTTCTCTATTCTACTAAAGGTTTCAAAATCCTCTAAAGTTAAAGCTGTAAATAGAACTCCATCAAAATTAAACGTTTTCAAATTATCAGGTTTATCTATTTCTGCAGGAGAATCTACAGGATCCTCTAATACTGTTACAGATAATTGATTATTTGTTTCTTCATTGTAATAAATGAATGATGGTCTCCATTTTCCATTTACTAATTTATCCATTGTGGATATTCTTTTAAATAATTTACCATCAAATTCCATAGGATCTTCAGGCATAAAGTGTATGCTAATTTCGGTTATATCTGGTTTTTCTATTTCCTTTGATGGAACAATTGGTCTTTTAACTACTATCTTTTTATTAGACCCTTCTTTACCAAATGTTTGTATTACAGTATCTCCTTGTTCTCCAGGTTCCCATTTAAAGTCTTCCATTTTATATGTTTCTCCTTCATATGTATAAATATCTGTCTGAAGAGAGTTTGGTTCTACAATTTCTATTACTTCAGGTTCTGTTTTTGGTGCTTCTGGAGTTTCATCTACTACATCTAGTATATCTGTATTTAAAGTTTTTATGTATTCTGAATTTTCGTGTGTTTCTTTTATTGTTTCACCGTTAGAATTTATTTTATATGGCTTTACTATTCCAAATTGTAAGAATTCTCTATCAGTAGTTAATATAGCAGCTAATCTATATTCACCATAAGGTTTCTCTTTGTAATAATATAAAGTATCTCCAGTTTTACTTGTATATTCCTGTAAATCGGCATAAGTTGATGAAAATAATTCTTCAAAAGAATCTAAAATCTCTTGAGTTAAACCTGGCATATCCTTAACATCTTTATTAAATAATTTTAACATATTTTTTCCTCCTGATTTTTTTTATAATTTTTTGTTTCTCATTTTATTCACTATTTTACGTATAATTTTATAAAATATAAAACACACGCCTGCTGATATTAGTGCGAAAAATATAAACATTAACATCATTAAAAGTACTACTTTCTCCATAATAACTCCTTTCTACAGAGTGACTTTAAGCGATATTATAGCTGCTGTAATCCATGCAATGGCATATACTACCATATATACTTTAGGAGTTATTTTTTCCTTTCTTATTAAATATCCTAAAAATCCATTAATAGTTAATACTATAGTCCATATAATACCTAATATTAAAAATCTTCCTTTAGAGGAAGGAACAATTATAGAACACATTATAGAGATAAAAATAAGGAGCAAGTATGCTCCCTTTGTTTCTTTAGATAACATAATAAACCTCCTTAAGACCATTTTGATATTGTTTTCTTTATGATCTTTTCTATGTCGATCTCATCTTTATTTTTCATAACCCCTGTTGCTTTAGGTTTAGAAACATTTTTCTTTTTAGACGATTTAGATGCGACATTTTTAGGTTTATCATGTTTTTCTGATAATAACCAATCATCTTCTGGTTCTAAATTAGCCACAAAAGTTGGTTTGATATCTCTAACGATAAATGTAGCTCTGTCTTTATGTTTCTTTTGCCAACCATTCACAATTACTTTATTAACAGAGCTATCATTTAAAATTTTCTTAGCCATTTGTGGTGTAACATATACAATGGCATCAAAAGATGATTTAGTATCCCCTTTATAATGGTAGTCTACTTGAGCCATTTTTACAGGGAAACTAAAGTTAGCATTTTCTCCATATTTCTTTAACATCTTTTTTAATGTTGTTCTTGAATTTTTGTGTAGTTCAAAAGAAACGTCATTTACACTAATAACATTATCCTCTAATCTATCAGATTTTTTAGTTACAATCTTCTTTGGTTTTACTTTTTCTTCGACCAATGTACAAGTGCAGTTATGCTTTTTTCCTTCTATAGTTATTTCTTTTTTAGTAGCCCCTAAAGTTGTTCCTGTTAACAATACTGTACCAACAATTAATTGTTTTTTCATAAATTCTCCTCCTAAATATTTTATTTTTTTCACATATATGATATATAACAATAATATCTTTATTATATTATTTTTCTTCTTTTTTATAAACGTGTACAGACGTAACATTCTCAGCACAATATTTACCTAATTCTTTGAATGTTTGTAGTCCTCTTTTCTCTCTAGCTTCATCTGTTAATACTATATCTTTTAATTCATTTATATAATATTTATAAGGAGTAAAATAAGGATCATTAGCCATTCTTGTTAATACATCTTTCAGATAATTAAAATCAGAATATACTATTGTATCTTCAATAAAATTAAGATCTGCATTTTTAACACAATCTAACTCATACGCTACTCTTAATCTATTTATAGCTGAATTCTTTTCTTTTTGTGTTATTGACGAATTATTTAATTTCTTTTTCCATGCTTTTATAATTGCTTCGAAATTTTCTTTACTAGCAGTAGAAGATAAACATAATTTACCATCTACAAATCCAGTCATTGCTCTACATCCAGCTGAATAACTTAATCCTTCTTTTTCTCTTATATTATCGAATACCCACATATTTAATATTTCAGCTAAAAGTTTATGTTCTACAAAGCTTAAGTTTTTAGTATCTGTTATCCCATATATATTATCGTGTGTAACACCAGTATACTCCATTAATTCTGGTAAATCTTTTCTTAATATTCCTGTATTATGTCCTTCTTTTTGATATTTATGTAAGAATGATTTCGTTTCACCTTTTGGTATTTTATTTACCCATTCTTCTAACATATAATCTACTAATTCTTCAACTTTACTTTCTGGTAAAGATTTAGGTAAAGACATAGTTAGAAAAATGTTATCTTGTTTTATGTGTTTTTTTGCATAATCCCATAAAGCTTTTTTATTTATTTTCTTAATATCTTTTACGTCACCTATTATTGTGCTACAAGATCTTTTATAATCTTCTGATATATCGTGAAATACTTTTGCTGTAATTTTATGATCTTCTGGTATTATACTTTCTTCATTTAATATAATACCCTTTTCTTTATATATATTTTCTTTTTTAAATAAGCTTCCATTAAATGCTCTTTCAAACTTTAATCCAAGAAGTCTTGCTGATAATTTCCACACATTCTCATCATATAATGATAAGCTATTATTCCATACATGACCTATTTTAACTAGGTCTTTAGTCGTATAAGCCTCTTGAAAAATACCATTTTCTTTTAATTCTTTTTCCATTTCTTTTTCATCATCTTCATATGCTGTAACTAACATATGTTCTAAAAAATGGGCTGTACCAGGTATAACGTCTTGTCTACCTCCCGATAATATAAATAATGAGAAGCTCATTCCTTCATTATCGTTTCTGGTAACAATATAATTTTTTATGTCTTCCATATTAATCTCCTCTATTATATTTTTTTACTACGGTTGTAATTCTTTTTATCATATATTTATCTATATCATTCAATATTTTAACTACTTCGAGATATTCTTTATCTATTTCTTCTTTTTCTTTCACCATATTTTCTACACCATTTAACAACGATGAGAATTTCTTATTTATTAAATAATCTCCTACATCAGGATTAAGATTCCATTTATGCTGAATGTTTTTTAATATATTTTGTCTGGTAGAAGTCTCTAACATTTTAATAAATTCAGCTTTTCTTTTTGGATTACCTAAAATATATAATGCTCCATCAAGACACATTTTTAAATTATCTAAAGTATTCTTTCTATCATTGTAATATTTCTCTAATATATTCTTTTTATATTGATAATGATGTTCGAATATTTCTAATACACCCATTCTTTTAGGTTCACCATTTTTATTTACTAAAAGACTATAATTATAACTAGAAGTGAAAGGAGTTAAAGTCTTTAACATTTCTATAGCTTTTTTAATAGACACATCTTTTTTCAATATAATGTTAATTAGAATTCCATCTTTACCTGATTCGTCACTAACAGCATATAACATATTATGCTTACTAAAGATTATATCACATTTATTAACAAAATCTGGACATTCTACTAAATAAGGTAATTCATACACTTGAATTATTTTCTTTCCTCTAGGTGCATCTTTTAATCTAAATCTACCTTGTGCTAATATTTGTCCTTTACCAGTCTTTAATCCAGTATCAGATTCTCTAATTATATTACAACTATTAGGGAAATCTATTTTTATAGTGTCTAGTATTCTTTTTTCCATTTTATTCCATTGTGTAGGTTTTTCTCTATTTTTAATATAATCTATATAAGAATCTGCCACGGATAATAAGTTATGGGGAACACAATTACAAGCAAATCCAGGTGTTATTCCTCTAGATCCTTGTACTAATAACATCGGTAATAATGATGGGAATACTACAGGTTCTACCACATCTAGTAATCCTTTATATGTAGGCATAGTATCTGTATAATTAAAATCTTCTGTAAAATAAAAATCTTGTAAATACTCAGACATTTTAACCTCTGTATAACGAGCTGCGGCAAATTCTGAGAGACTTTGTGTTATGTAACCAAGGTTACCCTGTCCTACAACTAAAGTATTCCTTACACGGTCTTCTTGTGTTAAATTAACTAATGTTCCATAAGTAGATTGATCTCCATGCGGAATTAATTGCATACTTTGACCTACGACATCTGCAGATTTAGTAAAAGATGTAGCTTTCATATTTTTTAATGTATATAATATTCTTCTTTGAGATGGTTTAAGACCATCTATTGCACTAGGTATAGTTCTAATAAAAGATGCCATAGCATATGATAAATAACAATCTTTTAATGCTGTTGTAACATCTATATCACCAAAGACTTCTGGCTTCTTTTCTTCCTTCTTCTTTTTAGTCATATATCCTCCTTTCGTATATTTTTATAAAGATATTTAGTTGGGTAAAAATAAAAAGCCCCGAAGGGCTTAATTATGCATCCGGTTTTATTTGTTTATGAAAATCTGCTCTTTCTAATACGAAATTATATAGAGCTGTAAGATTACTTCCTTTTATAGAATTGATTACATTTATTACTTCCTTTTCAATTAGTTGATATTTTTCTACTGCTGTTTTACTAATATCAAATCTAATACTACTATCAAAAGCGAACTCTTGTTTTTCTTCATCGAATTCAAATTTAACCTTGAGTATCATCATTAGACCATTGTCTAAATTATTGTCTTCTTTAGGGAATATTATGAACTTTCTATCTGTTTCTAAAGTTCCTTCTTCTACTAATTTATTGATCATCTTTTTTCTTTCTGCTAAGAAAGTATTTAATCCATCTGATACTTCATTCATAGAAGTTGTTCCTATAAAAGAATCTGAGAAAGTTTCTTCTCCATCTTTCTGGTCTTCAATATTTTTTATAGCGTCTAACCATATTAAATCATGTGCCGAAAATACTATATTCAAAAGATTCTCTGCACTAGCGTAATGTTTAGGATCTATTTCCTTTTTAAATTTTGTTCCACCTACTACTTTTAAATTACTCATTATTATCCTCCTTTATAATTCATTTAAATAAAATATTTTTCTATATTTATTAACAGGTTCTAATTCCGGTAAGGTTTGTTTAATAATACCTATCTTATTATCGTTTATTAGCTTATCTGTCTTCTTCTTTCCATATTTGGGTAAACCACTATACTCATTTCTTTTAATGCCTGCTATAAGGAAATATGAAGGTATTAGAGCATAATGTACAGCTGGATATTCTTTCTCTGAGAAGTAATTATTTCTATCTACAAAAAATCTACCATTAAATATAGATAAATCTTTATAAGCTAATAAGCATAACATATGAGGATCTCTAGATATTATTACTACTCTCTTATTTGTATTATTTATATCTTTATAAATATCTAAAATCGGAGAATCCTCACATTGTTTTACTGTTATGTTAGGTTTCATTTCACTAAGTTTCTTTAACTTACTTATGGCGATCTTATCTACAATATTTCTTATTTCCATATTATGATATCTAGAAAGTCTTTCTTTACACCAATCTGGGTATATAGATTTAAAAGTCTTATAGTCATCTAAATTATAGTATACAGTTATAGAATTATTTTCTATATATGTTAATAAGAATTGTATAAATGTCTGTACTATAGTTTTCATTAACTCTGTTTTTTGTTCAGGTGACCAATCTCCAGAATCTATATGGAATAATATAGAACAAATACTATCCATATCCATTTTAATTTCATCGAAATCTAAAAAGTGACCACTACCATCATAAGGAGTTAAAGATTTATATATAACATCATTTCTCCATTCAATCTCTTTAGAGATTTCTTCTTCTGTCAACATGGTCGTTCCCCTTTAGCTTTTGCTTCATCATCTTTCAACTTTAAGAATTTTATTAATAAATGTGGTAAAATTTTCCGTGGGTCTTCTTCATTAGTGAAACTTATATTAAGGTTAGTACATAAAGTATCAATCACATGTAATAATAAATCTTCTACAGATTTCTTTTTTTCTTCATTTGTTGGTTCATAATTAATTCCCTTTCCATATACATCTATTTCACCCGTGTCAATATTAGTGTGCTCATATGACATGATTATATTTGTAAAATTTCTATTTTCAAATTCGACAATATTTATTTCTATAACAGACATAATGTCTCTATTAGACGAAAGCATCCCTACTTTATGTTCAAAAAGATATTCTTCTTTTTTTCTACTCTCGAATAGAAGCATCCAATCTTTACCAATATACGTTGTTTTAACTTCATTTTCTTTGGTTGTTTCATCGAGAGTTTTCCATACTTTTGGAAATAGATGGATATCTTCGAGAAATATTATTTCTAATTTGTTTAACATCATTCTTCACCCTTCATTTCTAGCAGTTTCTCGTTATCTTTAATTAGTAAATATCTCAGCAAAAGATGGATCATTATTATCTTAGGATTTTCGGTTTTATCTATTACTATATTATATTTTTCAGACATTTCATCGATAACTTTTTCTGCTACTTTTTTAACTTCTTCTCGAGTCGTTTTTCCTACGAAGTAATTTATTCCCGCACCGTGTATTTCTATTGTATTCTTTTCAAGATCATTGTGCTCATACGTCACCGATATATTTATAACATCAAACGCAACTTCAATTATTTTTAACTTAATACACACGAACCATGGTGATCCGAATTTTTTTCTAATAAAATGTGTTCTATATATTAGATGACCATCTTTGATAGCTTCTGTTCTAAAATTTACCAACCAATCTTCTCCTAAATATTGATTATTGAGTAACCCTATAGTCTCTTTCTCAAAACCTTTCCATGCTAATTGTAATAAAGCTTGATCTTCTAAAAATATTTTTTCTAATTCATTCATGATATTCTCCCTACTTTATAAATTTAGTGATGCTGATATACTACTCTCTATAAAGGGAGTAATATTCATCTCAAATCCTATTTCATACATTCCTTTAGATAATTGTGATGTCATATGATGAGTTAAGGATTTTCTAAAGATAGCTATTATGTCCATTTGAAAATCATTTGTAGATAAATATAGATCTACAGCTGGATTAGAAAACTTTCTTAATTCATTGTCTGTTATTGTCAACAAATGGCTTTCTATATCATCTGCATTCTCTTTTGTCACAAACGGCATCATGCCATCACTCATATTATAATATTCTGTCTTAAGATCATTTATTATTAATAAAGCTATTATATTAGCTAAATAATCTACTGTAGTAATTACATCATGCATTCCCATAGTCATATAATCAAATAATCTAAAATACGGTGTTATTAAAGAAGTCCTGTTATTCTTAACACACCATACAAAAGCTGGTATAATTATTTCTTCTAATATAGCTTCTTGTACATTTATACCACCTAAAGATTCATAAAATATTCTACTAATAACTTCATCTGAGAAATTATGTATTATATTCATAAAACTCTTTTTTTGTTGTTTTAATATTGCTTTTAAATTTAAAAAGAACATTACATTGTTGTCTCTTATTAACATTCTATTAAATTCGTGATAATTTATTGTGTAATATTGTGTTCCTTCTAAATCTATTTGTTGATTTATGATCATTGATCCACCTCCATTTGTTTATATTAAAGTGTTGAATTAATTATTCATTTTGATAAGCTACTTCAGCAACATCTTTAATTTCTCCTGGTTTTAATGCAAATCCTAATTCTTTCATAATCATTTCCTCCTAAAATTTGATTTTATTTATTTAGACATCTATCCAGATCTGGATAGATGTTATATATTATATCGCTATGATGTTAATATTTCTTATACAAAAGATATAATACTCTATGTATTTCTATCATATCTTGTCTTATTTTATAATTATATCTACCATATCTACACATAAGATGTAACAATCCATCTGGATTAATAAAGTAAAATGGATGACATTGATTTCGTACATTAGGTTCTTCTGATAAAACAAACATTTCTTTCATATTAAGATTTCCTAAATCCTCTCTTTCTAATTCTTGTCTAATATCCCTTAATACTATTCTATGCTGCTTACCTAATATTTTTGCTAATTCTGATGATTTAATATTACTTCTTCTATTCAAAAGTATATCATCAATAAGTTGTTTAACTCCTCCATTTTGTCTATACATAAAATTTCCTCCTTTCATTTTCACCCCTCAAATCTGAGCAGTGAGATAATATACTTCAGGCCGTATATGGCCCGTAATATTTTTATAATATAATTTATACTATATTTTTTAACGTGTAAATAAGTAGGCCCCCATAAGGGGACCATTTATATTTAACCGTAAAAAGCTTTTAATGGATCTGTTTTAGGACTGGCAAAGCAATATCCTAAATTTAATAAGAAATCATAAACATTCATTTCTTCTTCAGACCAAGGTCCATCATCTTGATCATGTATTACAGAAAATACTTCATCTAAATTATTTATCATTTGATATTCTAGATTTTCTAAATAGAATGAATGATATATAAAGCTTAAAGTATCTTTTGTTTCTTTAGTTATCCTTTCTCTATATACCATTTCTCTGACATTCCAGAATATTGTTGTTAATAACACATTTATAAAGTTTTTCGATATAGACATTATCATATTACGAGCATTCTCAGTAGTTTCTTCATCTCCATATGTTATATTATAGTACATATCTATTAATGGAGTAGCCAGAGCAAATTTAATACGTTCATGGAATTCCTCTATAAGAAGTCTTTGACCTATAGCTTCATCTATATTACACACATTTAATAATCTATCTTGGGTATGTAATGTATAACATCTTAATTTGAATTCTATTCCTAAATTTACTAATAATTGTTCATAATATGATGATTGATAATATAATAATTCTCCGATATATTTGTGTACTACTACACTATTAGCTTCTGATATAACCTTTGTCCTTAAAGTATTGTCTACTTTATAAAATATTCTATCTATCGCAAAGTTATTAACTGATAATGCTTCATTAAATTTATTTTCTGTTTGTATCATCAGTTGATTTTTAATTTCAGATTTTTCAGACATATTCATCACCTAGAATCTCTTATAGATCGCTTCAACCATTTTATAGACATCTTCTAAAAACATGAGTCTCGAATGATCATCCCGTATATTTACTATTCTCATTATTTTTCTTTTAGCTGGATTATAGTCTCTGGCATGTTTATAACATATGTCTACCCACAATGCCATATTGCAGAAATTAAACTCAGGACCAACTGTATCCTTAACCGATATTCCAGTGGAGTCTAAATAATATATCAGGTCATATAAAGAGTTGTGATCATTCCAACAATTAAGTACCGATATGTCATAAATAGCTGTTACTAATAGTGGTATTAATCCCTCTTCTACGGATAGGACTGCATAGTTCGACGGTATATTTTTTCTTCGATCTATCAAGCTAGTAAAGGACACTAATCTTTTTGTAGCTTCATAAATAAATCCTTCTGTATCAAAATAATAGCTGTCTCTTATATCGAGTAATAAGTCTTTCATTTCTAGTTCTAAGATCATATTTAAAATATTTGAATCATTCAACAATTTTGCTTCATCTGGGAATAATACATTAGATCTTTTACTTATATTATTTATTTCTTCGAAAATATCTTTTTTTTTATTCTTCCATTCTTTATAAAGTTCTCGCGTTATAAATATCATGGAAAACCTCCTTTATTTTATTTCTTTCGATCATTATATCACTGTCAATATCAAAATGCATTATATTATTTTTACCTAATGGTACATTTCCTTTAGAGAAGTATATACTCAGATATGGTAAGTTCTTCCAATTTATCCAGTTAGTAGATTCTTCAGTTTTCTTTGCTTTATTTGACACATGTTTATTAGATGATGTTTCAGTATGATTTGATGTTTGTGCATAAGCAAATATTTGAAATATATCAAACGGATTAGGTGCTTTCTTACTATCTCTAAATAATACCGTATTAGATTTCTCATCACTGTTACGTTTAATTATAGACACAATCAATCCAGGATTTAGATTCACCCTTTTAACTCCGATTTTAGGTGATTTCTTTTTAGGTATTTTATTTTCCTCATTTATATGTCTTAATATGATTTCTTCTAAAGATGCCAAATGTGTAAATTTAGTTTTGTGTTCTTCTGTTATACCATTAGCTTTTATTTCTAATTTTTCTAATAACATTTGACATCCAATATTGATTGCTATTTTATATCTTCTTTCTTTCTTAGTTGCTCTATGATTTGGATCTGCAATATGCATTATCTTTTTATTACGTATACCTTTTTCTTCTTTCGTTTCAGCAAAAGTATACTCTTCTTCATTCTGATCCATATATACAGCTTTCTTGTAAGTATTCATGATGATTTCATTCCAATCTTCTCGTTGCTTTACATTATTAAATACTAACAGATCTGTTGGATTTATTTCCTCTATAGGATCTGTTGTTAAGACATGAAATGGATTATATGCAAATCCATAAATACTTACTTGTAATATTGGACCAAATACATCATCTCTTACTATTGAAAAGTATGCTGTACTAAATCTTCCATCTTTAAATACTTTAAATCCTAAATCTAATGCATTAGTTAAGAATCCAGTATATACCTGATTATGTACTCCGTAATAATTGATACCATCTATTACATATCTATTACTTCTATCTATTTCTGGTACAAGTACCATTTGTTCTGCTATAAATAGATCTGTATCAAGTTCCTCTTCTTTAAGAGACATTTGTTTAATTACTACAGAGGATGATAGGTTTTTCTTCCTTTTACCTCTTTTCTTTGGTTCATTTGGATCTGCTTTAATTTCATTTTCTTTATTATATAATTCTAAAGCAGCTTGAAATATTTCTGTTTCTTTCTTATATTCTTTTTCTAAGTATTCTAATACTTCCCATCTCACATGTTGATATCCTTCTACTTCTTCTTTAAATTTATTAATAGTATTCTCTAAAGCAATTCTTCTATATTTATCATAAACTACTTCAGGATCTATTATATATTTAAGATCAAATCTACTCATAACATTACCTAAAGAATCTACATCTGCTGAGAAGTCTACATCTTTATCTTTTGCTTTAGCTAATTGTTTTTTAAAGTCTGATTTAAATAAATCATCCATTGTTGCTGGTCCATCGTTCCATGCTATAAGTATAGTAGATTTTAAATTATCATAACAATCAAAAGCAATATCTTTGAAATCTCTATCTTTTGATTTCAGTATATCCCTGTTTACTATTAATTTATCTTCACATGTTTGTACTTCGAATTGTAAATCCATCTCATCAATCCTCCTAAAAATAATAATAAAATATTGTTCCATTTTTATTTATAATATAATAAGAACCACCCATAAACCGGAATGGTTCTTATTATATTTTTATTATAAAAATAATGCTTCAAACAATTCTTTTGAAATCTTAGAACTAAACCTCGCTTGTTTTCTGAAAATTAATAACTTTAATCCTAATTTGTTCATATAATAACATAACCTTTGTTGATTATGAATGTCAGCATAAGTACTTTGTATAAATGCATTATCAAATTCTGGATGGTCTTTCCATCGTTCTATTTCATCTTTTATGTCTCTTAAAAGATTATCATGTCGAACGTTTAGAAATTGTGCCACGTATCTAGATGATATATTTATATCACCATTACGAACATTTTGAATCAAATTTTTTAACATTGCTATTTTATCTTCTTCTGTCATTTTATATCCTCCTCTTTTTTATATTTTTATCACTTCCAAATATATTATATATAATTAAATTTAATTAAGAGAAAAAAATATAACTGATCTAATCTCATTAAATTAAATCTTACACATAGAACCCTATGTGACCCCTTGCGGGGGAATTAAGCCATCGTTTTATCGGAACAGTAACAACAAACGATAACGTCGATCTAATTTAATTATCCAAGCCTTGGATTTTGTCCGCGGTAATAAATTGGAATAATTAAATCGATTTCCAGTTATTTATGTATTCAAAATTTATGTAGAGGGCGTTTTATCGTTATGTTCGATAAACTAAGCCAGTCATTAGAGATCTAATGAGATTTTATATATACTAACCGCTGCATCTTATTTTTTGATAGAAATAATAATAAAAATTGAAAAGGAGATAACCACATCGGGCTCCGTTTCTAATTTCTATTTTGATACCCAATTAAGAGCTCTGTCTTGATGTGGGGTATTTTCTATAGCGATTAGTACATGTAAAATACCACTAGGTACTCTCATGTCTTTTGAATAAATATACCTAACTAAAAGAATCAGATTTATTTATTCACTTATATTATATATAATGACGAAAAAATAAGAGCATCTAAAATCACGTAAAAATATCGCCCCCATAAGGGGGCTTATCTAAATAATTCATGAAAGGACGGATCAGTAACTTCGGAGTAGTCCCGATCCTAGATGAAAAAATTTTTGTGAGCTCAAAATTAACTCAAAAAAGTTTTCAATGTATAAAATATATCTAGGGAAAAGGAGTACCCTAAATATAATTATATTGTGTTTATTAAAAATATATTTTTTATAATTGACCTAAAGGATTATTCTTTAGAGCCAATTCAGCTTCTCTTCTATATTTCTCCAGAAACTCATATCTCATGATGGGAGGCATCCCCATTATATCTTTTACAGAGAAGTTTTTTATATTATATCGAGATATAGCTTCGATTACGTTGTAGATAACGCTTTTTCTTTTTTCCACAGCTTGCTCTGGAGTAATAGAAAAACAAACATGATTGGTTCTACAGCAGTATTATTTAATTTACCACATTTCTTACATGTCCATTTATATTCTACAGCTTCTTTACCAAATTCTCTTATAGCATTTATTTGAGTTAACATTTTTTCTACTAATGTTTCATCTAAATATTTTTCTAAGAATGTTAATTTTTCTTCTAAAGTTAAATCTGTCATTTGTATAGTAGACAATATAGTTGGATTGCCATTAACATCTTTATTCTTAGAATCTTCTATTCTTACCATATGTAAATATTTTGTTATAGTAAAGTTTTGTATGTCTAATACTAATTTATTAGCTAATTCCATAACTTCTTCTAATGCTAAAGTATCTGTATCTCCATCCGGATCTTCAAAGTTTCTTAGTCTCTCTATTCTTTTTTGTATTTCTGCAGCTTTTTCTCTGTTAGTCATATTAATCCATTCATTAGGACCGAACATTTTTGGTAATTCTTTAATATATTTATTTGACATATATTTATTAATGATGTAACTATCAAATGCTCTATCATAATCATGTCCTCTAATCCAATCAGGATCTTTCATAAAGAATATTGTATCTATACCTTTATCACCTTTGGTATATCTAATACCTTTAGCTTTAACCTTTTTACTTCTCTTAATATTATTTTCTAAAGTATCATTAGGATCATAATTCTTATTAGCATAATCAATTATTTCTTCTGTATATTGAGCTTTTAATATCTCATCTACATTTTTAAATAATCTTTGATTTGTCTGACATGATTCACATGTATCTTGCCATATATCTAATCCTTGACTTTTTTGTATTTGTTCAGATATACTATGACCAGCAGTACCTGCTGTAGCTTCATAGATTTCTCCCATTAAAGCAGTAGCTGCTAATATTATAAATGGAACATCTAAAGATGATACCATTTCAAAATGTACAGGTGTTAATTGTTCTCTATCTGATGTTAAGAATTCTGCATTTTCAAATATATGAGAAACAAAGTCTCTTGTTTGAGTTCCTGCCATGTTTATTTGTGTTCTATAAGCTAAATCTTTTTCACTTTCTAATACCATTTTATTTATCAGAATGTCTAAATTATTAAATTCGTATATTCTCACAGCAACGTTTGTTACTGGTAAATATACGTCCTTATATCTAGATTCTTTTCTATAGAAATCAAATACTGTAAATAAGTCAGTATCCTTTTTTATTTCTGGTTTATTACTATGATATAAAGATGCTCCAAAGAATATATTTTTCTTATCAATGTCATTAAATTGATAATCTTCTATTTTAACATCTTGCGGTGTTTCATCATAGTTGTCTATTATACTTTCTTCTACTAAATCACCTATAGTAGCTTCTCCTTCAACAGTTATATCTTCTGTTAAATCTGTTATTACAGGTTTATCTTCTTCTACTTTATTTACTACTACTGTGTCTGAAGACATCATCTTCTCCACAATAGGATTTCTATTATCTACTACTTCGTTCAGTTCTTCAGATGGAACCATTTGAGCCGCAGCTTTACGTCCTTCTATTTCTATAATAGTAGAAGGATTATTAACTACATATTCTGTAGTATTCATTTCTTCTATTTCGGTTATTTTAACATCCTCTTCTGCTGGTTTATTTAATTTCTCTGCAGTAATATTAGAAACATTACCTGGTAAAAAATTAGTATTCAATTATTATCTCTCCTTTCGTTTAGGGGGTAAAAAAAATAAAATATTGTCCATTACCCCATCGTAGACATCTTTCCACCATTCAACACCTTCGTTGATGGTACATCTAATGTTATTCATCTGTCTTTCAAATTCTTTTTTCTTTATTTTTCGTTCGATATCTTTTTTATATCTTTTTCTTTCTTTTTCTAACTCTTTTTTAATCCACTTCTGATGATTCTCTTCTGCTTTGATAATAGTCTCTCTGTCTCTTCTTTCCCGAAGTTCGTGGTATTCTAATTCTTCAGGAGATAGCGAAGCTATATAGGCTTCGTAATCTTTTCTATCTCTGATTTCTTTTCTTCTTTGCCAATCTGTATAATATTTTTCTTCATCAAATGGTTTTCTTGTTTTCTTCTTTTTCATTATTGTTTCCTCCTGTTATATGATATCATCGTCTGAATATTCATATATGTCATTCACCGTATTTCCTAATACTTTAGAGACTACATCTGGAGCCTCAGCCTCTATTGTGCCGGATATATTTTCCTTTCCTTCTACTAAAGTATTCTCTGGAGTAAATTCTTCTTGATCTTTTTTCTTATTCTCTTCTTCTACTTCCTTCCAATAGTGAACATAAATATCTTCAAAATCCCATCCGGTTCTACGTTTAAATTCATCTAAATAATGTCCCATAGTAACTCCTGTCATACTAGGAATTAATTTATCACGATTGAACCATTCTTTGTCTTCTTTATGTAATCCATATTCTTGAAATTGGAATTTTAATAATATAAAGTCCTCTATTGTATATAATTTCTGACCTGATTCTCTTTCCATATCTTGTAAGAATTCTACTCTATGAGATACTTCTCTTCTTAAGATTTTTATTACGTCTTCTCCTAAAGCTTGTGCTGGAGGAGTTTCTAACCAATCAAAAAATAATTTATCGCATTCTTGTATTAGTCTTTGAATGATTACAGGAATAGAAGGTCTTCTAAGACCATGCCATTCATCATAAAGTGCTTTTGTTGCAGCCATATCGTTCTTTAGTAGACTAAAGTTAACGTTTCGTGATTTTAAGTATTTTAAGAAGTCCGTTACATGAATCATATTTTTATAACCTGCACCAGAATCTATAGCGTCTACTAGACCTTTCATTAAATCAGGTTCTACTACAGAAGATTGACTACGTGCATTCTTGATAATTTGTTTTGATCTATTATCTAATTCATCGTCTTCATCCTCTATATTTGTAAGCATATGTACAAATTCTTTAGGTATTTCAAATAGATCATTCTTACGATCAAAGTCTTTTGCTATTGGTCCACTAGTCTTAGCATTAAACCAGTTATCCAACAATTGTTTTCTCCTATTTCTTTCGTCCTCTCTGTTATGTTTTATCCATTCAGGATTTTGTACTTTCTCTAATACTTCTGGAGATAATTGTAATCCTCCATGGGGATCAGTATTAACAACTATATCATTTCCTTTATGGTCTTTACCTACTACAACTAATTTAGAGTCATCAACATCATTTAAGAAAGAAATATCATTTTCTTTTTTATTGAATATATCATTCAATTTTGCTGATATATCATCGGTCTTTTTTGTTATATCCATTATTTCCTCCTTATTGACCAGTTGAATTTAAATATTTCACTTGATAATTACCTAATGATAATTCTTGCATAATAGCATTAAATAAATCAGGATTACTTTTTTCGATTCTACTAACATATAGTGTAAAATCTAAATTATTTTTTGATGTATTGTATATATCTATTACTCTTTTAGCTTCTTCCGATAGATTCATTATTAGCCCTCCTTGTAAGTTAAAATTATATCCTATATATGTTTAATGAAATATTTAGGTAATTTTTTTCGGGGGTAATATTAAACGCCCCGAAGGGCGTTAAGAAATAAAAAGTTATAAAATTAAGATTGATATATAGTTCTTTTATATCCTGAAAATACATATATGTCTGCATAATATATGTACCCATGTCAATCAGGACATAAAAAGAGTAAGATTCACAATTTACAAAAAAATCCAAGTAGGTCAACAACACCTACATAGGCAAATTTTTCATAATTACTCTTGTTACTAAAATGTTATTTTAATTTATCATTTTAAAAATGTTATTTGATACAATAACCACATTCAACTCCTGAAGCGTAGGAATACGTTATGATGGGGTTCATAATTAACACACTTAGGGTCAAATATTGTTTACTAAAATCCTTATATTTTTTCTACATAGAAAATCCATTTGATGACTTTTTAGGACTGTCATCACGACAGTCCGTCACCATAATAGATTTTAAAAAGACAATTGTTACATTTTAACTACTTTTTTGTTAAGAAATACCATTATATATTTTGTTAATACAAGTAATAACGTATTATACCATACCACGTATAATAAATTATAAAATAATCCGAAAATAAATAATATTAAATATACTACATAATATCAACATTCAGCATTGATATTAATCACGTTAATACATTATTAAGAAGGTGCCGTAATTAATCCTTCTTAATAATAACCCAATTCCTTTTCATGGAGGTACGGCTCACTCCATATTGGAATCTGAAACTAAAAAATTCACAGCTCTTTTCATTATTTTTTTAGACTTGGACTAGTGATCGTTATTAATCTAAAAAAACAGAATCCGGTCTTTTAATTAGTTGTACTCTAGAAATACAACAAACAAAAGCTCCATTAAAAAAACAATACATAGAAAATAACAAAAAAATCAAATTGAGTGATATTTTTTTATTATCCTTACTTTTTTCGCATATAATTTAAATCATAATTAAGCTATGACACTGTATATACTAATTGTCAATTGTTCTGGTTCGTTCCTTCGTATCATTTTGGTACAAGGAGTCTTAATCAGCTCAAGTAAATAAAGACTCACATTAAGTGGAACTAATCTTCAGATTGGCCAGATCCGAAAATATAATTTCTACGTTTGTTAAAAATATTTTTTTGAAAAAAATTTACTTTTTTTTTTTCGCTTATAAAAAGGTGATTTTTTATCGAAAATTTTTTGATCATCAAAAAGTCGAAAATCGTGGTGTAGCCCACGAATTCTGATTTTCATTTTTGGAAAAATTACGAAATCCCCATTTTTACCATGTTTTTTGGAAATCTTAGAATTGTCTTAGAATTGTCTTAGAAAATTTCGGTAAAATTTGGGAATTTTTATTTTAAGATTTTTATCGTTTTGATCAATGTGGTATTGGTCAAAAATGCATTCTAAGGAAATTCTAAGGATTTTTTTGTAAAAGTATTAAACTTATAAAAATTTATAAGTCAAAAAGAAAAAATGATATTTATTTATCTCTTGTAGATATAATATTATATAATATTATCGCGTACATTATATGTTCAAGAAAGAGATAAATAAATAATGACAAATAAGGAACATTATTAGGCTAGATTATAGCTCTAATAATGTGACCACTATATGGGAATAATGAGATCTATGTTATGAGTACTGTAACGGGTATAGTGTAAGTACGGTATAACATAGATGATATTAATCTCATATTAACTCATACATGAAAGCGTAGCGAATGATCTTTTTATTGTTTTTTTTTTTTTTTTTTTTTTTTGAAAAAC